GCGTTCCATATATGATACATCAGATCATGCAATTGTTTAGGAGTAGCTTGCTTCTCGGCCCAGCTTGGTATGTAGTCAGGATAATTAACTCTTAGCTCGTTGCCATTCCATATGAACAGTGTATTAGATGATATACTATGACTATAGCTATCCCGGGCAAACACTTTGGTTCTTTGCTAGATTAGTGAGGCTAGACCAACCTATTGAATGCTTTCGGGCTAGATCCGCTCTGCCAGAGGGCTTTAGTAAAGCTGCTACTGAACAACTAAGGATGATCTTCCCTATCATATGGAAGGCAGACAGTATTCTCAGCTTCGTCATATACTATCTGCATCCTGCCTGTTCGCCAGACATAATATGATATCATCACCGCTTTAAATAGTATCATACTGATATAATCTCCACAGTCCAGATAAGAGTAATGAGCTCAGGCTCGAGCTTAGCACCCACCTTCCAAGTAGTGTAGCGATCCCACGCACGAGCTACGCCTATCACGCAAAGGCCTCTAGTACTACGCTAGACACGATAGTATAGGCTGTTTCAACCCTGGGCGCTTTAGAGCCAGGCGACCGGCGGGCTGTCAATTCGGCGTTTGCCATAACGTTTTCCTGGACACGAACTCATAGGCAAAAAGCGCCTTGCTAGTTTCTATACCGCAAGAACAACTGGCCGTCAATTCGGCGTTTGCCATAACGTTTTCTTGTGGCTGAGAGCAAATCATATCACATTCCTTATTACTTTATGAGCTATATTCGACGGTAGCTTTACTATTATTGGAAGGCCTTTTGGGGCTAGCTGTTTATCTATTAGATTATAGTTTCCCATATAGTCCGTTCTAAGATCCCAGAATATGACTTTATGTTTGCTTATTTCTACTCTAGTTCTGTGGATCTTTTCGTCATACCATTCGATCACATCGCTTTCGTTCTTGGATCCTTCTTCACCAATTATGAACAGGAACTTCTCTCCAGGGAGTACTTTCAATGGCAATATATAGCGTTTAGTATGACTCTTCCAATAATACCATTGTCCTATTTTCATAATCACTTCTTCATGCCGGACACGAATGTGTAGGCAAAAAGCAGCCCTTTAGTTCTTAGGGTAGCGTTCCGACTGGCTCTCAAATTTGACTTTTTACCCATTCCGTTCTGTCTCGCTTGCGTCAAATATTATATGAATGAGCATGTGTACTTCCTTCTGATTTGCTAAGGTCTTTTGATAAAAAATCTTTTATCGCCTTTAGTTTTTCTTATTTCAATCATCTTAATCTTCTATCTCATTCACATTAAAGAGTGCTGTGATCAAATATTCACAAAGCCCATTTTCTAAATAAGCATTTTTAGGTAAGGGCACTATTTCAGTTTTAGCTACCGTATGATTGGCTACCACTTTATTGTCTTGCTGTACAAACCATAGGCCACTTATATAACCTTCGTTAGGTGTCTTAGTTGAGCCTTTAAGCATCTTTGGTACAAAGTTACCTTCAATGAAATATTCATAAGCAGGCCAATATCCTGGCCAGAACTTCGTGTCCCAGTTAGTCAAATAATAGATTATCATTTATATCCTTCAATTCTTTTGACTGTCCATACTATTTTCAACAGCTGATGTAATTGATTTCTATTAGCCTCGTCTTTAGCCCAATTAGGGTGATAGTTCATATGCTCTATACCCAACATACTAGTGCGAGAGAGCCAGGTGAAAGTAGTATTCTTTTGGCTAAAGAACCAGAAACTATCTGGGGAAGCTTTGGTGATTTTCATATAATAGATCATATGTTCACCTCTATTTCCCTAGCATGAAATATTACTGCAATTAACATGTGCAATTGTTTGTTAGTAGCCTTAGCCATCTCTTTACTAGCTTGTCCTGCTTGAGTTATAGCTAATCTTCTAGCGCTACCTGCTCCATACCAAATGTAAAAATACTTCTCCATTGACCAAGTTGCGAATGCTTCATAGGGCGCATCAACATCTGGTGTATAAGCTTTAATCAAATCAAGCACTCCTTATATTTTTATCTGTCATAAATATAGCCTTAATTAAAAATTTAAGTTGTTCCTCGTCAGCTCTATCTTCTGTCCTATCCTGTATAAAGGTAGCGTGTTTTATGCGATCCTTAAAACTATAAACTACCTCTCTATTTAATGTGAACATTATATCAGCCAATTCATAATATAAATCTTTTGAGTGGGAGCTTTGTTTAATATACTTAAAGCGATGTCTTACATCTTCAGGGCCAAAGCCCCACTCTTGTTTACTATATAACCACATCTTAGGCTTGTGTTAAATCTACAGCTTTCTTTAAAAGAGCTTTAAGGTCAATAGTTTCAGTTTTACCATCTTGCCATAACTGCCAGCTGTCTGGACTTAATTGCCTCACTTTAGTCTTACCATCTTTGGACACGAATTGCCACATAGAAGTGCCTTTCTTTTTTCCTTCTTTCTCAGCTTCTTTTTTAGCTGCATCTTTTGCTACATCTTTAAGATTCATATTTTAACCTCATACTATAATGCGGGTATCTCTTCGTCAAATTCATTAGCCTTAAATATCGTTGAAAATATAGATTTCATTTTCTTGTCAATCTTATGGAAGTGGCCAAACGTATCATTATCATACTCGCGTGAGATAAACATATCTGCACCAGAGTAATACGTATAGTGCCATTTGCCTATAATCCATGGACCATATTGACTCATGAGACTATCTCTTTGGCCAACCAGATTGCCCTTATTAATCCTCTCAAATTTATATTAGTTGCTTTGACATAGGCGAGCGGTATAGCATAAGGTCTAATAGCCACTAAGCGATTAGTATCCTTTCCCCACAACCAACATATGTCTGGTGCTAAAAACCACCGGCTATGAATTTTGTCATCATGGTATAAATACGTCATAGTTAGCGAGCCTCTATATGTTTGGTCTTCCAAATAGACGTTATCAGTTCTTTTAAATTGCTGTCAGTTGCTGGCTTCAATATGGTTCTTATGCTAAGTACATTTTCTAAGTTTTTTAACGTTTGAGTGCTTAAAGAATACACACTAGTTTCAGCGGGTATTTTCAAATATACCCTAAACATTTTATAGCCATGTAGCCATACATGATCTTTATAATACCACATTTAGCGCCTTATTGTTTTAGCTTCCCATATTGCATTTATCAGTATATGCTGTTGCATTATACCAGCTAGTTTTGAGTCTTCTCTAAAATGAAAATATTCTCTAGGTGCAACTTCAAACACACTAGCACTATAATCCCAAGTGTAAACTGGTGCAGGACCAATCTTATCAGCCCACCAGTATATCATATAGCCGCTAATGTCATAATATAATTTAGCCACTATACTTCTCCATACCATATATAGGATGCTAGACCACGTAAGAAGTTTACATAGGTTCTATTGACGTTTGCGTAATCATCAAACACGAAAGTGGCGAACCCTACAAAGTAATCTATTAAAGCGTGATTATTATCTGGTATTTTATCATAAAGCCTTACTATCTTTTTGGCCTGTAGAATGACAGACTTAGGTGGTATTTTTTCTTTGTCGTCGGCTTTCCTGTTTATAGCATCTTCCCACATTGTCCAACCACATAAAGGACAACCAGAGAACTTGCCATATTCTACACCTTTATATTCAGCTGCACCTTTATAGTTTTCTGTCAATTCAGCCATTTCAAAATCACAATAAGGACATATTATGTCTTGGTTAAATCCACTCATTATTTTCTCAGCGGAGGTGTCCAATCGTAGGAACGCACTGCCTCAAATATTGTTAGCATAATATTGTGGTAATCTTTTTCAGTAGGCTTGTATTCCTCTAAGTGCCACTCTGCTATATATTCAGTGTCCGCCCAGCTATTACGCCAATACTTATCATACTTTGAATCTAGATAAAGTGTGCAATATTGCTTGCCATACTTAAATGGTATAAAGACTGGTAATCCTTTTGCGCCTTGAAACTTGCTCCAAATTTTCATTAGACAATTATCTTATTAGTAAGGGATAACTATATGTGTAGAGTTTGAAGATTTGAAATTAGGTTAAGTTGCTTTAGTCCATCTAAAAGTAAAAAACATGGGTATTAAAGATCGACGCTCCGTTTGTGTAAGCTCTTCGGCGTCTTTATAGTCTTCAGCATATAAATTTGAACCTGGGCTGTATTCTATTAATTTATCTACGGGCCAAACCATAGGGCCATACGGTTCGCCGTTTCTGGTTCGAGTGATTAAAAAGAAATCCTTGTTGAATCTTACAATTCGCTTTATCTTGGGTAAGATCATAGCTCTACCTTCATTGCTTTTGCTCTAAACAGTGCACGGATTAATTCATGTATATGTTCTATGTTTTGGGTCGCTGTTTCTTCACCAGGGTGCCACGCTCTATATTTAGTTACAGCAATCAATCGTCCTTCATATTCATGTATGAGGAATTTGTTACCTACTATCCATACTATTGTTTTACCGTAGTTTTTATATCTTACCATTAGGTTTCGGTCCAATCAAATTCTTCTTCTTCTTTATCTATTGCTATATCATTAATATCTAGAGTACCGTTTTTCTTTATACCTATAGAAATATAATAAGTGTAATTACCTTTTGGATAAGCTGTAAAAGAAACTCTCCATTTATATTGTTGTTTATATAATGACCAACCGTCGTCTGTATCATCAAGGCTCATATTATATTTGTTGTATTTTTTCTTGTTGGTATCTAAAGCATTTTGGAACTGCGTTAAAACGGCTTCTGTCGGATGCACGTTATATTGACTAGGGTCTTCAAAAGCGTTCTTCCACTCAGGCCATATTTTAGCATATAGTATACAAAGACCCACATCTGCGTTTTCAGGTAACCTTCTTGGACCATCTTTACTTAGATAACTAGGGTCTTCAAATATTGATTCAATTAATCCATAATTTGCTTTCATGTATTATAACTCGTTATTCTATTAGCTTGAAAAATGCGAAGGACAAGTTTCTGCAATTGTTTTCTAGTTGCTGGTCTCATTCCTACTGTAGTAGAAAATTGATGATCAGTAGTTATAAGTGCGCTGCTTGCAAAGTCATACTTAAATGCATCATTATTTTTATGCACTCTCCAATTATCAGCTACTTCAGTGGAATAGAAAAACATGAATGGTTCTTTCATTTTAAACCTACTATAGAGATGCCCTTAGGCATTTTCCACTTCGGTTCATTTATTACAAAGTCTTTAGCTTTGAAGATTACTATAAACAACTTGCGCATTAATACATCAGAGGCTTTGGGTGTTCCTATTAACTCATCTGTGTCTAAGATTGTAACACGAAGTGTGTCGTTTAAATACTTAAAATATCTATTACCAGCTTGCCACACGTCGCGACCATTTGAATACCACCACATCATTTATAATACCCCGGGGTCCAGCTCATAGTTGGCAGCAATGACCAATCCCAGCTAAACATATTTTTAATAAACTCTCTAAAATCAAATTTTGAGTTATAGTTAATCTGATGAAATTTTTCTAGGTCTTCTTTATGTATTGTGCCCTCAGTCCAATATGGGGCACCTTTTTCTTTATAAATTATTGCATAATGCCGATGCTTTAATATTCTGTATGGCAAGGCTATCATATCTTCACGTTTGTGCCATTTGAAAAGCTTTTCTTTCATAATCTTACATCAAACTCTTTAGTATTAAAAATGATTGATATTAGCGGTCTATATGTTTTAGTCTTTTTAAAAGGTGCTGGAATTTTAGTGTCTAGGTTGACTAATTCATTCTTATAACATACTAGCTTACTGGGACCTTTGATAAGCGTGAATACTTTGTATCTTACCAACTTGTCAGTCTTATAACTTACATGAATGTAGGTTACACCAGTAGAGAAAGATTCTTTAAAAGATCTTCTCAACCACTCGCCAGCATTAACATTTTGCCAAGTCATTTTAAGGTCTTCTTCAAAAAGTCGCTAAACTTTTTACTCCATATAAACTCCACTAAAGTTTTATAGGATACTGGTTGTAGCTTTACATTTTCCATAGGCTTATATAATTTAAGACTGACCTCAGGAAGATTAGCTGATTCCCACTCACCGCTTGTTTTGTCCCCCCAGATTATTTTATAAGAAACGTCATCTCTAAATAATATACGAGTAAAAGGTAATAATATAATGTCCTTCGCGCCAACCCATTTAAATAATTTCATATTTTTGTTCTTACAAATCCTTTGTCAAAACATTCGAATATGCTCTTTAGAAAATATCGCGTTTCTGCCCGATTAACTTTTGTCAATTGTTTAGTGTCATTGGCGTCATCAAACGCCGGCAGAGGACTAACGTCTAAATAAGTAGAAGTTAACCAAACACCAAAAACATTAAGGCCCTCAACTTTAGTCACTAGACAGTAGGCTTCATAATTTGTCTTTATTAACATACCTCTCTTTAGTTTCATGAACTGCTCATTATTTCTTTGGCATTAAATATAGTTGGAATTAACTTACGCAGATGTGTTCTACTGGCATGTATCATAGCTGGCATAGATTCACCCCAATCAGGCCATATTGTAAATTTTCCAGGTTTGTCGTTTGATCCTATATTGGTTTGACCAGACGTATATAATACACCACCGTCATGCCACCAAGCGTCAAACTTCTCAGCCTCTACATACATCCACATAAGTTTATCTTATACTTTCGACTATGATATATACTTAGGTATGGATAAGAAAGGGTTTGACTGGAAAAGCTTCGGGATTGGTGTCATAGCTGGAAGTGCTATGTCTGGGCCAACACCCGTTGAAATTGAAAGACAGCGCCTGAACCAAATCACCGAAGAGAGGATTGCTGAAGAAAAACGCCAAGCCCGAGAACAGTATATAAAAATTAGAGAACAGCGAGAACAAGAAGAAACTGAAATACAAGCTGAAGTGCTGTCATACAAACGAGCTCATCAACCCAAGCCTTTGACGCTTGAAGAATTAGAAACAAAAAATCTTGTCGAAGAAGCACAGCGAGAACGGGAAAGGCACCCCAATGGCCAGGCGTATGAATATCGTCAACCTCGCATTTCAAAGCTTCAAATCACGAAAAAACCATACAAGAGTCTTATTCCAAGATGGCTAGATGTCTTGGGCTTTGGCGTAGGACTCATAGCTATCTTCATTCCGCTTTCGCCAACTTTCACAACTCTTGCAACGATTCTCATTATTGGCAGTATAACCTTGGAAGTGGTTGACTTGATTCGAAGAAAGAGTTTTGCTGCTTAGCCTTTGAAAATTCGCCCTACCATAAAACGACGGGCTGCAATAGGTATTCCATTGCTTTCACCAGGTTCATAAAATGTAGCTTGTGTTTCTTTTATTTTTCTAAAAAATGTCCCCAACTACTTCTCTTACCTGAGTGGTCTAAAACAACATAATAGCTTTCATTGTTTAGTGCGACTCCGTAGCCTCGGCCACCCTGAGAAATATTATAAGTATATGCGCGAATCATGTGTCGCTCTTCTTTATAGACATTGCTTTAAATATAATAGATATCAAATCGTGGTTGTTAGCTTCTTTAGCTTTTTTATCTATTCTCCAGCCTGGTTAGCGTGATATATTATTCTAAATTTCTTGAGATCAGGCAACTGATAAACTATAACTAAAGCAAGAGTAGTAACACTATCTGGGCCAGAACCGAATTCATATACATCATGTTGTTTGGAAAAGAACAATTTCATTTTACTCTAAACTTCCTCATCAAATCAGTTGCGTAGTATTGTTCTAATTTGCTGTGAACAGATAAAAGGATTTCACCATTAAAGTAATGTACGTGAAACCACTTTTGTCCACTATCATCAATCGGCACCATTTTTATATCTAGCTGCGAGCCCATCCTTTTGAAGATAGTTCTGATCGCGCTATGCCGCAAGCTTACTGGTTGTTTCATTATGAATTATCTTGTAGTTGGATTATAGATAAGGGTGGCCGAGAGATTCATACTCGGCCACCTAATTCTTGTTTAAAATTAGAATTGCATTGATTGCTCAAAACTGTCTAGAATTTTAAACCACACCTTTTGAGCTGCTTTATTATTTTTGGTCAGTAAATACTTATTGACGCTGTGGGCATTGCTAAATCTTGCAAAGTAAACAAATTTCAATTTTGAAGCTATTTTCTCTGCATCAGTGGTATCAGTTTTAAATATACTAGATACATGTTCAACTTCGCTTGAAGTTACAACTGGAATATCTTGGCTTACATAATCTGCGGTTACTATATTGAACGTCTCAGTGAAACTGACTTGCATTCCGATATCTATATTTTGTTTTAAATAGATAAGGAAATTAGCATGACTTAACCAAGGCACTTCAACTAATTGGTGCGGCGTATTAGCAAATAGTGATCTTAAGTTTTTTAGTACAGAGCCGCCGCCTAATTCTTCACGCGTAGCGTTTATATAAAACTTCAAAGTTAATCCCATATCGTTAGCAAAGTCAATTGCCGCTACAGCTTGTATCAGTTGATTCTTCAATGGTCTTATAGCACCAAAGCAACCAATTCTTACTACATTATTTGCGTCTGTTGTTTTAGTAGTTGTAGACTCAGTGATAGTGTAATGATTTGGTAGATATAATATGTGCTTTGCGTGTATTTGGTCAGGTACTAAATTTTTGAGTTCTTGATATATTTTACTGTTATTGGCCGCAACATACATTTGTGATAGTTGCAGATATTTAAATATCCACTCAAACGCAATTCCTTCGTTTGCTAAGAACGGCGTATTACTATGTAAGCGTACAATCCACTTTACTCTTGGGTGTAGTTTTATCAATATAGGGAACTTTTCAGGTACTACCCATAATGCTTCTATGATTACAATATCAGGTCTATAATCATGAACTTCTTTGTCTATACTGTTGTTGTCAACAACCTCAACTACTTTGTTGTCCACTCCAGCTGCTGTTAGCATAGCTGAAAGCATCTCAACAGAATTTAAAAGACCAGATGATGGATGGGTATAGCCGTAGTCATCGTTATGCCAGATCATGTTACCTTCACGTTTCTTAACTATAAATAGAATCTTAATAGCGCTCATTGGACCTCCTTTATATTTATAATGTATTAACCCACAAAAGTGGAATTGCCATTTAAGTATTAAGACTTTTTTCATTTTTACCTCGTTTACATTTTTCTTGTTCATTTACAATTAACCACAAGAGTTCTATTAGTATTATCTTAAGATAACCTTAAAGAAACAAAGAGCGATGTCGCTGATGAACTTAAATTATTCTCATAAGAAAAGCTAACCAATTTATGCCAATTTAAATATGCGAGTAAATAAATGTAATCATCAGGGCTATATTATTTGGACTCTTAGCAGTCCTAGTTGGTTGTTATAACCCAGTCACAACGACCAATAATTATTATTATAACTACTATTGTTGCAAGAAAGAATCTACCTCTGGTAATGACGTAGGTATTTATCAGCGACATTGTAATAAAGTAGTAGAAGCTGATAAGGTGATAGTGAAGAAAACTATTGTCATTGAGAAGAAAACTATTATAACTTCTTCTGATAAATCTAAGGTAGATACTAAGAAGCTGGATAGTGGGGTAGCAGAAATTAGTATACCTCTTATTATATGGCCTCCATATATCCCATGCGTTCCATGTACGCCATGGCCATGTAATAGTGATTTAACAATCATTAATACGGGAGGACATAATCCAGGACCCGGTCCTACTCCAACGCCTCCTGGGCCAACACCTCCTCCAGGTCCACCTCCATGTCCTCCACCAAAACCTCCTCCATGTCCTCCACCAAAACCTCCTTGTCCTCCGCCAAAGCCACCTTGTCCTCCACCGCATCCTCCTTGTGATGGCGGTCATAACGGCGGCGGAAACAGTGGTCATAACGGCGGCGGAAACAGTGGTCATAACGGCGGCGGAAACAGTGGAAATGGCTGTAGCACCAGGTGGCAGTGGTCATAACGGTGGCGGCCATAACGGTGGCAACAGTGGCGGCCATAACGGCGGTCATAGATAATAACACACAACACACAATAAAGGGCGAGTTAATCCTCGCCCTTTATTTCTTATCTCTCTAATTTTTCTTTTTCACATTTATACGTTCTATCTCTAATATTGCTTTAATCAATTTTCTCTTATTATTAGTTGTTGCTATTTGTACGCTCACAACCGATAGAGGTAAAGTTGGATCATAATTGACAACCATTGAATTAAAGTCATATATCCAATTAATCGAAAAAGATAGCCAAGCAAAATCGCCTTGAACTCTTCTAATCCAATTCCAAGCAATACCTTTGTACTTCTTATTTTTGTAAAATATTACGTCGCCCTTTTTAAACTTCAAGTAATCCTCTTAAACTCCGTCTGCCACCTTTGGCACATTAAACGACGGCATATTTCTAGTTATATTACATCTTATAGCTTCGACGTGAGTGTTCTTATCTGCTATTACCAACATATAATCATGACCGTCTGTCATTACTATGAAAGCTTCATTATCCTCTTTGAACAATATTAAATAAGCGGTAATTCCATCTTCATTTACTCTCTTATCTACGCTTTCTATATTTAACGTGACTTGCTTATCACCTTCACCTAATATTATCTTATCTGAATCTACCTCTGCTATCTTAGGGGTATCAAATTCACTATATGATTGTCCGCCATCTGTAGACATATTATTTATATACCAAGTACCTTGATATTCCTTTGCGATCTTCTGTGCGAAGACCGCCACACTAACTAAAAGAAAGAAAACACTTGTAAAAAATAGGTACTTCATTTAGGTAACCTCCTTCGGGAGATTATCTTTCGATTAATGTATAAATATTTATATGTAGTTTAGAAAGGCTTCATTAACTCAAGATGAGTCATGTATTCACCCTCGCTGATGTCGTGCCTTATTCCTTTAAGGCAAAGATATTGGCCAGAGAGTATCGGGTTAGTGACGTTGTATGAAGTACCTTCACCAGGCTTGAAAATAGTAATTTGGAAATAAGAATTAAACGGATCTACAAAAAAATTATTATCCGCCACAGTTCCGTCTGATAAGAATAGCGTATTGTCCAACCACGGATCGCCCAATATTTCTATCTGAATAGTTACAATCTCGTGTAAGAAGTAGTTCCATACGTTTATAATGATAGCATTAGCATTTGCAGAAATAGTATCATTGGTCATAGTAGAACTATCGAAATTAAAGTGTACTTGGATACCAGTTAGTTTTTGTATTTGATTGAAGCTAAACGAATTAACGCCCGGTTGTGATGATTTAGCTCCAGCTAATAAATCTGTTTCGTTTGGATTTCTTTTAACAAAGTCTTCGTTAGTAGTGTATACATGAAACTGTCCGAATTGATCTTTGGTTATTCCAAAAACTGCTGGTAAGCCTACGCCCAAATATCCCCTTGAGGTCCAGTCATACTTTAATGAAAGTATTTGCGTTTCACCTCTAGCAATTTGACCTTTATATCCTGGCCTATAAACAAAGGTTCTTGCTAATCTATAGTTATCAGAAAGTGGCGGCGTAGTATCTGAGCCAACTGTAGTTTGATTATCGGTATCTCCTTTTGGTGGGTCAACCTTCCAACCCCATACCATATTCTGTTTAGCTTCATCGTGGACTGCATCTGTAACACCACCTGCTAATATGTCCCAGTGTTTTCCAGATTGACCGGGACTTGCATTTATTGGAGGTATGTGGGTCTTAAGAGTTTCTATTGTATCTTTAAGACTAGAATCTGCTGGTATTGAATATTGACCAATTACGCCGCTAGTATTTCTAGTGCTTTCACTTTGGGCAAGTGTCGGAGTTGCATCACCCGAGCCACCAGGGGGCCCATCCTTAGGTACGATTTCTTGGTTGCGTAATCTAGCTATAGCTTTTATATTATGTGCTGCTAATACTATTTGTATGATTTCCCAATATGTCTTACCTGTTACTACGTTTGTATAAGTGGGAGAAGTTCCGGGCGATGTACTAGAGGTAGGCGTCGCCGGCTTAAAATCTATGGAAACGCCAGAGCCAGTGGCTGTCGCTGTAGCTGGGACATCATCTTTCTGGACTCCTGCGTTTAATGAATCTGCTACAGGCTTAAAAACTGAATCAAGTGATTTTTCAACTCCACCATTAATAAGGGATTGGTTACTTGAGTTATATTGACTAAAGCCTGATCCTTGTGTTAATAAACCTACAACAACGCCTTTAGTACCTGATTGATCTGTAGTGCCAAATGTAGCATAACCAATATCCATTAAATCTATTGTGACTCTAAGCTCGATATCTGTCAAATCATATGTCAAATTTTTCAGCATGTAAAAATGGCGACCGCTATTTCCCGTATGATAAATATCTGCTGCTCCATAAGAGTTCCAACCCCATTGCGCTGAACAATACCAGTTACCCTCTTCTATTGTTAAAGAGTTGGCTAAAAATAAGGCTTTTAAGAATAGCGCTTCTAGATTTACAAAATCTGGATCTGCTAGCGATATACTAGCTGTCGAATAGCCCTGATCATCTAAAACTGAGAACGTAGCTCTATCTACATATATTCTATTTTGTTGATTAGGAAACGTATATGCAAAACTTGGACTACCTCTAAAAATTAACGAAAGGTAGGGTGTTAACGGTTCACCTAATTGATAATATGGAAATGGTGTATAGGGCTTGGGCTTTGTTGCCATATTATTAACTTATCCTTTAGACCTTTCATCTTTTAGTTTAGTGAATATGCCTGTTATTAAAATGATGTTTAATTTATTAGATTGGATTGGTTCAACTTCTTTGATAAAAGGAGGTAATTTTTGACCTAATACTAATTCTCCAGTTTTATATAATTCAACTGCATTATAATTAAAGCTTATAACAATGTGTTCATTTTTGTTAATCGCATAGAAATAATACGATTCCTCTTTGAACCATTTACCAATTATGATTTTCAATTTATCGCTTCCTACCTATTATAGTCTGGTCAGCCGATATCACAGCTCTATCCATGTTAGTTTTTAGATTATCTATTTCATTTTGCGTCATTCTATATGGATTAATTATTTTAGGTCTCATCATCTGATTTAGAGCTCTAACCATAGGTTCTACTACGAACTTATTTTTGCCAGGCATAGGTATTTGACTTACGCCATCTGATACTAATTTGCCAGCTAAGTATTTGGTAAAATAAACTCTATATGCTATTTTCGGTATAGCTGGAGCTCTCATCTTTATGTATTTGTAAATGATCATTCCGGTTAGCGGTCTGTTGCTACGGCGTAAGTCCATAATGATTTGGAATAACGTACCTGTCATTCCACCCAAATAGTGCAGATTCAAACCATGCGTATAAAACGCATTGCTAGCTAAGACAAAAATAACTGGTCTTGGATCATGTTTATAGTTTCTATATATACATTGATATATACGTCCCATTGCAAAAGGAATTGCTGTTGCTAGCGGTTTAGGGGCTATAATAGATCTTATGGGCGGTAGCACCTTTGGAATTCTACGTATCTTATTTAGCACAGCTTGATATAAAGAGTTCATACTATTATCTTTTGTTTAGGGCAGAATAAGAAAGATAATTAAATACGGAGGTAAATATGAATATTAGCGTTAGTGGAAAGATTTTTAACGAGGTTGAGCTTGAGGCCTATGTTAAAAATCTAGAAAATAAAGCCAAGGAACTTGAGGTTAAATTAGAGTCTATGGCTAAAGAATTAGAAGTCAGAGCTAAGGCTGCGATACAAGAAGTGATTGCTACTTCAAAGCCAAAGGTCGTAGCACCGATTCAGCCCGCGGCACCGGTAGTCCCACCAGCACCAGTAGCGGCACCAGCACCAGTAGCGGTACCAGCACCGGTAGTCCCAGCGACACCAGCACCAGTAGCGGCACCAGCGGTTGCACCTAAGCTATCAGGACCATCTACGACAACTGCAACATTAGGTTTATAATCTAACTCTATGGCGGGCTTCGGCTCGCCATGTTTTTTATTTAATTCTTCTAACAGAGCTTGTTGTCTTTTTAATTTACACTCATATAAATATCTGTGCGTCATTCTAAAAACTTCAAATCTATGCCCGCCAGCCTTAAGTAAATTAAGAGCTTTAGTTTCTATTATTTTATGACATTCGTCGCAGAGCGTAACTAAGTTTCTTATATCGTTTGTCTGACTTACTCTAAGTAAAAGTATATGATGGGCATTGAGTTTCTTTACTTCTGGTACGCCCTTTCCACACGCTCTGCACATAAATCCATCACGCTGGTAAACATATTGTCTTATTTCATCCCAGTGTTTGCCGTAACGGGCGTTTCTCTTTTCCCGCTCAAATTTCCTTTGTTCTTTAGTTTGCGGTCGTTTAATTTTCTTCTTCATAAAATTATCTTAATGTACAAAAGATAACTATAAATGAATTCTATACTAGATATTTTAGATGAAGCTAAAAAGAAGAAAGTTGTAGTACCCGTCGCTACGCCTAAAAAGAAGAAGAAAAAGAAAATTGTCTATGTAGGTAACGCTAATAAATATGGCATTAGCGATTTTAAACGGCCTAAACGAAATGATTGGAACGATAATTATAATCACGGCCTAAGAGACAAAATCCACAAAAAGACGATACTTCCACCTAAATATAAAATAGATGCTACACATGGCAACTACTATTGGATTGTCACTAAAGAACATAATAATTTTGCATTATTTAATCCGCAGGGAAAAAATCTAACAGACTTCATGTATAGGGGCGCATGGGGTATATCTAATAAATTTATTGCCTTAAAAGACGATGACGATGTGTGGACTGTTTGTGATACAAACGGTAAAAAAGTATTGCCTGATGAGTATGATCAAGTCGATACTCTTGAACATCCAAAAGCTTTATCGTTAATTAAAGATGATGGTACTATTGAACATAGAGATATAAAAACACTTAAAATTCTATCTGTTGCTTACGACGAGGTGTTAGAGCATCTCACTAAAGACATATTGATAGTAAGCAAAGATGATCAAGTTGGAATGTATAATAAGAAAACTGGTAATATGATATTACCAACTAATTATAATGATGAATATGAAACTATTAGAATCGATAAGCAACTTTATGTCATATTAACACTAGGCAATAGGCAGGGCATGGTAGATGCCAATGGTAATATAATAATACCTTTTAATTATCAAGAGGTTAATCAATACGACACAATAGCTTTCAAAGGCGATCATCTAATGCCAGTCACCATGGGTAGCGGCGATGAAAACTTATTTAGTTTCAAACATCATCGAAATATATTGAATGCTAGTTATGATGAAATTGATGTTGAAACACATAAAGGTTTTTTATATATTGCGGGTACGGTGGGGGACGAAAAACGTTGTGGTGTTGTAAAATATGACGGTAATAAAACTACTACTGTATTACCAAATGTTTTTTCTAATGTGGATATGGATATTAATTATAACGAAATAGATGCTAGTTTTGACAACAATAATCATACTTATAGTTTTGACCTTGACGGTCGACCAAAAGGTGAAGTTAATAAAAAACTAATAAGAGATATTTTCCGATATATTAAGTAGCTGATTTTGGTGGCGTAGAAGATGTCGGCATTGAAGTGCCATAAGTACCTAATGGCTTATCTTCTCGTTTCTTTCTTTTAGGTGCACTTTCCGGTCGCATCAATTCGCCTTTCTTGCTACCTCTCCAGAACTTAACTAAAAATTCTAGATCATGATACGGCGATGAATCATAAAATAATTGCGGACCCATGAATTGTTCTTCTACTGGCACTGACTTTTTGATACCCTTGTGGCTTTTGTCTTTCTTAGTGATCTTTTGTTTCTTGGGTACATAACCTGGCCGATCACCTTCAAAACCTCTTCTTAACCATTCTAAGTCCATAGCAGGAGTGCGCTGTTGTAATGGCTCCCACTCATCTTGTTCTTTAATGTCTTTGGGTTTAGCTGGTTTTCTTGTAATGAAAGTTTTCTTAGGCTTGTATCTAGGTCTATCACCTTTGAATGCTAATCGACCAAGTTTAGTGGCATTTCCATCGTCGGCATTCTTTCTATCAGATGGATTCACGGCTTCACCATGAGCCTCTTCCTCATGCATAGGTCGTCTCATGGGACTCTTATAATGTTTCCACGTTGGAGCGCTGAATGTATTAGCATCCTTCTTCTTCTTTTTCTTTCTACGATCGGCATCATATCCCGCATACTCACGAGTAATGACAGCACCTACGGGTTTGGGTACGCCTTGGACATTTGCAGATGTAGTAGCTGCTGCACCTCCCACCCCAGCTGAAGTAGTTGCTGCCCCCATTCCCATTTCAAATAGATCTTTAAGTTTCATTTATTTACCCACTCCAGATTTGCCAACTCGTCCGAGAGCTTGACCAACTTTTTTACTAGCCGATTGTAGCATATTTGTCGCTCCTAGTTTTGGTGTTGTTGTTTTTTCTGCGGGTTGTGGATTTACAGCCGCTTGTTGTTGTAAATCTGGCTTAGCTTCTTTACCTGTCCTCATAAGAGATCCAGGGGTCTTATAACTTTGTTTGGCTATTACTTTTCCACCACCATTGCTTAGCATTTGAAAAGTCCAATCATCTCTGATATTGGTTCCCATTAGTCGTGCATCTACCCAAACTTCAACTTCCATTATTAAAGCGCCGTCAAGAGTTATATCTATACTGCTTTTTTCTCTAACTTTATCTACTGTTCTTTTTTCTGGTTTGAATATTGCTGACTCGGCTGCAAACCACTCAAATACATTACCTATAAAAACTCGATTAGTTGTGGGTGCCGCAATTCCGCCTTTACCGCTAAACCAAGTTTCAAAAATTCTATCGTTCAAGTGGCTTAATATTTCTCCACCTTTACCGCTTTCAAGTTCAGTTGAGTTTTGGGCCTCTAACAACATTCTAAAATATCTACCAAATTCATCAGATGATTTACCATACGAAATTGACTCTAGCTTAGCATCACGTACTATAGCTTCTATATCTCTTGCTGTTATATTTTTACCATTATTCTTTTTAGACCAATCTATCATAGCCTCTTTAGCCATTCGTCTAGCTTCTTTAGATTTCTTATCGTAATCATCCATTATTTGTTTGACTATTGCTTCATAGTTGGGGTTATCTTCTGGGTTTTCTATAGGACGTTCTTCTTCCGGCTTCTTTTCTTGTTTGCCGCTCACTTTCTTTTCTTCTGGTTCTTCCTCTTCTGGTTTTATTACTTTCTTTACTTGAGCCTCTTCTGGCGGCATTATTTGTGTCCAGACCATTAGATCTGTCAAATCAATACCTTTGAGTTTTATTTTTTTATTTTCTTTGAGAGTCGTGAGCAACTCTTCTTTACCCTGTAATGGTAAACCAGCTTTATTTTCAACTCTTATATAGTCTAAGTAAGTTTCAGTAGAGCCCCTTAGTCGCTGTTCGCGTTGTTCGCGTTGTAAACCTTCTTCAGCTCGCTCTCGTGTAAATCCTTTTATCTTAATTTTTGTAGGAGCTCTAAGTTGACCGTGTAATAAAATTCTAAATTGGTTATCACCATATCTAGCTGCGTTAGCACTTTTAACTCTAAGCTCGGGGAATAGCTTAGAAATAGTTTTTACTATCCTGCCGTCTTTTAATGGTATATATTGCGGATTATTTTCATGTATCCACGTATTACTATCGGGTGGATTCTTAGTAGTGAACATGGTCAATGTCGATAAGAATTTGATGTTAGTACCAGCGTCTACTGCTTGGGGCTTTAATTCAGGTTGTGTTTCCAACGATGTGTCCATAGGTAGTTCGCGCTGTTGTGGTTGCTCTTGGGCAAAATCTAATTCAGACTGATCTTCTGCTTCTGTTAACAGCTTAAGAAAGTTTTGCATTCCTTTCTCAACTATACGATCTTTATTCATGCCTATTACTCCAGGGCCTATCTGGTGCCCCTAATAAGACATCCTTGGCAACTTTGGCACCTACCATCAGAGTTATCAAAATTATTGGACGTACCTTCATATATATCTTGTTCATTTGCAAGTCTGCCTCGTAAGTGAACCAATCGTATTTAGCTTTCCTTAAGACTACATATAAGCCCTTAAGACCAGATTTATTATAGCTCCGAAAGAAATTTTTGAAACGATCTTCAACGTATTTCTTTAAGGTGTTCCATGGTACGTGAGAAGTTAAAACATCTGGCAGCCTATTTTTGAACGACCAAACTAAGCTTGTGGGAAGATGATATTCAATAACTGGTTCCTTGAGGAAATTTTCTCTGAGCCATCTTGCGCAATCAAAAGAAACTGTTACCTCTTTAAAGTCAGCTTTTTTAATTTTAATGAAGCCTCTTTTAAGATCTCCGGGCATTTGATTCTCTACCCACTTCGTTAGATCGCGCTCTCTTACGTCAGTTGATTTTACGTTTGGCGCCCATACGGGAGAGCCCCTAATTGAATATTCATCGCCTGAATAAGAAAATAGCCCGAACCAATTTATAGATATGGGTATTATAGGTGCTACCCTATTCAGAACAATTTCCATTCTTGAATCTTTCTCTCGTCGCTGTTCGTTCATAATTTAAGCTAAATAATCTTTTGAATTTGAAATCAGAAAAGTAGCCCTCTTTTGAAATATCTCTAGACGTAAACACTATCACTGGTGGTTTACCAGTTAGTGCTTCTATTTCATTCACTATAAATACACATGCTATAGGTAGACCCGGTAAATTTATTACAGAAGGGTAATCATCAAGCAGATATTTTTTAACAGAGAAAACTACATCATGTATTTGAAGATAAGGATTTTTAGATAGATCTAAGTTGACTTTCTTAATGATCTGTTCTATAGTTTCAGCCTTTACCTCGTTCTTAACAGCCTCTAAAACTTCATCACTTAGTTTAGCTCCAAAATTAACCAAGTACATTTTTTCATGTGACGACACATAGTACCACCTTTATAAATGAGTGTTTGTATAATTATCTTGAGCGGGCTGTGAGAAGATTATACGCTGGACACGAATTCATAGGCAGTTTACATGTAAAAGGACTTTAGAGCTACGTTCCTACTTTCTCTCAAAATGAGAATGCTGCTTAGTGAATTAAATAGAGCCCCAGTTTAGTATTAACATTTTTTAACATAGCAAGAGTCTTTTCTTTTGGCGTATTCCATGGCACTGGCTTTATTTCTAGTGAAAAGATAGAACCAACTTTTCTATAAACGCTAATTAGTTTTTTACCGAGTTCTGCACAATATTCGGCGCTTACAAGTAGGCCGTGAAAGCAATTCTCTGGTTCTTCGAATTCAGATACGAACGTTTCGTTTTCTTTAGTTTCACTAATTTGTATCTCATCATACTTAAGGACTTTGAAAAGTCTAAAAGCTAAAGGCAATAACCATTTATAATATTTTGGTGTTTGTCCTTCACTTTGAATTCGCTCAAAAACTATTGTAACAAGGAATATAGACGGCGGAGTGTTAAGATATCCCTCTTCCCAAAACCAATTCCAGAACCATTGGTTATAGTCGGTCTTCCCGCCTAATAAAGCCTTAGTTATTTCATTCTTCCGATTCATCTGAAAATATACTTATTACTGAATCGAAGTCTTCTAGTAGAGCCTTGAGCTTGTTGTCAAAATAGAACTTCTTGATTCTCTGCGTATTGATTTTGAAGTGGTTATTAATGTCTACGATATTAGCTACTTCTAGTTTTGCTTTGATCAGATTAGGGTTGTTCTTAATCTGTATTAGGTGCATGTTCCTGGATACGATTACCTGCTGGTCTTTGTCTAGCTTATTTATTGCGCTAGGGTCCTTTTTACAAGCTTCGGCCAGCGCAGTAGACTTGACTGGACCATAACCATAAATACCAGGTATGTCATCTGTGTTGTCTCCCCGTATTGCTTTTGCTAAACAATAATCATATGTAGTAGGAGCCTTAACCCACTTGTCAGTAATTGGGTGGTATAATCTTACACCAAAGTCTTGTACGGCTTGTATAAGGTCGCTATCACCTGATATAATGACGACTTCACCATACTCTCTAAGCACACTTGAGTAGGCATAGAGTATATCATCTGCCTCGAGCTTTTCTATAATGACTTGAACTATAGGATAAGCTGAGAGTATGTTTTGAAGTTTAGCTATTCCATTGAACATAACTCGCCAGACCGGGTCTTGATCATAAACGCGACGGACCTTATATTCTGGATAGATTTCTCTTCGCCATTCATGCGAACCTGGGTTGTCCCAACATACTATAAACTGATAGCCCTTGAATTTCTTAAAGTGTTTGTGTAACTTTAAAAAAAATACGTGGTACATCACGCTTTCTATTATAGAGTGATCAGTTTGGTCAATGACACCTTCAGGAAGAATAAGCTTTTCAGCCTCAGCTAGGGCTTTCTTCTTTTTGATGATTATTGACTTAGCTCTGTGGAACGCAATATGCGCTAAATTGTTCCCATCTAGCAATAAGTATTTATTTGACATTTAGTGAGTTTTTATTTTTCTTCGCTAAGTAGTTTTAAAGTTCCGGCTTTGTACATTTCAACTACAATATCTGCATCGCCATATTCTGCCAGGAGTTGGTCTACGGTAGTTCCAAGCTTGTTGGCAATCTCTAATATTAGATTGGCATTACTTTCAGACATATTATTCCTCTCTTCTTTTTGCCTAAAATCAGGACAATTTTTTCTAATCTTTATACCCAGTGTTTGGTAGTACATACACATCCTATTGCTTGGACGGAAGTGTTCGCAATCTAAACATCCATGAGTGGCAGGAATAGTTGTCTCCACCATAAACTGAGCGCTTATTAATTCTGGCCTTATTTCGACTACAGGATTGGTCTTGTCAAAAGTTAAGGTCGTTAAATTATTAAATCTAAATTTCTTTCGAAATATGATAGTCTCTCCGTCACCTACATAGTATTTAGACATCGCTCTTTCTAGAGCATGATAACCCAAATACATTTCATCTGTGAAGTAACGTAGTAAATGAATCTCGGGTGCTACTATTCGAAAGTTCTGGTACACGTGTGCCGAATCTTCTTGAGTCTCTAAGTATACTTTAATCTGGGCTATATTAACCCCCGTTAGCAATGACATCTTTACCCTTATGCGGACAATATCCGCAACGTCCTAATGCAAAATTACAATTCATACACAAAAGTCTAAATCCTTCAGGAAAGTTGTTGGCTATCAACCATTTGTAAATTTTGAGGCTTCCGCCCATTTCTCGCCTTTGTTTTCGTCCTCCGCCATTTATATGATCTAGTAAAGCCGTTGACGTATTTTTCTCTTCTCTATTTGCTCTGGGTGGTTTTCTAAATAAATACACTTCTTTATTCTTTTTTTATTTTTATCCGCGTCTGGGGTATGAAGCTCCATGTATGTCCCTTTGTGTTTCGCTATTCATAAATTCGTCAGCGTCAGCCTTCTCAATTATTCTAGTTAGAATTTCTAACAGATCTGTGTTGCGTTGTAGTAAGGCATTAGTCTTTGTCAGTTGTTCAAGTATCTTTTTTAATAGCTCTTCCATTATATTAACTCGTCCTTCATCCAAATATCTAAGTTACCTCTAATTGCGCTCTTTATGACGTTATAGAATAACTTATCGTAGTGAACAATCTGATACCATCTTTTAAAATCTTTAGGCTTTAACATATCGGCTGCCAAGCCTATTACAGCGTTTCTCTTAATTATTTTGTCGGCCCTTATTCCAATTGGTCTAACTAAATTGTCGTTACTGTCTTTGTAAAATCCAAAAATAAGATATACTTCGCTAGACTCTTTCTCATTTGTGAACTTACCAAGTAGGGTCTGATTCATTTATCGCTCGTTAAATAAGGCTTCTGTAAAATCACATAATGCTTCAACTTCTTTTTTCAAAAGATCTTTAGCGGCATTTAGAACTCTTTCATCCTGAGATACTTGTGTGTCATTAGCTGGCATACCCATTGCTTTACTCATTGCAATGAGAGGTAGGATTGCTTTAATCTCATTACTACATCTGTCTATTCTAGTGACTAAATCCTCAGGCGTTTCATTAAGATAAGGGTTTTCTCTACTATCTTCTGGATTCATACGAACACGTTGTTCTGCGTGATCTACTTGCCTATTTAATTCGACTTCGATATCTTCATCTAGTCCATAACCCCTCATTTTCATTACCTCTTTTTAATTATCTTTGATGAAGCGCCTCGCATTGTCTGCAATCATCATTGCAAAGTTTCCAACATCTGTAGCTTCGTTAATGACGTCTTGTATGTCTGCATCAGAAGATAACTCGCTGAGCTCGCCTAAGTCCATCATCAGGTTGTTAAGCTCGCCCTGCTCTTCCATTAGTCGTATGAGTAGGTATTCAAAGTTTTCATTTTGCCAACCAGGGCGATCATCATGCTGAGATAACTTTCGCTCCATCTGGTTGGCAAACCATAATACGGGCTCTCTAGGCTTCTTCGTCTTCGTCGCTTTCTTCATCAGTTCCCATGACCTCTTGCATTTCCTCAAGGATCTTGGCGTCTTCCTTAAGCTCAGCTGGGTCTACACCGTTCTTGAAATAAGTGAAGAACTTTCGAACATCTTTCTTAGAAAGGGAAGGGACCTTTTTGGCTGTAAGAGCAATCTGATCTTTCATTGCGTCTCTAGTTTCTTTGGACTCTGCTAAGTAACCCAAGTAGGTGCTAAGCCCATCCTTAAATGCCGCCTTCTCGTTTTCATCGAGGGCGCTGAATTTCTTCATAAGACTCTCGCTCATATTAAAACTCCTTTGTTAATAAGTTTCTTATTAGTTTGAATTTCAACTTCCAGCCTTCTGGATAATTGTTATGTTGTTCTAGGTATGCAGCAAACTCATCTCGCGTTACTAAATAGTAGGCTTTATGTGTTATACTAAATTCTGCCCCACCTGTTCCAGCAACAATGAGGCTTAAAGTTCCATCTGCATTCCGTTTTGGATATTTGCCACTATATCCGCCCGCTTCGCCGCTTTGTTCCATGGCTCTTATTTTCTTTGTTATCAAGGGCGTTAAACGTATTAGGAACTTATTCCTTTGGCGTTTTTCAACTAACCCTTTAGGCATATGACGCTCTAAAGCGCTTAGATAACCTCTAATGCTAGCAAGCGGCTTAATCGCGAAGTCGTCTTCTTGCTGTGAATAACAACAAAATAAAGCTGAGCCTACGTCGGGCTTAGATATGTTGTTAAATTGGTTTTTGCGTAGCTCAAGGTATCCTACTGAATCCGGTTTCTTTTTATAGAAATTTCTTTGAGCCTTGAAAAATAGTTTAATTTTATTGTGAAATTGTGGGCTACCATACATTGGAGAATTGGGCGGAAAGAAAATTGAATATTGCTTAAATTCTGAAAACTCATGTAGTAAGCCGTCGTTCTTAAAATAACATACGTGTAATGAGTCTAAAAAATCGTCAAATTTTTCTTCACATTTAGTTGCTTCCATATCGGTCAATCGATCTGGCAACCAATCTGCGCCGGGCTTCATAAGAATGTTAGCCATGTTTCCTCACTCTATGTTTAAAAGTTTTTTTGCTGCTAATTGTGTAGTCTTAGTAAGAGAGTAAAAGACTGTTTCTGGTAGGCTTATTGTAACATTACCAATGTTAGTGAATATAGTCTTGCCGTCAGGTCCGTCGTCTCCCCAAATCATTATTCCTGTTTCTTTATCGTTGGCCAATATTTTATCAGCCATTTCTTTATCTTCTAATAATTCGTCGTTAGGGTATCTACTTTTCATTTCAACATTTTCATTTTCCATGATACTCACATCCTAAAGAGCGTGGTCTCTAATCTCGTTATGTATAAGACTGTAAAGTTCATCTTCAACGCGAAGGTTGTGATAAGTTTCTAAATCAGTCTCGGCCTCTTGTGACCATTTAATTTTTACATCTTTACCATCCATTTTTAATCGCCAGCTTCTTTCCTCGTTCTCAACTGGTACAGCTTCAAAAGTATGATCAGGAAAGTCTTTCTGTAAACGTTCTACATAATTCATAATTTTACCTCATATTATTTCACCCACAAAAACTTGTTTTGCGAAATCATAAGCATCGTCATCTAATGCAAGCTTAGTTCGATAGCTTTTCAAATCTTCTGGGTCTATAATTTCATATTTGAAATCATCGTCTAATTTACGATATTCTCTATTAAAATGCATACTGACAGCCATGAAATATTTGCTTACCATCCCTTGAAGACAATACAACATTCCTTGACTCATAAGCTCATTTTCTTCGACTCTAAAGAATTCATTAAACGAGTTGGGTGGTAAGTTGTTGCGTTTCCACCACTTCTTTAAAAATCTATATGTAGCAGCTAGATTTTCCATAATGGCCTTGCTGTCAGTATTAAAGTCTTTGATCTTTAGTGCTTCTCTATGTTCTTTATATCTATTTACAGCAACTTTTGTTTTAAGTTGCGCTGGAAAAATAGATTGACCCTTAGGCACATTATAGAATTGAGCTTCTATGAATATATAAGGATCAAACATAGCGTCTTGAGAAAAGCTCTCGTAGGTCTGTTCAAAATATTTCCAATTTTTACTTTCACGTGGATCTTCTTTAGTTGGGAGATAATTGCGGAAATCACCTCTCTTCCTTATAGCTAATTGGTAAGCTTTATAAATCTCCCAAATAGATCGCTCTTTAATATTGAATCTAAACTTTTCCCAAGTGTCACTCATTTGATATAAATATGCAATAAAAAAGGGAAGCCGTTGAGCTTCCCTTAATGTTTGTAATAATTACTTTACTCGTCTTCCTCTGTCTCTTCATCATCTTCTACCTTGAGTGAATCTTGTAGTTTCTTTTTGAAGTCAGAGATTGAAGCTTTTGCCTTTTGTGAAGGTGCTGGTGCTTCCTCACCCTTATTCTCTTCCTCATAGAACTTATCGTTCTTTGAGCCGCCCTCAGTTAGATTCTTGATATAGGAATCAATGGCATTCTGTAGAATGTCGGGAGAGTCGAATCGTGGAATTGACTTGAGGTCATTTCGTGATTCTAGAATTGCCTGTACAACTTCAGCGTCATCGTGCAAAGGAGTAGAAGCTCTCTTTGCCTTTGAATTATCATAGGAAGGGAAAGTTCCATTTTCAGTCTTGGGCCCTTCTTCCTTCTTGACTATGAAGTCATAGCCTTTTTCGACGTCAGTAATATCGATGTTGTCATCGATCATTGATGAACAGATCTTATCATTGATCTTCACGCCTGCGGCGAAAATGAATACCTTTGCAGGATCTTCACTGGCTCTATCGATCAAGTTCATCAGGAACTGTTTCTTTGCTTTGATGTCCTTCGCAATTCTAATTAGAGTAGGATCTCCGCTTCGGAAGAGCCTCTTTCTAGTTTCGCAGACAGGACACTTTTCACCACGTCCAGTATCTGGATCTGTATGATACTTTAGGCAGTAGTAATAATCGTCGTCGATTTTGTGTCGTGCGGTAGGAAAGAAAAAGATATCTTCTGGATCTTCAGCTGGTAGGATTCTTACTGTGTTGATCCCAAACTGGGGCCTCCACCAATTCATCCCGCCTTCATTGTTAGATTTCTCGGCCTCGAATGCTCTCTTAAGTTTTTCCAGATTCGTGCCTTTGCTGCTTACTTTCTTCTCGTCCATATTTACTTTTCTCCTTAAACGTTTTTAAAGTGAGTCGAAACACTTTTGTTTTTAATCGTCTGACAGACGTTTTATTTGTTTTAAATATGCTATTTCCAATTGCCTTTTCTTAGTATGTAACCAATAAAGGCGAAAATAGCCAGATCGAAAAAGTACTTATCTACTTTCTCTTCAGTCAGCATGAGTTCTTTGCGTTTTTCTTCGCTAATAGAAAGGTATTTTTTAATCTTGGAAAAGAAATCGCCGATTCTAGTAAATATTCCTATTTCTCCAGAATCGGCGATATTTGAGATGTCATATACTTCTTGTTTTTTCTCAAACCGTTTTACAGATTCTATCAAAACCTTTATATATTCTTTAGTAATCTCATGCTTACAATCTAACTTGCTATATATTTCTTTTTCTAATTCATCCATAAAAGAAAATATGCTTATGTCTTAGTAGTCTGTAACGTAAGTAATCTTTTTGCCAGCTGGTCTCTTCTTCCAAGATAGTTCGCTTTCTGGCTTGTCGATTTCTGAAGTCCTTGGATTATCCTTGCTTCTTGATGTTACTGGTCCAGGCCCGGGTCCCTGTGCCATCTGATTGTATTTGCCTTTCTCAGTCTTGTTCCAGGAAAGCTTCTCGCGTGGTCCGCCACCCTGTGCATGCTGATCGCCTTTGTCAGACTGAATAGCAGAATCATGTTCTATATAATCAAGGTTTGGAGATCCATCACGTAGTTTCAGGAACTCTTCCATACCAATACCAAGCTTGTTTAACCAAGTCTGGTTTCTATCCATGTAACCCTTCATTATATAAGTTTTGCAATAATCAAGCATTTGCATTATCTGCTGTTTACTGAATTTCTTTTCTGCCATTCCGGGTCCGTTCTGGAACGGAGCGCTACCATGATTGGTTGCGTATATTACGCCATCTTCGGCTAGTTGCTCTGTTACTTTCTGAAGCTCCATAACCTCTTCGGCATCTTTTGACTGTCTCATCTTTTGTGCACCTCACTTAATAAAAAATGCATTTTATATTAACTTGTCAGTTCGCGAGGATTTTTAAAGTTCAACACTTAGTTTAGATATTATGCCATCTAGCTTAGTTATAGCTTCATTGTGTGTCTTGTAGGTAAAGTTCAATATATTTTCATGGCCACGGGGTTTATCTATGGAGTCCTTAAGAATATCAAAAACTGATTTCCTTTCACCATTAAAAAACACATTTCTTAATACTTGCACATTTATGTTTTCGGCCATATCAAAGACAATAATCATGAAAGGTGATTTATGACTTAAATAACCCAACATGTTCATATCCCATCCTTTCCAGTCGTTCTTTTCGAACTCTTTCGTAAATAGGACGGGTATGCCATCAAAATATTTAATGAATTTGCCCTTTAATAACTTATCAAATAGGCGCTGCTTATTATTCATATATTCAGTATATCTTACAGCGCTAGGGTCTTTCTCTATGTAATAAAGATTTGTATCTACGTCTAGAGTTTCTATGTTGAATAGACGCTCGGCTAAACCGTGTTTCCTATTCTTTCTTAAGAGCTGGTTTAGAATGATGTATTTACTTAATCGATCTTTTGGTTCAGGGAATAATAAGTCTTCTCTAGTGAAGGAATCAGACCAAGTATAGTCGCCAGAGTCTACTGTGTCTATACATAATATATCTTTCTCTTTCATTTGAATCATATTCTTGCGAGCTAGTAATCTTACACAAGAAGGTGCTTCTTCGATAATTTCTACTCCCTTACAAGTATCATCCCTTCTAAGATGATGATCAACCCATAGCACAGTTTTATCACCGCCAATATTGTCGGCGTAGTCAAATATCCAAAACTTGTCGTATTGATCTTTTAGATTAGAATGATCAATTCCATAATCAACAGAATGATAGCCGCCTATTTCAGGTTTACCCTGAGCTAAGTAATAAGCAATAGCCGAGTATAGGCCATCTGCGTCAGAGTGCCATAATATACATAATTTCTCTTCGTTATATTCCATCTACTTCTCCAAATTTTTTATGATTTTAGAATATCTACAAATCAACCATTCATACTCTGATTTACCTATTAACGACGATCTTAAGAAGTCTCTTCGTTTTTTCTTTTTTGCTCAACCCAACTTTTTTCAATTTCACCAGCTTTGATTATGTCTTCAGCTACAGCGTCTCCAAAAATTTTACCTAACTCTTCAAAGGTTTTAGTTCTAGCAATTGAAACTGGATAACTTTTTCTGACAACATCTAAAAGTTGCTTGACTGAGCCATCAGCTATGTCAGCGCTTAGAAAGCTTCCGCAAGTGCATTGTACTTCGTATGCAGGTTCTTGTTCGAAGTCACCGCAGAAACGTTCAAGCACACCCTTATCATTGAACCACGAAAGACGCTTTCGTATGCAATAGTACAGAGTGATCCCTTAAGAAGTTTTTTTGTTAATTCTTTGTCGCGCATGAATCAATACTTTATAGTATGAAATATGCGCTATGTGAGGTAGTTATCTACCGGAGAAAGAGGACCTTCTGACGCATGTTGGGCAGCGCAATACTTTATCAGGTCCTGATCCCTCGCTCTGGAGTGTCTCACTGTAAAAGCCACAAAACCACGGTCCAACGTCTTTAGAAAACTTGAGGGCATAGGGACATTTTTGAGGTGCACTGTAACAATAGATGCCAGAGAAAATCTTATCCTTCATCCCCTGCCTCCTGTTGTAATTTAGCGAAGATCTTTTTGGATTCTTCGCGTATAGCCACCCAGCAAGGATGTTCGAATATTGCTATATCATTAGCTTTACAAATTTTGCAATTTCCACGAATGACGCCCATATTGGTCGTTTTAATTTCAGAGAAATAATCTGACAAACTTACAAACGGGACTACATTATTAGAACTTTTTAACATTACAAATAATTATGCGCTATTTTAATATTATGTCGTTTTTATCTTTGGGCTTTCTTTTCCTGGAGGTTGTTCGACGGATCAAGATTTTGAGTAGAGAATCATAGCTCTTTAAAGTGCCGATGGCAGTGAATTTTTCACCGCTGAGTAAAGTTATTGGCCATGTGCCCTCTACTGTTGTACCTACTGCAACGTTAGCAAGATCTTGTATAGTCCTGAAATGACCAAGCTGAAATAGCTCTTCTTCGTGGATACGGTGAACATTTGTTTTCTTGTCTTTTAAATCTATTAACATAAGATGAGTATAACTCCCTATCGAAACTTCTGGGTGAGTAAACTATCACGAATAAAAGCAAACTCTGTAGTCCATGTTAAGTTCTTTAACTGAGAAAATGTCTCTTTGTCGTCTCGCATTTTAGCTTCAGCCATTAACATGATGTTAGTCCATTCTCGGACATATGGTGTCTTAAGACCGTTAATCAATTCAATCTTACCTCCATCTCGGACATTTGCTTCTATGGTTTCTTTGATCTCAAGGTCGTTTATTATATCTTTATCCCAGTGAGTAGTTTGAATATTATCATAGTTACCATTCCATTGATTTATAAGTCGGTCTACAAACTTGATCTTATCTCGTTTCTTTTGGTAATATGCAATTGCTGATACCCAGTAGATGTTCTTGTATTCAATGTTGTTTTTTATGCACCAAAATTTCAGATAAGAACTATGAATGAATATGTCGCTTGGAAAAATGTTAATCATATCATTGTTTCTCATAGTAACTAACATACTCATCTTGTTATCGTGTTCCATAAATGGTTGTAAGAAAATTGTGCAAGGTTGACGACCGTCTATCCCTGTGTCTCCCTTGTTCCAAACCATCACAATTTTATCTCGGCCATGTTTATTCTTAGACAATAGTTCTTTCATTTGACCATTTAACCGGTCTGAATAGTGGTAGGAATATAAACCCGAATCTTCTTGGCGGTTTTCCCAGTTCTTGCTATAACGAAAAGCTATGCCTGGATTCTTTATACTAAATAGCCTATCAGAGCATTCTCTTAAAATCCACGGCCAATTACGTTGGGCAAACATAGGTGCTAAGAGAATATTTTTATCAGAGTTTGTGAGCGTGAAATTTAAAAATGGTAATTCTTTTCTTTTACCAGTTAGATTACCTAATTGATATAGGTCGCTGATTGCATTGAAGTATATACGATTGATGTCGTCATTTTGATAATACATTCTTCCCCCATAACTTTTTATATAGTATATTATATATGGGGTTTAGATGAGAAAAATCAGGGTAGGTTAAAAATTTTATAGTTTACTATAATGCCTCTATCTTTGCTGTAATTTTCACAGATCATAGCTTCAGGCGCTTTTAAAGTAAGATCGTTACCATTTGAGTTTAAATGATCGATTATACATTTGCATTTGAGTTGGCTTAGCGCTAATTCAATATCTTTCCGTAGCATGAAATTTAATTGATGAATGACGAAGCAAGTTTCGCAGCTTTCGTCTTTTAGTAAATGTATTGTTCTTTCTTTAGCTTCCATCCCACGTCTCGTGTCTTTTATAACTATCACAAATCCAATCTTTGGGCGGTTGTAAGTGCACTTCTTTTGTGTTAATGTTACTCTCGTCGAACTTACATTTACATCTATTCCAAGCTATTAATTTTGGAATATCTTTGCCCAAACGGCCAACCATACTAAAGGCAATTCGGCAGTTACGACAAGAGTCATCTTTAAGTAAGTGCTTAGTTAGATCCTTCGCTTCCATATTCTTCTATGAGGTCTTTGAACTCCTCATCTGTGGCTTGCATTAAATCTTCTTTAATTCTCATAAATTTATCGACTGTTACTGTGAAATCATATGAGACATCTACATCAATTAAATTTTGATTGAGAGCTCGGACCCTTTCAAATTTGCATCTTCTACATTCACCCTGTTCATTTATTGCAATACCAATTTGTAAAATGTAAACTTCCCATAATGTCTTAACGTCTTCGCCCTGATGAAAATTAACTTGATAGAGTTTTGCTTCCATGTATCAACTCCTTTAGCCAAACGTCAAATAGTTTAGCTGTATACATGTTCCATGGTTTTAGTCTATAACCCATTCCTCCTGCTGCTAATTTTATTGGTTTAATGTTTTTAACGTAGTTCTTGGCTGCATGACCTGGAATGACCCAAGTCTTATCTCTTTCCATGTTGGTGTTAGTAAGAATATAGTCTTTACCTTTGAAGCCAATAATAGATGAACAGGCAATGCTATAGATACCTCTTTTAACATCTACGCTACCGTATCCAACTATAACTATATCACCTAATATCTTGTTACATTGACGAGCATAAATAGCGTCTTCATTTTTTTCGAGTGTATCTGGGTCACCAAATAGGTAGGTTGTAGTAAAGACGACTAAACGTGTGTCTCTTAACCATTCTAAAACTTTAGACTCTGCTTCGCCTCCGAAGTTTATCCATTCTTTTTTTGTCATTAACTTTTTTACCTTTGTTGATAATACATTTTGCTTCAGAACAGTGTTCGCCATTTGTATCCCACCAAAGCACGTGAAAACGTGCATCTTCACAAATGACGTGTTTGATATAATTAGAATCAGTTGCTTTTTCGATAGGTAGAAAATCAGGTATTGATTCGAGGAATATTACATTATCCAAAATTCATACTTCTTGCCAGTGAGCACAATAGTGTTCTTCAGGTCTACTGACTTTTATCCACTTAGGATCATATGTGCAATGAGGTGCGAAAGAATGGCACGGGCCAGGTAAATTAAGATCTGGCGGGCAAGGAACATCAAATGCCCCATCTCTTTCAAAATGTTTACAACTATCGCAATGATTCATGATAAATCCTTAAAATACAAACTTCGGGAAGTCTTTCGCATATGCATGTAAACTGCCAGAAAAATAGGTGAAAGATCCTACGCCTATTCCTAATTGTTCAGCTATGTGCATCTGGATCTTGCTAGCGAGCCAAATATCCACTACATAATGAGTAAGTAAGTCGTTAGATCGCATTACATAAATACCATGAAGTTTCTTATTTCGTATTAAGAACTGATAATGCATTGAGCACGGTATTCTATGTTTGCCGCCAATGTTCTTTGAATCATAAAGGTAGTTATAGATTTGTACTATTGCTTGTCGAGAATCAGGTGACGTTTTTAGTTCGTCAATGATTGTTTGTATTTGATTTTTTTCGAGTTTGGGGTCATTTATCCTTTCACTATAGGTATAGCTGAATTTCTGCTTATCCTCAAGGAACTCTTCCCAAAGACTATATCTTGATTTGTGGGCATCGCCTGGATTTTTAGATTCGCCAGATAAGCGGTCATGCAATTCAAGCTCGCAATACTCAATGATTGGTTTAGCTTCATCTTTGTAAAGGAATTCTACCATTTCATCGAGCTTAGCAGAAGCATCACTTACCTTATATGTATAACCGATTAATTCTTTAGTATAGAAATTTTTATCACCTTTTACCCATTTATCTTGATAGTGGTTTAATGGCGTAGTAATAGATAGTTCTTTCAACTCACGTAATAATTCTTTAATAGCTTCAAGATGATTTGCAAATATTCTCACTTACTTTCTCCTATAAATTAAATTATGCTTTTATTAGTTGTTGCCCCTCAGTAACCATCGTGTTTCAAGATTTTTACAATTTGCCACTAAGTCTGGATCTACATCTGTATCTATCTGGAGATATTTTAGCCTTTCTTCTGTCATCCAAGTTTTTTCTATCTGAGCTTCTTCCATATCAACACCTGCACCAGGCCACCAACCTGTAATAATTAATACCGATAAGCAGTTTCCACCATCGATATGAAAAAACGTCTCTAGCGGCTTTATGAGCAACTTACGATAATTCCTAACGTCGTATACCCACTTATTTTTTATTGTTTCAAAATCAGTCAAATTAAATTGCGTCATATCCTTCATCTTCATCTGGGTAATATTTCATATCAGGACCTAATGCATAGCCGTCTTTAAATATTAGAGAGTTAACAAACTTGTCGTCTGTCATATGTGGGTAAGTTATACAATCACCCTCTTTATTCATCCAGCCGTTTTGTTGTATTTCGCCGTTAGCAAACCATGATTTCCATTGAGCACATTTCGTATTTTTCTTTTCAAAGAAGTGGCATTTAATATCATTTAACCAAGAAAACCATTCTTCAAATCCTCTATGTTCTATTCTAATAGAACGAAGAAAACCATTATGATACATGTACATTTTACATCTTCGATTATTTAATTTAATTGAGACGCAACTTACTTGACCAAGAGTATCATAGATTTTTGTAATTCTATCGTCAAAGCTGCGCCACACACTATCTGGCTTTGGTTTATCTGATAAGAGGTTAAGAGCTATGGTCTTTTTTGTAGGATGCTTCTTTCGCCATCTTTTGTAAACTGTTTTGCCTACACCCCCTAGTTGGACTACTATAATCGATGTTAGACTTATTGAGTAGATCGGTGTTTTCTTAAACGAAGGAAATACAAATGAGGAGGCAAATATTGCCCAGTAAATAATACATAAGATCAAAGACCAATTACTCTTTAGAAATTTCTTCACGTATATCATCCAAATCTTCAAAACCGACTTGAAAAATATCAGCTAAATCTGAAGTAGTATATCTGGTCCCTGTAAGCTGTATTAATCTACGAACCTGGTCTTTAAGTTCTACTCTGTTAAAGTTTAATCTTGGTGTCCACACGAATTCTTGACACTGCTTATTAAATTCTTCTTCATCTATGAGCTTAGCTAAAAAGGCAATATAGAGCTCATCATACTCGCGCTGCTTTTGCATGCGCTCGACGACCATCTTCAATAGCTCTATATCAGTCATTCTATGCCTCTCACTTTAATTTATGCCCAAACGGCGTTCCCATTTTTCGCATGTAAGGGTTTTGGGCAAAGCAACTATATCAAGAAATCTAGCCCCATAACATGCTTCTACTCCAGCCACTTCTTTGGCCCCGGGGCCTATCCAATTACAGGTTCTGCATCTTTTATCTTGGAGTAGTCTTTTAGTAATTTCTTTTTTAGTCATCAGAGTAATATTTACCGTCTACTAAAATATAGCCGGGTTTAGCATTAAAGAAAATTCTATTTAATTCTTCTCCGCGGTTGAAGAATACATGACTATCTATTTTTCCGTCTTTAGTCCAAATTTTACATTCTCCGTGTATTCGACCTTGTTTGTAATATGAGTGTACTCTTAATTCTCCACTTTCGTACCATTCTTTGTATTCGCCGTCGCGAGTGTGATAATGATCGTTATCACCGTTTGGGCCCCACTTGATAGACATTTCACGGAGATGGGGAGCTTCGTCAAATTGATATTTGTTATCTGGCCACCAAGTTTTGAGCTCAATATGATTTTCGTCGACTTTAGTTACACGCTCGCCCCCAGGCACAGCTTGCAACCATTCAATGACTCTACGCTTTTTTTCCAACTACGGCCTCAAGTAACTCTATTGCCTTTTCAGTAAATGCTTTGTCGTTGCCACCGATATCTTCATCTGCATTATGTTCTTTGAAATATTTTAATGCAACGGAAGCGTCATCAAACCATTCTATGCTGTTATACAGTTCATTTATCAACTGGTCGATTTCACCTAATGAGCCACAGGCTTGGAGCGCATCGCATCCTGAACATGAGCCCCATCCAAACTCAAGTCGGCCGTAGCGTGTTTCTCCTCTTTTATAAAGAACCCAAGTATCGCCCTGGTAATCTTCGTCTTGTACTTGAAGGACGACGTCACCGAACAGATCGACTATTGGTTGATAGTCGCTTTCAGTTCCGTCAAAGTCAGGGTACAACGAAATTGCTGCCTTTCTTTTGAGTTCAAATATAACATCATGTTTGTCCATCTTCTTTCTCCCCTGGCACAAGTTTAAAATACTTCTTGCCGTATCGATTAAGTCCTTCGCCATAGGGATCTAGAATTTCTTCGCCAGTCTTCAACAATTCTATTGTGCGTTCTTTAGCAAGGACTTTGTTTCTTTCTACTTCTTTTGGATCATCATAGATTAATTCTTTGATACCATCTACATCGCTTTTTTCTAAGTTAAGTCTTTCAATCTGATTTGTCGTTAAATTGTACCTGTCAAAGTTAAGACCTAAAAGATAAGAGGTTTTAAGTAGAATGGGCCCATCAAATAGTGACTCAGTGCCGTCAACATCTAGCTGACAGTCGAAGCAAAAAATCATATGTTCGTATTCAGACCACCAAACGCGGCCGCCACTACAAATATTGCAGCGCAGCTCAAATGCAGCTGGCGGCAACAAATAGTGCCATTCTCGCTTTCTCATAGATAAAAATATGCTGTTATTACATGTTATAGAAGTCGTTGTAAAGAAACAGAAACTGTGATTTGTCTTTGAATAAGTCTCTTATTATGAATTGTTTTTGTTCAGTAGAGGGTTCATAATTAAAAGTTTTTTTCATTTCATCACCCCAATGAGAAAAATCTAATACAGGTTGAAAATAAAAGATATTGGGTTTTTTCTTGTCAATCCACAAAGTTACCCAACCTGGTTTATCTGATTTAACGCGGACAAGAGGGATTACTGTTTTTATGGCAGACTCACCTTTTTCTATTTGGTCATCAGGCACTTCGTGACGAAAAGCTTTCATAGTTATTTAATTAACGACTTATATTTGATGTAGTTGGTAAATATTTCAATGAATGAATTTCTCATTTCTAAAAGTGTGGGTTTAAAATTAGTAACTAATGGCCAACGTGTTATATAGCTTTCATCCCAAACATCTAACCGTGCTGTTTGAGAAAAGTGCAGGGCCATAATAAATCTCTTTTTTTCGTACACGGGTAAAAAAGCTTCATACCACCTATCACCTTTATGTAAATAAACTTTCATCAATTACCCTGGTGTGTCGAATGTTTGCCATCTGTTAGGTTTAGTATCGTGATGAGACCATGCGCTAGGATATTCAGGGAGTTGCTGATGTAGTTCATGTTCGGCATCTTCATCACCAACTTTGTCTTTCTTTCTTTTGGCTGACCAAGTCTTTTTGAAATATTTTTTAGTTTCAGTAGGGGCACCTAACAGCCACTGTTGAAGCACTTTCATTTCAGAACCTTTGACATTCTCACTTGGATCACGAAGCTTATTAAATATTGCCTCTATATGTGGTGGCATGTCGAACTTTCTATTGAAAGCTTCATTAAGTGTCATTTTACTAATGCCCAAACTACACCGGCTACAGTAGTAATGCCCAATGTAATAACGCCTATAGTTAGAATAGTGTTTTCGTTTTGTAGGGATTTGACGTCTTTAGCTACATTAGCTATATCAGTACCTTGTTGGGCTATAAGAGCCTTCTGGTCTGCTATGGTTTTACCTTGGTCAGTTATTTTCTTACCTTGGTCGGCTATAGTAATTCCTTGACTATCTATTAGATTACTTTGTTCCTGGATCTTGGCTGAGAGCGCGGCCGATACTGTCCCTGACGTCGCTAACAATTCCTGTAATGTCTGTATTGTCGCTGCTGAGCTGGTCAGTGAATCCTGAGCTTTGGTTAATTCGTTTTTCAAGTTCAGCTCTATCACTTTCGCTTCTTGCAAGCTGTTCTGCAAGTTGCTTATAGTCGCCTTGGAGTCTTTTAACAAGCTCAGCGCTTTGTCTAATTTGTTCATCCAGCTTTGCAATGTTTGCCTTGAGATCGTTATTGTTTGACTTGAGGCTGGCATTGTCTGTAGTAAGCTTTGCATTGTCGGCTGAGAGTCCGGCGTTACTGTTTGTGAGGTTGGAGTTGGTTGCGGCAAGGGCTGCGTTTGTTGACTGAAGACTAGAGATGTCGTGCTTAAGATTATTATTAATACTGCAACTAAAAATTTCATTTACAGCTCCTAATATGATGATGATACCAAAAATTATCAAAACTGTTTTCCAGTGTTTTTCAATCAGCTGGAGTATTTTTTCTATAACGTTGGCTACTTTATTACCAGTTGTAGAAGATACTGGGGCTGGTGATGCCGGCGCCGGAATTGGTGTTGGAGTTGGAGTTGGTATTGCAACTGATGTCGTAACTGCCGTACCAGTTAATGTTGCTTTGGGAGTCGTGGTAGTTGCAGGTGTAGTTTTTTTATTTTCAAAAAGTTTAACAATACTATCCCAAAGCTTAACGGCCCCTGCCATTATTATAGCCCAGAGCGTCATAAGCCTTATAATTATTTTCTCTTTATTGTTCACAACCTACTACCTCTCCATGGAGTCATGCCGCTTTTATGACAGCGGCGTACGACTATATATTAGAATATTATCGCTTATTCCGAGATTATTTTCCCCTAAGCTTTTTCATTTTCCACATGGCTGCAGCAGCCACTCTTTTGCCTGACTTTTCGCTGCCGTACCTCTTAGCTGCTTTGGCTTCAACTGCTTTAAAGCCACCCTCACCAATTTTTTCGCCTTTCTTGGCTTTCTTTACAGTTTCACTCCTCGTCTTAGCAGATACGTGTTTAAGACCAGGGTGTTTACTTTTTACTTCTTTAACTGCTTCTTCTAGTTCGGCTCTTTCGATGTCTTCTAGATTATACTCGATGCCTTCATCAAAGTGGCCTATAAGCATCTTATAGACGGCTCCACTGGAGCCATATTTATAAGCACCTTCACTTCGAGCCCTTTTTGCTCTATGCTTTATGTCTCTGACAGCAGCCGTCTTTTCCTTTTTCTTTAAATAGCTTTTAACGGCTCCTGGTGATATATCTCTGCCAAGATCGTTAGATAGTCTAGTAGCAAGGCCCTTATAGCCACCTTCTGATCTATCCTCACCGATCTGCATATGATTTAAAATATTGATGTAGTCATTTGTTTCCATCTTACAACATTCTCCTTACGCAAGTAGTATGAGATTATCTTTCGTTTAGTGGGGATAAATGCTTAGATGAGAAATTCTATTGGTTGAAAATTGCTCTGAATATTTCTTTTTTATCAGCGCTAGTTAAGACTGTAAGCTTGTACCAGTTTTTAGATTTAGAGCCTGTAGCCGTAGATTTCGGAAACCACATATCTCTCACTTCTTGTTCAGATATTGCTGGATTACCATGTTTCGCGGCTTCTACAGTAAATTTGACGCCCAAATAAGCAACTTGATTTTTATTCTGATTTGTAAATTTTACTAAGTATACTTTGTCTACACCAAGAGCGTCTTTGAAGTTTTTACTATTATAAGCTGATACTACTAACTTACCTTCATGCTGCTTATATGGAGCTGTAAAGCCATAAGGCTTGAATCCGAATAAACCCATGAGATTATCTTATCTAGGGCTAAAGACTTCCTTAAAGAACTTCACTATAAAGTCTTCGCTTTGAAAAGATGGTAAAAAAGACACTTTAGCTTTAGTGATTTTGTTTACGATTTCGAGATATAATCTATACTGACGTTTGAAATCTAGCGTCTTATCCCACTTGTCCTTTTGACGACGCATCTTCTTTATTCGATCTAGTTCTGCATCGGTGGGTAAGTCTAAAAGTATGAAGTGGATTTTTTTAAGAAAGTCGCCATACATATTCTCTATTAATTCAATGTGTTCTTTCCAGAACAGTTTATCACCTTTTCGCCAAGCTATTCCGTAAACATAAGAAGAAAAATACATTCTATCGAAGACGGCAGTATCGGTTAGGTGGTCATCCATTAATGCTGGCAAGGCTTGAGCGTAAGTTAAATCTCTACCAATAGCATAATCGTCTAAATCTAATTGACGCTCTGAAGCTAGTCGCAATCCTACATCTTTATATACGCACACGTTTGGGAAATTCCTTTTTATTACATCTACTGTAAAGCTTTTCCCACTACAGCGGACACCTTCTATTACGAACATTTTTATTACCTCTATTAAGCTATAATTTTGTTTTTATATTCTGGATGTTTTATTAGGAAAAGTTTTAAACTTTCCCACTTGATACACGATTGTATTTTTGGATCTATTATGCAATATGCAGACCCGCGTCTATTAACACAAGTATTACAGTTTTTGTTTTTAAGAAGATTGATAATTAAAGCTTTTTGTGAATACTTTTTTCTATTGAACATTATTTCTTTTTCCATCTTAGACAAGTTTCTTCTTCTGTTGTTTTTGTAATGCCCATATATGTCATGTCTACTGAACAGACAAACCATTTCGATGGTAGTGGTTTAGGAACTGCGTGGTAGCAATTTTCACAAAATTTGTTTTTCAGTATGTTAAGCGTTATTTCTTTGTCCACTTAAAATAACCAACTCAGTCCATCACCTCTATCTTCATGCCATTGTTCGCAAGAAAACATTACTGAATCAAAATCTCTTTGTCTTTTTATTAGACTTGAATTTGGACAACTTCCAATTGAATAGAAGAGTTCACAATTTTGACATGTATGGTCCTTCAACAAGTTCTTGGTTATGATCTTGTCCATATTAGAATTATGCTCACACAAAAAGGGCCGCATTGCGGCGGCCCTAAAAGTTTGTTATTCGTTCACTTTAATGTCAATTGGCTTGGGTTGATCTTCGGCTTTCTTGGGCAAAGCTAAAGTAAGGACACCGTTTTTCAGGCTTGAGTCGATTGCGTTGACGTCGATGTTTGGTAGGAAAGTCTTATAGGAATACTTCCTGACTACTTCGCCATCTGTCTGTTCGGCGTTCACCATTAGATATGGCCTGTTGTAAGTAACCTTGATGTTTTCTTTGTCGAATCCAGGCACTTCAACTTTTACAGCATAACCGGTATCAGTTTGCTTCATAAGACCTCGAAGAGGTATATCTTCGTCAAGGTCAAATATACGGTTGAACAAACCGTTGTCAAAAAACTTTCCAAATGCGTAGTTGAAAACGTCTGGATCGAAAAGATCGAAATTGTATCTCATGTATTCCTCCTTGAGATTAGATACTAATAGAGATGCAATAAATATGCCAAGTTCTATTATTTGTATTTTCTTATATTATATACACTTAGAATTAGATTCATAAACCGATATCTAATTTTGTGTGATTATGCCCCAAAACTGAAATGAGAATTTCACTCATGTTGAGATCTAATTACTCCAACTAGAGACATTAGCTCGTTTGGAGTCTTATTGTTAAAGGTGTAGCTTTCGCCGCCCTTAAACTCAATGCGTAAACTTCTAAGGTTTGGATTCCACTTCTTATCGCTAAAGCTCCAAAAATAATGATCCTGAGTTAATGACCAGGAATCTAATCCTTTCATAGACTCTAAGGTCTTGATTAGATCTACAGTGTTTTCATCTGTTGAAATTATAGTTGTAGTTGGAATCGGTAATTTAATAGGCGACTTACTATTAACTACTTCGGTGACCTGCTTCAATAGTGTCTTATCCGTATCGCCAGATCCCCAAAAGTAACCGACCCCAAATAAAGCGCCCGCACATACTACGAAAACTATGATCTGAAAAATTGCCCTCATCTCTTTAGATCTCCTTTCACCTTTTGCCTCAATAAAATATCAATGACTTCTTTTGGAAGATATAGAGCCGGTCCAGCCTCATCATTTAGAGAGCTGTCTAGTATAACCATTGACCAATTTCCGTCTTCGTCTGTAGGCCAAAATCTATACAATAAACGTCTTCTTATATTCGAAGAGTTTCCCTCATAGAATGTCAATTTGACTTCATGTGTTTTATTTTCTACTATTTCAATCTCTGGTTCCTTCGCCATATTCATCAGTACCCCGTTTCAATCCTAAAATCATTACATAAAACTTTTCTATGAAAAATATCCCATAACATTTCAGGATGGATATTCATATTAAAAACTAGCTCCATATAGGAGTAGTATACTTTTTCTAATCGTTCTTCAAAGATCAAAAGGTCAGTTAAATATTGCGACTTCTTCCAAGGCCGTATTTTTAGTTTATTACATGCCAGACAAATGTCATAGACTACTTGTAATATAGCTTTGTCGTTATCTATTTTGGGCCGGCCATTAAGATCTTGCCAAAGTCTCTCTACTGGAAGGAACTTATTTGCCTTCCATCCATAAAGTATAAAGGCGTTGACAAGGAAAGCAAATGAATCACTAATTTCTTCGTAGACGTGTTCTATTAAATCTTTATTTTCTATGGCCTCTTTCATTTCCATTAGCTCTTCTATGACACGAATTTCTAGATAGTCTTTCATTGCAACTTGCCCTTCGAACGTGTCAATGTCTAAAGGAATTGGAAGATCTTTTACTGTAGGTTGATAACTCTTGTATTTGTCAAGGAACATCCTTTCGACTACAGTGAAAACTTTATCTAACAACGGGCCCTTAAGTTCGTCTGCCTTGAAGTCTAATATATTCACTTTTAATTCCTACTTTCATTTTAACTAAATTATGCATATCTATCCCATTTTTGCCAATGCCGACACGATAGATCTTTTGGAAAATCAACGCTTTTTAAATATGGCGGGTAATTCTTTTTTCGTTGAACTCTCACAGGATTAGTACAACAAGCCAAGAAATAAGAACCTGAATGAGACCAGTGACAATTTTTGCAAATGTGATCTTTGAGCAAATTTTTGACTACTATTGGTTTATCTCTTTTTAGTCTTGCTCTTTCGCGTTGTATAATTTTCTTTTTCTTGTTTGTTTTCATGATTCGAAATATCTAATTGTTTTGGATAAGCCCTCTTCTAATTCTATCTTTGGCTCCCACCCTAGTGTCTCTCGAGCTAATTTAATATCCGGCTTTCGTTGGTGCGGATCATCTTCAGGTAAAGGTTGAAATACTATGCGTGAATTAGAGCTAGTTAATTTAATAACCAATTGGGCTAATTCGAGCATTGTAAATTCGTTAGGGTTGCCAATATTAACTGGTCCAATAAAGCTCGACGGCGAGTTCATCATTAACAATATAACTTTAATTAAGTCGTCCACATAGCAGAATGACCTAGTTTGGGATCCATCACCATATATGGTAATGTCGTCGTTTTTTAACGCTTGAATAATAAAATTACTCACTACCCGACCGTCGTTAGGCGACATCCTTGGCCCGTAAGTGTTGAATATTCGAACAACCTTTATCTCAACTTTGTTTTGTCTCCAGTAGTCAAAAAATAGTGTTTCGGCGCATCGCTTGCCTTCGTCATAACAAGAACGAATTCCAATGGGATTTACACGACCCCAATATTTTTCTGTTTGTGGATGAATTTCAGGATCTCCATAGACTTCGCTTGTGGAAGCTTGTAGAATTCGAGCTTTAGTTCGTTTTGCAAGCCCAAGCATATTTATTGCCCCGTGTACAGATGTCTTTGTAGTTTGTACAGGATCAATTTGATATTGAACAGGACTAGCTGGACATGCTAGATTAAATATTCTGTCTATTTCAATATAGTAAGGAAAAGTCACATCATGTCTGACGACCTCAAAATTTTGATTCCCAAACATGTGAACAATATTACGTTTTCGACCTGTGGAGAAATTATCTAGGCAAAGGACTTCTTCTCCCTGAAACAATAAAGCTTCACACAAATGACTACCTAGAAATCCGGCTCCTCCAGTAATTAGATTTTTCATAAAATTTCCTCATTTTGAATTAAACCACCAAGTTGGATCGTCTGGTTGTTTTGCTATAAAAAGTCTGCAGGTTCTTTCTTTAGGCATTCTTTTCTTTTGCAAGTTATTTGTACAATAAACTTCTTTTTGCCATTGAGAAATACGACTCCAATGGCAATTATCACATATCCAATTTTTAAGGGAGTTTTTAACTATAATGCTTTTTTCTTTTCTTGCCCTTTTGATGCGGTTTCTAATGTATCTTTTAAAGCTATTCATAATCATACATTTCACCAGAGAAATGCGCTTCTTTCCATCTTTCACAGGTTCTTACTTTTGGTAACTCATAAGACTTTATTTTGCTATATCTTTGAGAATTTTCACAGGTCATGCTAATAAGACGGCCAGGATGATTGCCCACAAAGAGGCAATTGTCACAAAGTTGATTCTTCAGGAGATTCTTCGTTATCACTTTGTTCATAAAGATCTTTCTTCCATCTTTCGCAGATTCTCATCTCTGGCAATTGCTTTGTATGCAGCTTTGATATTCGTTGCCAGTTGCCACACTTTAGATTTCGAAATAGTTCGTTGACGCGTTGAATGACGTCAGCTCCTGGCTCATCGCTGCCAGTATAGGAGTGATAACAGTTGTCACACGATCGATTTTTGAGCAGATTCTTTGTGATCTTCTTTGCTCTTCGTCGCAAGTCTCTTTTCCCTTACCTTTAATTTATGCGCGGTTAGCTTGGCAGTTTTCATCTTGTAAGTCATTTGCCACTGATCACAGGTTCCAAGCTTGGGTTGATTCACCATGATGGTGCAAAACTGCCCGCGCGGCACAAGGTTGAATCTTCGGGATCCTATGTGAGGGCGCGAACAGTTAGCGCAAGTCCGGCTTTTGAGCTGGTTCTTGACTGACTCTTTAAGCCTATTCTGCTTCACTAGTCCTCCTTTACCGTTCGCCGTTTATCCAAAGTGTTCTCTCGATGAGCTTTAGGCCTTGCTCCTTATCTTTGACAGTGCCCTCAAGTTGAGCATCCATCACTAGAGTGAGAAGTTTCTTGAACTCAGGTCCGGGTTTTAGCCCCATCGCGATGAGGTCATCGCCAGTTACTAAACTGGTCTTGGGCTTGATCTCCTCGGGAGTCCAATTCTTTTTCTTCTCCTCTAAGAACTCAATCGTAGAGAAATCGCCTGACGCTGAGCCAACATCCGCGTAATTGAGTTTGATCAGATCGTCAAAATAAGGTTGAGCCATAAATCTCTTGAGCGTAGACTTCTTCATGTCTTTTGCCGCTTGATGCTTCATGTGCTCGCTGACAAGATTGACTACGTAGTTGATCTCGTCATTAGAGAACTTCAGCCGAGTCATGATGTCAAACGTCATCTTCGCTCCGACATCATCATGCCCATGGTTAGAGATTCTAGTAGGATCCTCACCCTCAACTTTTGCAGTAGAAGGTTTGCCGATGTCGTGGAACAGAGCTGCAAGTTGGAGAAGAGAGCTCTCCCCGATCAGTCCTTGCATGACGAGAATAGTGTGCTCGAGAACGTCACCCTCGGGATGCCAGAAGGGATTTTGCTTGTTGCCCTTCATGGGTTTGATTTCGGGCAAAATATAATCGATCAGGTTGGAGTCGAAGAGTAAATTGATCATCTTCTTGGGGCAACCCAACTCGATCATCTTCATGAACTCCTCACGGACTCTCTCAGAAGACACGTTAGTGATTTTTGAGGCATTGACTCGGATCGCTTGCATTGACTCGGGCTCAATCCAGGAATTGAGCTTAAGAGCAAATCGGATCGCTCTGAGCATGCGAAGATTATCCTCGACAATTCGCTGATTGGGGTCACCAACGAATCTGATCCGTTTCGCCGCTAGGTCCTTCTGACCATCAACGAAATCAATGTATTTGTTTTTACGAGGATCATAGAACATGGCATTGACAGTAAAGTCCCGCCTCTTCGCGTCCTCCTCCATGCTAGTAAATTGAACGCCGTCGGGATGACGACCATCAGAATAAGTTCCGTCAATTCTGAAGGTAGCAACCTCGAAATCGGTGTCCTTCATCTTGACGAGAATGACGCCAAAGGATTTACCAACCGCCTTAGTGCGGCGAAAGAGTTTCTCTACCTTGTCGGGAGTGGCATTGGTCGCAATGTCTATGTCTGAAGAGGGTAAACCCAAAAGTGAATCACGAACCCATCCCCCTGTAAATACAGCTTGAAATCCTCTTCTTTGAAGCTTATAACAGATTTTTGCAGCCTTACGATAATCGTTCATTTTACCCTCAGTAGAATCTTAAGCGATTGTCGAATCTTTCTTCTTTGCTTTTTAACTTCCTTTTTCTCCTCTTTGGTTTTATTGCTGTTACCTTTATTCCAAGGGACTGAATCTTTTAATTTAGAAGTATGAGTAGAATAATATTTTTGTAAAGAACTACTACGTTTTTCATTAGATTCCTTTGAGGGACTTGGTCCTGATTTTCCCTTGTTCCAAGCTACTCTTCCTTTGTTAGCTTTAGATACGGCCAATTTGACGTTTTCCGATCGGGGAACGCCTTTGTTCCAGGGCACTGAACCTTTTCTATTTTTAGATACTTCTTTGGCAAAATCTTCCTTGGCCGATTCATACAATCTAGAGTTCATATAACGATTTTGCCGAGGGTTATTTCTCTTCATTACAATAAAAGCATAACAGACTTTGTAGAAGTGCTCTGATTCCTTGTATATTTTTGTAAGAAGATAATGAGCTAAAAAATGTTCACGGGCTGTAAGTAAAATGATATTAGATTTTTTATTTTCACCATTAACACAAGTGGGAATAATATGATGCTCTTCATAATAAACACCTGCATGTTTTTTACGACTTAACGTTTTAACATAATTAATATAGTCGTAGTAGTTTTCTTTATAATTCATTTTGATTTGTCGTATTCAATTTTAAATTTGTAGAAGGCGCAATTACTTCTGACTTCTCCATTGATCTATATATGTGAGTTTATAGTTTTAAGATTTTACTGAAATCAAACTTTAATCTGTTGTCGAAGATTACTGTATTACAACCTATAGCAAATAGGTTCATGATAGTTTCTTCTTGTTTTTCGGTAAAAGGAGATCTCATATTATAAGTTACTACGTGGCCCACTTCATGCCAAATAGTGTTCCATACTTCGGTGTAAGGCAGTTTCTTATTGATATGGATAGTACAGGTATCAAAATCGGTCCAACCTTCTACCCACATTTCTTTTTTATGTGTTTTACTAACAGGCCACAAGAGAAGACCGTTATTATATTTGATGCGATATACGGTTTCGAATATCTTCAGTTTTTTAGGAAATACTACTTTCTTTTTTGAAGACATATTAGCTCATTTCAGTTTCTATATATTCTTTGGCTTTTTTGAGCAACTCACGTTGATAAGTATAAGACATTTCTACTGCTTGATCAACAGGATAAAATTTGGCTACGTCTATTTCTGAGCGTTGATAATCGATTGCTTTTTTGCCGTCTAAGCTCCCAGACTTATACAGAGCTATATATGCATGGACTGTTTTGCCTGGTTTTTTCACGCTGCCTAAATAGTCAATGATTTCAGCTGTTATGCCAGTTTCTTCTTTAGTTTCTCTTAGTGCAGCTTCCTTTAAATCTTCACCCTGTTCAACATGACCTTTAGGAATACCAAAGAGTTTATTTTGCCAATTGCCTGCTGAATGTGTCATTAATACATGCGGTTCGCCATTGAATACTTTCATTACTACGCAACCTGCAGATATTACCATTTGTGTCCCCTGTTGTGATTATCTTAGTATTTTGTCCACTCGGGACAGCTGTTAAGGTTGAATTGCTTAACCCAGTATTTAGGACATCTTTTAGATTTTAAGCGTATTAGTGAGCAAGTATCACAAATCTTACCTTTCAAAAGTCGCTTGGTGTTAGCTTTTTTAAGACCGTTCGAATCTATCACAGTAATCCTCTTGAGTTATTTCATGCTTGTCTAAGTTGCAAGTCCAACAGAGGGCTCGAAAATCTACAGTTGCGTTTTTACAATATTTACACTTACGTGTTTTCAACATTTTAATTACTTCAGCTTTAGTTGCCATTTTAAATTATCCTATTAAATATAATGCCGATTGTTTCCCTCGATTCCATTTAGCAAAGGAGCGTGGTTCAAATTCTTGCTTGTCAGAGTCGCGACAGATAATGATTGTATTCGGATCTACTTTTCTCAATTCTCTCATCAAATCAGACGCTGTCATATTTGGGCTCCTTCTAACGGAAGTTTCCAATTGGGATCGAAAGCATCTCTAAAAGCAACGTGAAAGTCGTGCAAGATTTTTCTGTATTTTCTTTTTAATTTTAAACTAGTATCTATACTAATATCAATTACAGTTTCTTTCTCGGTAATTATTCTATCTTCAAACTGTCTGTAAAAACTTGAACATTGTTCATAGTTGCTTATATTCTCCCATTTTTCACAATGAGTTTTAAGTTCGTAATTATAGTTTAGCCAGTCTTTATTTCTTAAACAAACATAATATGTTCTTTGTTCTTTCAAATTATTAAAATTTATATTATTATTAATGCCCGGAATAGGAAGCAGTTCATACGTTTTAAAATCTACCTTAGCTGCAAATCGACAGTTTTCACAAAACCCGAGACCTTTAAGCAGCCTCTTAGTTGTCTCCTTTTCAAGTACTAAAATATTTTCAGCCTCGTTTTTCTAGCTGGGTTTAGAAATCTTTCAAATACAAAATTATAACGAATTGGATCCATTTTAGTTATGTCCATAAACCATGTAAGTAAAGATGCGCTTACCGATCCCCTACCAGGACCTACCGCAATTTCACTTTCTTTACAAAAAGTATAAATGTCTTTTATCAGAAGGAAGTAGTCTATTAACTCAAGATCTTCTACTACCTTGAGTTCGTACTTCATTCTCTTGGAGTACTCTTCTACTCTATCTTGGGGAATAAGACCTGCGTTTAGTTTTTCTTCAAAACCATCTATGGCCATTTGTTCGAGGATCTTTTTACCATTAGGATACTTTGGCAATCTTGGTGGATGTTCTAGATAAATATCTTCGACTTCTCTTGTTATTTTATTGCAGTTATTGAGTGAGTCCTCTAAAACTTTTTCTGTAAAAATGGGATCATTTTTATACTTTACTTTCCAGTCTTTGTATATATCCTGTTCAGTCTTCATCCACAAATCTTGGGCTGAAAATTTCCAACCCTTACCAGCTTCAAGGTCTCTTACTGTTTGTCCGCTTTGTAAGAGCAAGGAAAGCTGGTGTGCTTTTCTATCTTCTGCTGTTAGGTAATGTGCGTCATTATTTAATATTGTAGGCACATTATGTTTTTTGGCAATCTGGATTAAGTTACGATTTATTTCATCTTGTTCTACCATATCAATCATCATCAGTTCTATGAAGAAACGATCAGGAAAATTAGTCTTCATAGTTTCAATGAATTGATCAGCAGCCGCATAATCTTTAGCTAATAGTCTTCGATTTAAAGTACCACTAGCACAAGCAGTACTCGCTACTACTCCTTCGCTATGTTGAAATAGGAAGTCATAGTCCATGATGGGTTTTTTGTAGAAATGTTTCCAGGCATCATTATGAACTTTTACGATGTTGTTAAAACCAATTTCGTTCAAGGCTAATAAAACAATGTGCTCGGGCTTGCCCTCTTTCTTTTCCAAGAACTCGGCTCTATTGAAAAGAATGTAGCCTTCAATACCGAAAATAGGCGTTACATGATTTAATTTACATTCGGTATATTGCTCTATCCAACCACCAATGCTACCATGATTGGTAACTGCTACGAATTTTTTGTTATTTTTGATGGCCCATTGAACATGTTCAGATTCACGAACTATACCGTCGCGTAAAGAATTTACGCTGTGGGTATGGAGATTTACCCAATCAGGATTCAGTTTTATCATATGATTAAATATGTGAAAATTACTTCTTGATTAGTTTCTTGAGAAGTTCTTTTTGTTTTTGTGGATTAAAAAGAAAAACAACAAACCAGCATATTCCAAAAATAACTAAAGCTACTGCAGTAATACCTAATGGAATCCACAATGGGGCAAAGATCCACAACCAGCTCCAATGAATTATGAAGCCGAACTTCAAGATCAAAAAAATTAGAAAAATAACAATATAGAAGGTGAAGCCCTTTGCGTATTCTTTAATAGGTAAGTTCATTAATTGTTTGATTTAGCTGAAGATCCCACAGCCGCAAAAATGATAGAAAACAGCCAAGAGAAACAAACAGCCTGCCACCAACCTAGCTTAGCAGCTAAAGTTCCAGCGGCTACAAGACCAGGAAATGCAGCGGGGATAGCTATGGGCCACAATAGCCATATGAGTGTTCCACCCAAAAACGCAGCTACAAGTACTACGAATAAATAAAAGAATATCCTTTCAAATGCTTTTTTCATTTTAACACCTCTTACTTTATGAAATGAATTATGTCATGATAATAAGAACGATCTAATAGTATCTATTTCGTCTTGTGCACGCTGAACTCTATAAATTATGGGTCGCATATAATCCCATTTGTATATATCAGCTTCATCAGCGTTGACGTGGAGTTCTTGTGCTAACTCATCAAATTTACGATCAAACTCTTCAAGACTTTTGGCGAGAGTTAAAAGGATAGTAGCAGCTACTTCAATAGATTTTGAAAGAGCTTCTGCGTTAAACGTCTGAGCAGCTTCATCAGCTAACTCTTCGACTTTATCGAGACGGATATCTATGTCGGCCATTGCTTGCTCTATGACTCTGATACCAGCTTCAATAAAAATGTTCATATAGTTTCTCTTTACTCACCTACCTTATTAAATATGTCGCTACTTACCATCTCCAGAATTGCCACCATCGTGGTATGTTGTTTAATATACTTTCACCTTTTTTGCTGGCTTCCGTCATATTATGTTTTTCTTTTTGATTCAGGGGTTTAGAGAAAAATATACTTCCGTTTGTTTCTTCCTCTACTTTCCAACCAGCTTTAATAAGTTGTCTTTTGAAGTGATTCTGTTGTTGTTTCATTATTTACCTAAATAGTTTAGTTTCGGACTTAGTATTAATTTGATCATCTCTTTTCTATCTTCGCTCATTATCTTTCTACTAACATCATCAAGTTTAGTTCCAGATATTTTATGTGTAAAGATATTGTATGCGTTATCTTCTTTTCTAACCCAAAATATTTTGGCGCTTTTTGCAGCTTTACTTAAAACTAAATAATAGACCTTCCATGTTTTGTCAGATTTCCTGCTGCGTTTAAATATAAGACCCTTATGTAAATCACTAAATTTTAAAGTCATGCAAACTTCTTCCGTTCGTTAAATATTAGTTTAGTTATATTTCTTCTATCAATTATGTTAAGTTTGCTTACATAATTGAATTCGTCATTTTCTGTTGCTTTGAAGTTATAGTAGACATTATCGCTTCTGATCCAAAACACTTTGGCGCTATATTTACTTTTATTTAAGACTAAATAATAAATTATAGTATCGCCTGTTTGTTTCTTAAATAAAAGGCCTTTGGTTAGTTCTTCAAAAGATAGTCTCATTCTTCTTCGGTTTCTTCTAAGAGGTCACCTAATTCTTTATTTAGTTGCTCAATTGAGAACGTTGTATTTTGCTTCTCTTCTTCACCTGGCTCTTCCTCATCTCCGCCCTCTTCTTCGGGACTTTCTTCTTCACCCGGCTCCTCTTCGTCTGGTTCTTGCTCAACGGGTGTTTGGTCTTGGGCAAATTGTATAGTTTGACTATTAGGCTGTTCTGGTGGTTCGGCTGTAAACACGATTTTGGTATTGGCTTTCTTCTTAAAGGGATTGGCAGGCTCTATGGCTGGCTTGGGAGGGAAAGCTACTCCTGGTAAACCATCCGCCATTTTTTCTGCTGCTTCCTGTTCGCCCTCTTTGTATTGAGCTATTTCAGGGGGACAAATCTTTTCTATCAATTTCATGAACTCGCCTACATGAACTTGTTCTTCATGCATAATGTCAGTAATGATTTTTTTGACAGATTCGTCAGTTGCAGCTTCAGCCATTATGCTATATTGATTTACAGCATCTAGCTCCGCTATCACTCCAGTGCGTAAGGCCCTTAGTAGTTCTTCTTTATTATATGAAGCTGACTTTATATCATTCAAATCTCTAGTGGACATTCTATTCTCCTATGGGTTTAATTTCCATGACCAAATCAAATTAATGAGTCTTTTATTTAGTTTGCTAGGCATGCCAAATGACTTCAAGTTTCGTATTTTCAAGTAGTTTATTTCTTCCATATACTGGGAGCGTTCTGCTATGAACTCACCTCTTTCGTCAGGCGGATATTTGTCCACATGCTCTAGTTCGTTAAAGTAAAAGTCAGATAAACCTATATAATCATTTGGGTCTTGGCCTCTGTCAAGATATTTTTGCATTCTCTCATAGTCTTCGTCGTCCATCACGCATAAGAGTTTTATCTCAATACCATAATTGCCAAAATCTAAAAATAAATAACAGGGTAACTGTTTGATAGGCTCACCTGTGAACACGCCAATAGCCATATCTATTTTTGCCATGAGATTATCTTGTTTGTTATATTGCTTGTATTGGAGACTTGCCGTTTAGTTCGTGCGATCCGGGTAGTTTGGGCCAGTTATCTTCATTCTTGACTACAATCTTAACTAATTGTCCTTCACTAAAATCTGTAAGAATTCTCTGCTTCCAATCTTTATAGAACACATATACGCTGAGTGTATCTCTAAAATCTGTAAGAGTAATCAAGACGTAATCATTGCCGGACTTTTTGCTCTTTCTTGTAGAAATACTGTTTATGTAGCCAATGAGAACCCAAAGTTTTTTATTCTTATCTCGTTCAGATATCGTTTGGACGTTCTTTAGTTTTGGATTTGAGTTTAAGAAAGCATCAATACCAGTGAAGCTATAATGACAATAATCATATTCAATTTTTATTAGCTCGTAAACATCTGGCATGTTCTTGTAATACTCTAGCGCTTCTTTAGCGTCTTTCTTACCTCGAGCTGTTAAAAACAAAGGCCATTTATATGCACGTGCCTCTATACCGTCCTCAAAGTCTACGGCGCCACAAAATATAAGGGCTTTCACTACACGTTTGTTTATTTTGTTCTCTACAGCCTTTTTGAGAAAATCTTCCCAATCTGTATAGGGTCGGAGGTCTGTTATTGTGTTAGCACCTTTAGATACGTCTTTTACATAAGTCAAAGCAAAATAAATGCTATCATCTACGCTTTCAAAAATGATGCCTGATTTGTTTATATTTGGTCTTTCAAACTTGATACCAGCGTGTGTGATTGAGTTAATGTATTTGCCTAAACTATTTTCGTTGTGCTTCTCTTGACCCTTGTCGATAGTATTTAATGCAGCTGTCCAGAACTCTACAGGATAATAGCATTTGAGATAGGCCTGGACATAGCCGTTGAGACTATATGCAAAACTATGGGGCATGTTGAATGACTGCTCCGACAGCAAGTTCTTGTAAAGCCAAATGTGCTCTGGAGTATCTATCCCAAAGTTATAAACTCTCTTTTTACCTAATGATTTTATTTTAATAAGGTGCTGAGCCATGCTCTTGTATCTCCTATCTTTTTATGTCTTTGAAAGTCTGTTTCTAATATTCTTATTAACAAATACTTGTGATTTATTAGATAACTAGTTTTTTGCTTATCGTATCTATAAACGTGTTTCTGTTGCGCGTTAAGTTTGTCTTCTTCGATCAACTTGTGTATACCGGCGTGCCAATAAGATCCGTCGCATTCAATCACTAAATTAAGCTCTGGTATAAAACCATCAGCGTGATAGAAGCCAATTTTTTCACTAGTTCTTACAGAAGGATACATATCTTTTATATAAGTCATTACTTCTATTTCATATTTTGAAGTTCGATTTTTTATGAAGTTACCTAAAGCTTTTGCACAACCTAGTTTCATATTTAATCGCCCTTCTTCAGATACGTTATGCGGCCCATATGCATTTGCATCTTCGCCGGTTATTCCGATTTTAGCTTCAGCCAATTTTTCTCTAGTTTTATTGGGGTCCGTCCTATAGATTATTTGATCTAGCTTCTTACCCTTCTTATGGCCACCTAGTTTTTCTTTTATTTCGTCTTTTCTAGTTTCATCTTTATTCCAGGGTTCTTTGCCATACATTCCGTTGTTCTCGCCAGCATTCTTTCCTTTCCAAAATTCTTTGAAATCATTAGATAGTTTAGGCGCTACTACTTCTGCCTTGTATTTGTGTTTATATTCACGCTTAGTAAGATTATGTTCACGCTTTAAATGCGGCGATAACATCTTAAATTCTTTACCGCATACGACACATTTAATTAAAGCATCTTCAGATCTGAGTTTTTCTAACTCACTAGCTGTGTCTGCCTTATACTTTTCATAACACTCAGGGTTGTGATAGTAGTGAGACCCAGGACTTCTGTTTTGTATTTGTTTGTTACAATATTTGCAATTTGCCATATAAGCTTATCTTTGCGGCACGTTGAAAAATATCAAGTTGAATTCAAATTAGAATAATCGGGCATAGGGGCATTAATCTCTATTCGATTGTTTGGATTATTCTTATTCCATAATTCTTTAACTCTTTGCCAATCTCTCTGCATTATTAAAATGAACCTTTTCTTTTCAGAATTGTTTAATCTCATATTATGGCTTGAGTGAGAAAAATATTCTGCTATATCTATTCTAATACAAGCGTCTTTTCCCACTCATTCTTTTCGATATGAATGTGTTTTATCGGTCCCTCTTTATTACGAACATAGACTCTAAAACCATCAGATTGACTAGTTTTATTATTAAGTAAATCCTTTTGAACAAATAGAAATTTCTCTTCGATTTTTTCATTATTCTCCATTACTGATGGATATAACTGCTGTCCAGTTAACATTTTTCCACTACAACGAGGGCAAGGATCGTTAAAATACATAACTGCTATAGTATAGCCACAGTCTTCACAGGATATCATTTGAAGCTCCTATGGATAAGATTTTTTAATATACCGATCGTTCTTAGGATCAACATCAATTTGAAAGAACGAGTATTCGTTTTGATATTTGGTATAAATTGATTCTTTGTCAACATCAGTTGACCTGATTCCAAAGATCACTTCTTTAATTGTATGCGGCAACATAGCGATACCTACATTGGTTCGGCCAACGATCCAAATTCTTTCTTCGTTTTCATATGACCAATTTGGTAGCTTATGTGTCATGAATTCTTTAATTTCATTAGCCCCAAATCCATATCCGCCATCATAACTAAGTGTAAAGAAAACTGTAGAATAATCTACCTTACCGTAGTAAGCTCCGCTATTTCCATCAAGTCCTCCCAATTTAACGCCGCCCAAAGCAAAAGTATTTGTCAAATAAAAATCAAAAGCAAGGCAGATACCATCATTGTTTGCGTAGTGCGACCACATCAAAATTTTTCCCAAAAGGTAATAGCAAAGATATAGGTTTATGTTGTTTTAGTAGAGTTGATACTGATATATTACCCTAGGTAAAGGTAGCGGTATACCATTCACATCCAGCTGTTTATCAAACATTATAACACTTTCGAGAACGTCATTTTGATGAAAAAGATCAGCAAACCAAAGCGTATTATTAAGTAGTACTTCTTTTGCTCTATCCCACTTAAAGTATTTATATAATCGCATTATTCTTGTTCTCTAAGACCTTGATAATCTTCTTTAATAAATCATCAGTAGAAAAATTATTGTGCTCATCTAAGACTTTCAGGCCTAAACTGAAAATGAATTTGTTTGGATCAATTAATTTAACAGTGATATTACCTCTATCATTATTTGCACTGTTGGAATAAGAATCTTGTAATTGTTTTAGAACTTCTTCAGTAGTTGTAGCTTTACCATAAGATGGAAAATCAAAACCCTTGCTAATAAAATAATCTCTGGCAAATTGTAACGTGCTTAAACTAAAGCTTGGTATGTCGAAATAATCCCAATTTGGGTTATAAGGAAACTTCCAAATTACCCTTTCATCAAATTTTTCATTTATTGCGAGGTCTATAGTTTCTAATATAGATTTATATATTTCTCTTATTTTTGCGATCTTTTCCTGTGTTGTCATTCGCATCCTCCCTCTCTAATATTTCTAATCGTTCATTCCATATTTCAAGTAAAGTCTTCAGTCCTTTGTTGGTCAAGAACTTGTGGTCGCCTGTGCAGCGAAGGACCGTACCTTTATCGGTCGTCACCTCATATACTTCTTTCATACCGTTGTCGTGTTTCTGAACAACTGGAACGTCTTTAAGTTCACCGTTAGTATAAGCGGTAATCACATCGCCTATTTTCAAATGCTTAATCTTCTTGCGCTTTCCGTTAGCCAGCTTAATCAACTCATTTTCTTCGAGACAATATTTTGCCTGGCCCATAAGAGCGTTCCATTGAGCATCAGCATAATTTTGAGCTCCTATGTGCTCGATAGATTTTGGCTGGCCTGTTTTTGGATCCTTAATTGGCCTTCCATCGCTGTCTTTGATTATTTCTATATAGGTCTTTTCTGGCCAACCATCTTCTTCCATAATTTTCTTTATGGCATGCTTTAAATAGCCAATCTTGTAGACGTCAGTCTCAGCATACATCGTGTCACGATTTTCTTCGGTAGTTTTAGACTTACCAATTTTCCTAACTAGTCTTCGGACCTTATCTGCCTCAAAGATCGTAAAACCGCCAAGCTCCATAAGAATTTGTAGGAGCTGTTCTTGATAAAGCATCCAGCCACGCGTTTGATCATAGATTTTATGAAGACACTTTGGTATTTTGTCGAAGTCAATATGTTCAGATGCTTTATACTCATCGACGGTACAGGCTGCTCCTGGTCGAATGAGAGTAGATATGTTTGAAATATCCTGTAAGCTTCTTGGCCTAATCTGCCTTACAGCTTCTACGAACACTCTAGACTCCATTTGAAAGATGTTATCCAATTGTAAAGTATTTATAAAGTCGTAAACCTTTGGATCATCTACAGGTAACAAGTAAGGATCTTTAATGAAGTCCTTACCCTTCTTTCTATTTATTTCTTTTACACAAAGCTGTATTTGCTCTACACAGCTTAAACCTAATAAGTCTACTTTGATCCAGCCAAGGGCTTCTAGTTCTTTAACTGCCCCTGATTCCTGCCAGCCGGTCACATAACCCTTATTAGCTCTTACTATAGGAATATGATCGAAGACGTTATCTGAACTAACTATAAAGCCTCCAGCATGTTGACCGATATTCTTTTTCATGCCAGTCAATTTGATCATCGTCTCTTCGACTTCAGGATGTTCTTTCAGGAAAGTTGCTACAGGTGGATACTTTTCTTTTATCTCACTTATGTCTAAATCTTTATCTTCATCTGATACTAATTTACTAACTGTTAAATATTCAGATGGCGCTATATTGTAGACGCGTGATACTTCCTGAACTGATCCTTTAACACCAAGTGTACCATAAGTACCAATGCTTACACAATTCTCTTCGCCAAACTTTTTCTTCAACCAGTCTTTTACAATATCACGACCGTTGGGGCTGATGTCGTTATCGATATCTGCCATATCTGCTAGAGAATAATAATGCCTAAGTTTTATTGGTTTGGGCGCCAAGCCTAATAAGTAAAGTGATAAAAGATTATTTGGGTTATTGGTAAGTATTTCTTTAGATTCAATCAGCTTAACTAATTTTTTGAAATCATCATCTTGAACCTTGAAGGCTTTTATCTCCTCGTCAAGAAATTCATTTTCTTCTTTACTTAAGTTTTGAGCTTTATCTTTTAGTAAGTTTGTTAGTTCTTTTTTGGTCATTTTCAATTACCTTATCTATTTCGTTCTTCATCTCTTCGCTAACAGCTTTAATCAATTCTTCTTCTACGTCTATACCTTGCCAGGCTTTCAGATCTTGATATGCCTGTTGGCTCCAAGTAACTTTTAGTTTTCGGGCCCATTGGCCTCTTTCAAATTGTTCACAAGTTTGTTCTTTAGGTATATCTATGTTGTTCTTTTCGTCTTTAGTACAAACCCCTCGGTTATTATACTTGCAATGAATACAGGTTTCGTCTTTAAGAAGTCTCTTTGTTATCTCTTTCTTTGTCATTGAGTACTGTTATCTCATCTATATCAAAATACTTTGATTTTTTACGTTTTTCAAAATCATCGCACATTAGGTTCTTAGGAAGAGTGCTGACTCTAAGGAGACAGGCTGGCTCTTTAGTCTTTGCAAATCTAGCCAGCCAGTCGCAATTATAACAGACCTCGTCTTTTAATAGCTTAAGAACCTTTTCTTTTTTCACTTCTTGTCCGTAGATCCAAAGCCGCCCGCATCTCTAAATTGTTCTTGCTTCATCCAATTATAGAGTTCATTTTCTGTAACATTGATAAGGTCGCAATTAAGAATAGGGACTAAAATCATTTGCGCTAATTTATCACCCTCATAAATCATTACTTCTTCAGTGCCAGTATTATGAAGGTCAATATGAACTTCGCCAGAATAAAAGGTATCTATAACTTGAGCTCCGATTAGAAGATTCTTTTTTGAAGCTACGCTGCTCTTATTGAGAAATAGACCCATATGTCCGTAAGGTATTTCTACCTTAATGCCTGATGGAATTGCAACGTTATTACCTGGCTTTATGACAATATAGTTTTTGTTGTCTTGTCGGTTAGCGTTTGTACCAAAGACACATTTCTTCTCTAGAAGTAAAGCAACTAGATCTTGGTTTAATTTAGGGAGATAGAAATCAATTCCAGCATCTGTGGGGTGCCCCCGCGTGGGGGACGCGACCATCCTGGTCGTCGCAAACTTTAGTAACATTTATTACTCCTTTACTAATTTAAATGCACTCTTTTTGGATAGAATGAATCTAACTTTAATCCTATATATGCACTGGTCACTAAACAACACTGGATACCCAGCCGAATCAATCTCTATTGATTGTTCATATGAAAGAGTAATCCAGTCTACTTTTATAGAACTGATTACATTATAGCAAATTCTGTTGTCTATTATTTTTAAAGTAAGAGTTTCTGTAATTGGCGTTTGACTTTCAGCTCTATATCGATCGTGAAGCTTTCTTAATGCAAAATATTGTGAACTATTTACTATTGGGTCTATACTCACTACTTCCATGAAAATAGCTTCTGTGTTATCTGTCCCGCGCATTTTGCTGTAATCTCTAGAATAATTAAGATCAACTGCAAAAGAATTTGGATGACCTTCTATTGACAAAGACATTGGAACAAATCTGTCCCACTCTTTTAAGTAATCATTAATAAGTTCAAAATAAGCATTTTTCAATAAGTAATAGGAAAGCTTGTGCATTATTCGGTAACGATTTTATTTCCATTATCATCTGTGATAATAAGATGAGCTATTGATCCGTCATTTAACCATCTCCAACTTCGCCAATCAAAATGTTCAATGTCATAATCAATTTTCAAGACTTTACTGAAATGCATTTCAAGATTGCCTCCAATATAATAGTCTGCGTGTTGAGTTATATGAGTAAATGTCGGTTCTGTGCTAAAACAACTTATAGCTATCGCCAATGAAATTGGAACAGCAAGTACAATTCCTATGTGAATAAGAACTTTTCTACTGAGATGAGGGTGTTCATAGAGTTGTATTAAAATTAGCGACAACGTACCGATAAAACACGCAACAATGAATGCAACTACCATAATGTCTCCTTAGATCTTTATAAGAGGGACTCCAGCATTTTTTAATACTGACTTAGAATCACCAACATCATAATCATAGTCTTCTACATAATAGATATGAAGCGGCTTGAGAGCAACTAAAAGTTTAGCGCAATTGATACAAGGTTCCAGTGAAACGTAAATGTCGGCGCCAGAAAGATTAAGTCCTTCATGGGCAGCAATTGCTATCATATTTTGTTCAGCGTGAAGTTCATTTTTATTAGACCATACGTGGTGAGCCTCACGCCAAAAAGTTGAAGACTTCCACTCTTCGTAAGTTAGCCCCTTAGGTATTTTAGCCATTGCATATTCAGAACCACCAAATTTGACGGGCTCAGGCCAACTATAAGCTTTCTTACGACCAAGCTTATATGTAGCTCTAAAGACTTCATCACAGTTTGGTTGGTGAGGAGCAGTCCCATTTATACCTGAAGCAATTATACGATGGTTCTTTACTGCTATTACTGCCACCTTTTTACTTTCACAATGGGACTCTTGAGCGAACCTCAATACGATATCCTTGAACAAATTATTCAATCTTGTTTGTTTATCCACTAGTGTTTCCTTTGTGTCCAATCTTTACAGGTGAATTCTTTTGGACAAAATGTTATGTTGAGGGCACATCTATAAAAGAAGGGTATTGATTCAACGCCTTCTATTAATCCACCATTTCCCAGGATTGTACACGTTTCACAATTACTACAAATTTTATTCTGCAGCAAATTCATTGTTATTTCTTTAGACATAATACCTAACTAGAAATATGCAAGATAAATATATGGTTAAAAAAGTTGGCGGAATTTACACACATATTGAAGAAGATATGGTGCTTCTTTGTGTAGCGTTGACAACAAGTAAATGGAAAGATCACGGTGAATTTTATATTTTACATAAATCAAAGATCCAACGTGGAGCATTTAGTGCGGGCGTATTAATTCCATCACGTCATACTTCTTCTGTTATTTTAGAGGATGTAGGTCAAATAACAAAATTGGCGTGGACTGAAGTGAAAGAGCTTAAAAAAATAACAGTTTCATTACAACCATTAATAATGCAAAAAGCTTTAAGGGTTATATTCAAAGAGGAACATTCTCTAACGCTCTATGGTTTTACAAATTAAGGAAAAGTAATATGACACCAAAACAGATAGCTGCTAAAATAAACTTTCCTATAAGCGTAGAGTGGCACGGTTATGCAAATGACTACTCTAACGCTATAGGCGCTTATCAAGGACTAAGTCCGTCTGAAATTAAAAAATGGAAAAAAGACCCAAAAGGTTATATAGACGAGTTTGATCTAAGTCCTGGTTCGGATGATGATTGGGATTACGTGAAGCCATGGTACGCTTATCTTAACGGTCGTCTCATTCTAGCCGTCGCAAATATTTCTGACTTACCTTCGACAAGTATTAATAAAGTTGACAAGTATGAAGCAATAAAACAGGCTTTTGTTATTGACTTCAAATCTGGTAATGAGAGAAACAGAATTTTACATTTTTACGATGATATGATAGGCGAAGATTTAGTAGATGAAGTTCAAGAAGCATGGTCGGATATAGCCCATTCTTTTAAGACTGTTCGCGAAGCCTACAATAATGGTAAAGTGTCTAAAGAGTTTGGACAGATGGCCAAAAGCTTTAGTAACTCTGATTGGCAAGCTGTCGAATTTTACGTTAATGCTTTAGAGGCCGCATACTAACAAAAAGCCTCCTGTTTCCAGGAGGCCAACCAAAAACTAGAACGAAAGGGTATATGAAACTTTGACCATTGGGTCCCACGTGGGATTTTTATTAGTGATTCCGTCGGTAATGCTGTCGTCATAATTAGAAATCTTACTGGCTACTTCAATATAGAGTGGGCCAGTAGTGAAACTAACTCCCGGAGTAATACTAGAGCCTAATGCGCTGAACTTAGAATTTCCCTGTCCATACCAGAATGTTCCAGCGCTAGATACATCGGCTGTGAAGATTGACGCCGCCACATATGCTTTCAGACCTTTTACGCCAATACTTCCGAAGTCAAATGAAAGTTTAGGATCGGTGTAATATCGAGTGTTGTAACTAGTGTCTGAGAATGATGGTGACTTTGCTGCGTCTGCAAAGTAAATACTTTCTTTAACATCTAGCTGCAATGGACCATAGATGAAGCTTATTTGGGGTTTCACATCATAAATCCAAGTAGGTGAAATTCCAATTTCTGTAGATGCTGAGAATACCATTGCAAATGTTTTATCGAAGGCCAGCTTGTAAGATAGACTTTCATAATTAGTGAAGAGAGAGTTTTCAGAGTTGTCCCCAAAGAATGTGCTTAAATATACTCCCTTATAATACTTGTCAAAGATATACTTGATTTCATTATTTTTTGTATCTTTCGCGTCAAATCCAAGAAAGTACATAGGGAAGCTAGATCGAAAAGTTAAACCGTTAGCACTAGCTTCTACATATGGCTCTATTCGTCCGACCTGAACAAACGTGGGTGAAATTGTGCCCATTATATCTTCTCCCATAAGACCAAGCTTTAGATTTACTCCGTTAAGCTTAGCGACGTATGAGCCATTGAAATATGGATCTAGTGAAAAATCGTAACTATTAGTATCTGGCATTGGCGAGGTGCCATTTTTAGCTTGCTGTGCGCTTAGTGCATTAAAATCATAACCGATGCCGCCCAGTTCTAAGCTAAAACCTTCAGCTGATACTGCCATTGTGACTGCTGCCAATAAGACAGCTATTAATAGTAGAATCCTCTTCATTTATTACTCCTTAATTGATTTGCCATTATAGGTGATTGATTTAATAACGGCCTCAGCCTTTTCGACTGCTTGCTTTGGAAGGGATGCATATGATAATGGGCCTGCTAGTCTTTGACCGTCATGCGTCATCCACCAGATCAACTTAATCATTGCGTCTGCCTTGTCTTTACGATCGCCATAGGCCTGCTCCTTATACAGAAGAATCCAAGTAAAACTTGCAATTGGATATCCTTGAGGAGCTGCTGTATCTGTAATACTCAATCGAGTATCGTCAGGGATGGAGACTGCGCAAGCTGCTGTCGTAGATTCTAGAGATGCAGTAATGAAATTACCACTCTTGTTCTTTATGCTTGCGAATGGCATCTTGTTCTGTAGAACATATATTAGTTCAACATATCCAATGCTTCCGGGTATTTGTTTTACAATTCCTGCTATTCCTGGATTCCCTTTGGCGCCAATGCCAACAGGCCAATTCAGAGCAGTGCCAGAACCTACCTTTGCTTTCCAGTCTGCTGATACCTTCGCAAGGTAGTCACTGAAGACTGAAGTAGTACCACTTCCATCTGAGCGGTGTACGACTGTAATGTTTAGATTTGGAAATTTCACCAACGGGTTTAGTGCAGCAATTCTTGGATCGTTCCATTTCGAAATTTTCCCCAAGAAAATATCCGCTATTACATCACCAGTGAATTTTAGTGCAGGGTCACCAGGTAAGTTCGCAGTTAATACGACCGCCCCAGCGACAATTGGAATATGAACAATAGCTGCTGGTGCAGCCTTTAGTTGCTCATCTGTCATGAAAGCATCTGAAGCTCCAAAGTCTACTGTGCGAGCTGTCAGTTGCGATTGTCCACCACCAGATCCAATAGCTTGGTAGTTTACCTTCACTCCGGTATCCTGGTAGTACGTGTCGAACATCTTTGTGTATAGTGGTGCTGGGAACGTAGCCCCCGCCCCCACTAGTTCGACTTGAGCAAAAGCGAAACCGCTAATAAGCAATAGCGCTATTACTCCGATGACTAACTTTAGTTTCATTAAAACCTCCTGTCTAGATTTATTAAGGAGTTGTTAAGTCTCCTTCGCAAATATATTGGCGACAGGAAGTGTATTTATGTCAGATAATTCTTGATATTGATTAAGTTTGAACTCAATGTTGACACTAAGTAAACACTACACACAAAAAAGCGGTCTTTTCAGACCGCCATAAATTAGTCTCCACCGCCGCCACCGTCTCCACCACCGCCACCGTCTCCGCCGTCTCCCCCGCCACCGTCTCCACCGTCTCCACCACTGCCACCGTCGCCATCTGCAGTAGCTCCACCAGGATCGCCAGTAGATCCAGCATCAACAAGTGATCCATCGACTGCTTCAGTTTCAGCTGGAAGTGAAGGAGGATCTTCTATTGTTATTTCTTCAGGTTCTTCTTCGGTAATAGTGCGTGGAGTCATTTCAAACTCTTCGGCTGCAAGCGCTGAACTGAGATCTTCCATAATCTGCGCACTGTGTTTAGCAAGGAGTTTGATCCAAACAAAACTATCATCAGATCTGTTGAAGGTTACAAAACGGGACTTATGCTTTCGAGCTTCTCTTTCGGCTGCACTTGGCATACAACCTACAAAAGCGACAAAAATAAAGAGCAGCATGAGCCATTTTCCAATTTTCATTTGTATACCACCTTGCTTACCATAGCGTTCATTTCGGTAAGGTATTGATCGACTGCCTCAATGAAACCTGTAATGTAAAAGAGATTTTTATTATCTAAGTATAGGACTTCGATGTTCAACTTCTTTTCATATTTGATGTGCTCTTCATTTTCAGATTTTGAAATTGTCTTTTTGGTGCGAACCTCTCCGAAGCTAATCTTTGCCAAGAGTTTGTGTTCGTGGTAAAGCCTCAGTTTCGGATAACGTCCTTCAGGGGTTCGAATCCAAAAACCCCACTTGCCGACATTACCGCGACAAGCTATATTGTTTGGTCCAATCACGCCTGGAATTTTTGCGGCCTCGATATATCCTAGAACTACGCTGATAAGTTTCTTGAGATACTCTTGCATTGCCTCGCCAGTTTCAAAACCTCGTTCAGCTGTTTGCTCGGCGAATTGTATCTCGTATTCATTGACGCTCATGCGTATTGATACCTCTTTTTCTGCTCTGCTTGAATTTTGATACAGCGACTTTCGCCTACCTCAAAGTCTTTGCAAGTTTGCGGGCGCTCATTGTAGATGGTGCAGTGACCGTCTTTACCGAGAGCAACACAAGTGAGACGATCCGCTTTCTTTCTCATCCAGTAGGCATTAGCTCGCACATAGATCATTTCCCACGGAACGTCATCATCTCCTGTAACCTGTACACGGTATCTTGTGCAACACCCTCCTCGACATTTTTCACAAGGAGTTTGGACCTGCCGGAAATTGTTCATAAATTAAATATAAGTTATTATCGAAAGAAATTACCTTACAGGTTCAATTATTACCACGTCCAATCTCAAGATAAATTAAAGAAGGCAAATAATGTTTACATGTGAAATATGCGGCACGACATTTGAAAACGGCAAAGTCAAATCTAACCATATAAGATGGTATCATTCAAAAACTACTTTTTCTGAAAATGGAATAGCAAAAGTTAAAGAAAATGCTCTTGCTTCTAACGAGAAAAGATTCGGTAAGTGGATTGAAGAAGAAGTCAATTGCCATAAATGTGGAAAATCTAAAACGGTCTATTATAGAGAAGGACATAAAAAAGCAAAGTATTTTTGCTCACGAGTATGTGCAAATTCTCATAATATGGAAGGAGTTCATACAGATGAAATTAAAAAAGTTATTTCTGACAAAATGAAGATCGTATGGCAAAATCCCGAGTATATCAAGAATCAATTTACCAATAATAAATTTAGGTTTAATTCTAAACGAGAAGTTGAAATTAGAGATTACTTCATTAAAAATTTTCCAACAGATGGTTGGACTTTTGGCGGACATTTAAGATTAACTGAGGACGTTTTTGTAGCTAGAGATCTGTTTTCTGACAAGTTGAAAATCTGTTTTGAGTATGACGGAGTTTGGCATTTTAAGAACATCAAGGGCCAACTACAAGAGAAGCAGCAAAAGGATAAATTATTAGAAGAATGGTGTTTAGAAAATAATTATCGACTTATAAGAGTAGACAGCGAAGCGTCTGTTGATATCAAAAGTATTGAAGATTTAATCTACAACAATAATAAATCAGTTATTAAAATTGGTAAACGTTATTAAAGATGGAGATGGCGGCATCGAAGCCGCGTCCAGACTCTTCCTTGCCCTTTCGGTTCTGTGCGCTTTTCGTCGGGCTCAAGCGGCCGAATCTGTCGAAACCTTTACATCCCCAGTAAAATGGTGAAAAGGGTAGGCATCTAAGCCTACAACTACCGGTCTAATGGCCGGTGGGCTCGGTCTAGTTATTGTTTCCCATATACTTAAGGGATATCGTTACTAGCCTCTCCATTACCCTATCCTCTTCATAGACAGTATAAAAGATTATCGAAACCTTTTACCCCAATCTTTCTGTTTTGCCAATTCAGCCATTTCTTCACCAAACCTTCTGGCTATTTCAGCAATGATGTCCTCTCTAGTAATCCAACCATTTTTGATAATAGCTGTAGTTGCAATAGAGATTCCAAAGAGTATGCCAAGCAAATATCCGAAGACACATAGGCCAATTGCAAATGTCATCATAACACTTTCCTTTAAATTTGATTTTCTGGACTAGGGCGAGCAATGTATTCTATTTGATCGAAGTAACTCAAATTGGATGCAAATACTAAGCTGCCGTGCCCACGAAGATTGACGGCGAAATCGGTGAAGCTATGATTCTTCCATACCCAACCGATCTCAGCTACCTCTTCAAGAGAACCGCAGGGAATCACGTCATTGGTTATTGGAACGTTCTTGATATAGACGTGGCTGTGAATCATGTAACGAACGTTGAAATAGATTGCATAGAGCATTACTTGAATGGGAGTATCGACTGATGGTTTGGCCTCTCCGTAATATTCGACTGTGCCATTAAAGGGCATCTTTACAGCTACGAATCCGTCTTTACCAATCAGACGTTTGTCGATGTTGCGGCGGGAAACGTAGATATAATCGCCTCTTCTGAAAGAAGGGAAACCGTTCTCGCACCGGAAAGACATATTACCCAGAAACCGTTCTGTATGCTCTGGATGAATAAGCGAATGAAATGTTTCTGCTAGATGCTTTCCGATTTCGAAAAATTTTGTCTCTTCTGGAATGGATAATGCTTCGCCTACTTGTTTGCTTCCAACTCTAGTAAGCCTCATTAGTAAATTGATTCGATCCGTTAAGGCTATTGCTACTTTGTGAATATCGGGTTCTTTCATACAATAGGCGTTGTTCAAGGGATCTAGGATTGAACCTACGATTCTCCCATTCTCACTACGGAACTCAAGCATGAGATTACTCTTGACGGCAAGCATACGCGAAACAAGCTCCATGTATGAATACTTTCCGTCAAGGTTGCTCTTGGAAGTGACGAGTAGTACCTTCTTGTTGATTTCTTTTATTCTATATACTGTCTTTTCGTAGGTATTAGGAACGTTGACGAACCATAGAATGACGTCATACTCCCCGACACTGTTGAGGTGTTCTTCCAACTCTTTTGACGTTCCACCATTTTGAAAAGTACAATCGCCTCCGAGCTCGTCGCGCAACTTGTTAATATAGCCAGATTCTTTGATGTTCTCAATCCAATTCCCGCCGAGAAAAAGTATCTTCATGACGCTACCTTATTACTAAACCAATCGATCCATACCAAGTGTTGGCGAAATACGCATAGTAGTATTTATAGCCTATAGAAGTAGAAATTCCAGCTTGACCACTATAGAACGTAGCTCCCAAGCCTCCGCTTATTCCAACAGTGTTCAAAGGATAATAACCGATAACCCCGAAAAATGATGGCGTGAGAGTAATCATGATATCAGAATGTAATGGCAAGTCGGAACGGAATGTCGAGTGATATGTTTGCTTGTGTCCAGTGAGTGGTGTTAGTCCAAAGCGAATCATTACCAACGATTTCAAGAGGACAACTAAGAGTAAAACCAACGCCTTCCCAAAAGCCGTTGTTCCCACCACCATAAAAACTGAAACTCATAGCGCCATTATTGTAAAGCGAATCGTTTACAGCTCCAATAAAAAACTCAGCGTAATAATCTGCGAAAAGTAGAGGAGTTGCCAAGATCAAAATCAAAATCAAAGTAATTTTCTTCATATTATGGCCTTTCGACAAAGAGAACCGGCTGAGAGCAAGCCAGGATCAGCCGGTTTGTGGAGGAAGGGAGAATGGTCTAGTGCCTTAATACTCTATCGACGCCCATCCTTTTTTGGAATTCAGTGGGCATCGTCGCCCATGCTTTGGCTTCGATCTTGGCGGCGATTTCCCGGATGGTGGCCCTCTTGGCCTGTTCGTCGTCGCTGATCAGGTTTTCAGCGATCTTGGCCCGGAGATGAGCCTGGTAAATCTCCCACCGCTTTTCCCACTTGAGCTTGGGATTCAACTTCAGCATGAGCCAAAATCTGCATGTGTTGACCTCTGAGGTCGCCAAAAAATCTTCTTCGGGTTTTGAAGGCTTAGAGCCCGGCTCGACCCTGTCGCGAGCATTCCGTGAGCGAAGCTTGGGATCTTTGGGGTCAAGCTCCCGGCGGAGATCGAATTCCGGTTTGAGGCTTATCATCTTCTGGTATCCTCCATACGATCAGTATAGATCACTGTCGAAGCTTATCTTAGAAAAGCCATCAGTTCAATGAGAGGATCTAGCTTTTTCGTCGGTGCATTCTTGTCTTTTTCGTCAGACGAAAAGCCGTTACAAGCTTTGAGCCAAACTGGATCGAAGTTTAATGGCCACATGAACCAGCCACTTCTTATTCCGTAGGGATCGCCTTCAACTATTGCATTATGGTTATTACAACGACTATGAGCGTCTCCAGGAATCTCGCGTCTGTGAGCGCACTTATAACAACTCTCGTCTTTCAGTGTTCTAATGGTTTCTCGTTTACTTCTTTTGGCCATTTTATGCCTCTTTATATTTGCCAGCTATTTTCTTGAAAATGTAAGATCCGTTAAGTATATCTAACACTTTGTCAAGTTCTTGTTTTCTATTCATTTTGACATTCTTGGCTTCAAGGGTAAATGCATCCAATGTGTTATATTGCCGTGAAAGTCAATTGAGGAGCCAGAAGGATAATTCCATCTTCCGCCATAATTAATGAGAACAGCTATATGATAACCGGCATAACTATCTCCACAGTATACAAGGAGCGGTCCATCTGGCGCAGGCTTGTCTTCAATGCTGTTCCACATATGCCCTCTAAGTAAAGCTAAAACTTCTTCTTTAGTTACCAATTAACTGTACTCGTATATTTGAGCGCTGGGCCACCAGGACGTGGGTATAAATTTGTCCAATACTCACACGTAAATTCGTTTCCATTAAAGTGGCGACAGGACATTGAACCATATAGACAAAGTGTGCAAGTTTTGTTTTGTAGGTAATTGATTGTAATTCTTTTACCTGTCATTTTATTCGTCTTTTATATTCTAAAGAAAAGACTGGTTCAATGCCACTTGGTCTCGGCCATGGTTTATCTGGTTGAACACCATAATAATCCTTCCACTCATTGCAAGTTCCATATGCTTGGTGACCGCAAGTAGCATGTGCGATACACTTACCGCAAAGCTTTCCTTTTAGTAAATTGATTGTAGTTATTTTAGTGGCTTTTGGAATGCCAAGATTATTCCGAGTTTTGCTAAGCAACATTCAATCGCCTTCAATCATTCCACCACGTGCATTATAGCGTTTGGATAGTTCTTCCCAAACTTCTGGAAAAGCTGCCTTCAAAAGCCTTAAGTTATCCGTATCAGCCTTTCGCATGGCTGCCATTATTAAGGCGTAGAAAGAACCATGAATTCCTTGAGATTCGCGATAGTCATATAAGCTCATTCTTTTTTCCTCAACAAATAACTGACTGACTTGACTAAGTTTTTTCGCAAGTCATCTAAATTTATTGCTTTAAATCCAAACTCTCCACTGAACTCAAAGAGTCCTACTTTTCCGTCAACATCTACATAAACATCCATGCTCAGCGCATAAGCCATGGGAAATTTTTCTTTGAGAATGTGAGTATATTCCTCAATGCACTTTAATGTTCTTGGCTCAATCTTGTCGCTTGGATCGCTACCGTAGTAAGTCACTTTAGCACCTACGGCTAGATTGTTTTGAAAATGGTCCAGATTTATATGGCGCTCGCAATAGAGCGAAGGAATGTCGCCGGCGGCAAACATTAAAACACGATATTCGTTTCGAAGAAAAACGCGTTTAGTAATAAGCCAATCTTTCGGATTGTTTCGAAAAAATCGGCGCGATTCATCTATTTCATCATCGTGTCCGCCACCCAAAATAGCCTTATCCTTAGACTCAGGGGCGACAGCAACTGGGTCACCTCCGAGTTTTCTAGATCCTGAATCATTGGTCTTTTTTGTTTTTTGAAAACTGACTTCTTCAGCAGCTATATCACCCTGGGCACATTTTATCAGAGCACCCTTTTTAATAAGAAATTGCTGAAGACCTCGAGCGCCAAGCATACTCTTGACAATCATTTGTGTTTCATTGTCTATGCCGTCAAGAAGAGCTGAAAGTTGATACTTTTGTTCTGTTCTTGTGTAGAAATATTCTGGACAAGTAATGCTGTTGTGAGTGAAGAAACAATGTTGCTCTAATTTTGTCATTCGGTGTAGGCCCAATACTGGAACGCCTAAACTATTTAGTTCGTTTACAACATCGATTGGAGGATTCTCTTCGCCAGTTATAAAAACTGCATCGACATTTGTAGAGACTCGTCCATTATGTATTTGATAACGAAGTGGAACAAAAGTAAAGTCAGATTCAATTAGCGCAATTATTGAGCTGTCAATAAATGGCTTGGGAACTCCAATGATCATTTTTTACCATCCTAATTCATTAGCCCAAATTGGCTTTGGTGCATCTTTTTCACTTATCCAATCTTCGCAAGCAATGTTGCCGTCAAGATAGTTTGCAGTTTGGCAACAAGCGTGACAATTTTCACAGGTATGTTTTTTTAGCAAATCAATTACAGTTCTTTTATCAACCATTTAGATCGCCTAAGAAAATCTACTTATTCTTGAATACGTTGGGAAGATGCAAAATGCTTTCTACAGAGCCTTCTGAAAATCTGAAAAAAGTTCCTGGTCTGCTTCTAATTATCTGCCGATAATATGGGGTTTCGGCATCAAAATAGATGCTGTCAAAATGAACCGGATATGAAGGATAAGTTATGAAAAGGCCAAACATATTTGGCTGGGGCTCGGTATCATCGTAGATGATTGCTATGCTGTTGTTGCCGCTCATGTGAAATTTCCGCACTGTAAGATCGATTGGAATTTTCTTATCAGAGGTAATGGGTATTTTGTTTGGGCTAGATTGTGAAAACATTAGAATGAAAAGACCGCTAATAAAGGCTGCAGTGATGGCCGCAGAAAGAGGGAAAGTGATAATACTACGAGCTCTCCACTCTCTGGGATTTTGTTTATGAGAATAGATACTAGCACCCAAAGAAAGCGCGAATACAACGCCTATGATAATTAGCCAAAGTCCCATATGTCATCCTTTCAGTTAGGTTGTATGAGCTTCGTCATACATTTCATACAGACTCGTTTATCGTCTGGATCCATTCGCTTTTCGGGGTAGTAGTGTCCGCAAATTTGACAGTGATACATGTTGTCTCCGATTTGAACGGGGGCTTTTGCTTTCACTACTACATTAGGCTTCATGATGCTTCTACGCCGACCCAGTTCTTAAATACTGCCTTGAGAGTAGAAAACTTGTTGATGAACTCAGGATCATTCTCTTGGGCCCATTTGAGCACCGTGATGAGGTTTTCTTTCGTCGGCCGAAGAGTAGCGTCCTTATGGTTGGAATTGTATTTCTTGAAAGTCTTTTTGAGAAGTTCAGGCTCTTCATGATCAACGATTTCGTTGATAGAAGGACCGTCGTTCTTCTGCTGGCTGTTCTCAATCCAGTCAAGGACCTTCTCCTGCTCGACATAGAAAGTTTTCACCTTGTTATTTCGCCGAGCCTCTTTGCGGGATTTGTAGGCGATGGCCAGAGAAATCTGTTTCCAGAAAAAGGAATAAGCCGCGCCCTTCTGATAGACGAAAGACTCCTGATGCTTGAAGCATTTCAACACGCAAAACTGCACGTAATCAGACCGCTCATGAATTGCAATTCCTTTCTTGGCGACCTGGTATTTTGCAATGTCGTAGATGAACTTGTACAGCTTATCGCTCTTCTGGCGATCTGCCCAAGCTTGATCCATTTCTTCCTTGTTGATGTCCAGTGGCATGCGCTCGCCTCCCTTGGTTAGTAAATGAATTATAGAATGCTATCGATACTAATATCTAACCCTGTCACTTAAATGAAACTCCTTACAATGCCCAGCATAATTGATTTCCTGTTGTCCTACTGATAATATCCACGCTCCAGCGTGTCTGACTACTGATAATTTACGGCACGTACATACTCCACTATGCCAACCTGTAACAAACTGATAATATGTGCAATTACTACACGTTGTGCAATAAGCCACTTCTTGGCCTTTGAGCAATCTCTTGACTTCTCCTTTAGTAAATTTTGTCATAGTCCATACACCAAAAACCGTCAGTTGTAGATTGGTCGTTATGAAGATTACACCAGCCCAAATTTTGATCGTAGTTAAGATATGCTTTAAGATCGTGGTGCGAACAAGCTTTACAAGAACGATTTTTCAAAAGTTTTAGCACCTCTTCCTTACTATGGAACATCTGGTACAGGCTCCCAAAAATTACAGAGGGGAATAGAGTTTTCCAAATCTAGATCTAATCTTCTCAATAGACATCGACCTTTAGAACCGCCCGTTGGATAGCGTATGTAGGATCTACACTCGACGCAGGACTCTATGTATGTACCATCTTTGAGCATTTTCTTTACAGTTTCTTTGTCGTGTCTAGGCATTTTCTAAATCATTGAATTGTGCCAGCTTATGACAAACTCATCGCGATCTTCTCTTAGTGTTCCTTTAGCTGTATACTCAGGCAGCAATTTTTGTGATGTTCCGTCAGTAAAATACACCGTCCATGAAAAGGGAGGATTGCTTTCAATCGGACCGACAGATTTAATGCATGAAGAATTGTATTCGACTCCCTTATGAGAAAACGTAGCTCCTACAGCATTATCAAATATCCCCATCACGGCCTCCTAAAAAACTCACATTGGTGCACTTTGGGATTGTCTATGTCCAAGAAAGCTCCATTATGACCTGAACAAGCTGACCACCTAATGCTAAAATATCTACACCGAATACAGACTTGTGGCTTGAGGAGCTCAATTGTCTGTCGCTTATCTCCGGCCATTCTCTTTTTCTACTCTCTTGACTATTACCAAGTTTCCGAACGGAACTGTGATATTGTCATTATTGATCACAGCCCAAATAGTCGGAACGTTGTAGTGATTGATATTCCAATCAAAGTAGCCATCTGTGAAGTTCACGATAAGAGTAGCGTTTTTGTAGTCCTTGTGTATAAGATCATAAAGATCTTGAACGGCAGTTCCACCTCGTCCTACAATTTTGATCTTGCGCCAATCCCCCTTCTTATAAGGAGCAACGCTATGGATGGTGGTATCCCACTGGATGAGAATCAGGTGAGAAAAATCCTTGACGATCTTTTCGATCTGACCAAAGAAGATCATAATGTCTTCGTCAGCGACACTACCCGATGTATCTACCGTTACGATAATGCGCTTGGAAAGTTTCCGAAGACCAGGAAGAGGTAAGCTTCTTCTGTTTCTCTTTGACCAAGTGTTTTCGTATATTGCGCCTGGCTCGTTGACGTATTTGGACATAAAACGAGCAAGCTTTTGTGTCCAAGGAATTGAAGCTACTGTCAGTAGTTGTTTGATAGTAGACTGCATGTTACCAGAGATGTTTCCCCAAGATCGGGTTCGAGCATTGTTGATTACTTCCTCGATTGCCGTCTTTTCGATGTCTGTCAACTCCTTCTGCTTAGAATGATCATCAATCGTGCGAAGAATTGTCTTTCCGCAAGTAGGGCAAGCTTCGCCATTGCCTCCAGCCCCATTGCTTCCTTCGCCTTTCTTCTTGTCTTTCCCACCGCCTCCAGCGTCACCCTTGTTTTTCTTATCTTTTCCTCCGCTGCCGGTGCCTTGACTTGTCTGTTGTCCGCCGCCCTGGCCATCCTGAGGAGCTCCGCAAGTAGGACAGCTACCTTCCCCGCCACTACCTCCGCCACTACCTCCGCCGACCATGATATAGATATGATCGACATTCTTCTCGAGGAAGTCGTAAATAGGCTCGGTGATGTGCTCACCCTTATACTCTTTGTCCTTGATCTTGATTGGGAATTGGACAACAAAAGAAGGCAGCTTGAGTTTGCGTGAACTGATGGTAGTAGACTCAACGACTTCATTGATACAAGCGTCTTGAGCTACATTGAAAAGCTTCTTATCGCGAGAGCCGAGCCGGTCAAAGAACTTATTGAGAATGTGCATGATTTCATGAACGCAAAGTCCTTCAACTTCTATTGTCGGCAACTTCTCAATAAATTCTTTGTTGTAAAAGAAAAAGAGTTTATTGTCGTGAACATATACACCAGCTGTCGGGCACTCTGGATCTTCAGCGTAAAGGAAGCGGAGAAGAAATTCTGCGAAGAAGGGACTATCAGTTTGCCACCTGACGCAGACCTCAGAGATTTTCTCCGGCATTCTATTTCTTGTTAGCATTGTCCCTCGACTTGTAAAGGATGTCAGCGATCAGGTCGTTCATGTCAGGGAAGTTGTCAAGATATGGATCCATGAACTCCACTGTCTTTTCTTTTTCTTTCCCCTTACCTTCAACTATTACGTTCACATCTGAAAGGGCCTTGTAGATTGCGATCATATGGTCCTTGTCAAGGTCTTCTGTCGTGAACTTATGGAAGTTTGTAAGCAACTCCTTGGTAATGAACTTGGTCTTAGACTTATCCTTGATGTAAGCTACGATTTCCGTAGAGATGGAATAGATCCTGTCTCGCGGAAGCTTCTTGATCTGGGCGGCGAACTTCTCATATTTGAAGAGAACGTCCTCGGGCTTGATCTTGGACCTCTCCTTCAAGAAGCTGATGAAACTGACCGAGGCTGCGCCAATGATGTGTGGGCCGAGAAGATTGGTAACTTCGATTGGATTCATATCGACGTTCTGGTCCAAGAGGCGGCCGAACTTGGTCCAAGATCTCGGTGTACAGAAGATTACGTCGTTCTCTTTCACCTCGGTATAGATTGCTGAGGGGGTCGAGCGAAGATAGCCGATCACATCGTGGTTGACTTTGCCTTCACCTTCTGCCCATTCGACCCAGCAATCAAAGATACCGCGCTCATCGATGAAGAAATGGATGAACCTGTTGTTGAGAGCTGAGTCTGTAATCTCTGTGACTTCGGTCTTGTCTGCCTCACCAAGGTTGCCTGCACAGGCAAGAAACCAGTTGTCGAGAATCTTGTGCAATCCGACTCGGCGGTCAAGAACCATTTGGAATGCCGCTTGGAGCACATCAAAGCGAGCTCGGTTGAATTCATCAAGGAATAGGATCCCACCGTCCTTGAATTTTCTCTTCTTGGGATCGCCTGGGACGTAAAGATCGGCGAAAGCCTCGAATGGAATCGTCTCAGGTGGCAACCACCTTGAACTTCCTCGCGTCAGGTCAGGAGTAGGGATACCCCGGACGTCGGACGACTCAATAGTTGAGAGCCTGAAGTCTAGAAACGCTATATCGCGCTTCTCAGCTAGTTGTGCCATGATTTCTGATTTTCCGATACCAGGCATTCCGTGAATATACGGTGTGATTACCTGCGGGACTTTCAGAATCAAATCGACTGCTCTTTTTGTTTCTTTGATCGTCAAAGTTGCTTGCCTCCCTCTGTTCTTTTAGTAGTAATATAATATTGTCTCGAAACTATTTTGTATTGAATAACTTTAGCAGATGTTGTAAATGTTGAATTATATATGCTTTTTACAAGATAATTTTCAAGGAGTTAAATATGAACTTACCACAATATCCAACTGATAGAGTGTATATATACCAGACTGATAAAGAATTTTCAGTGATCCCAGCAATGCATCCGAGTGGCTGTTATTTTATGAGCTGGGTTGAATCTATCACTGCCTATTTCAATCTACCGTTTACGCATGAATCAGTAATAGAATTCTATAATAAAGAGGTCGCTAATACTACTGCTGATGTAGATAATGAAATGTTTGTTAGCGATCCACAGAACTTGATTGATGATTTAATTGGCAAAGATAAGGTGAAATTTCTTGGCGTTAAGGATGCAACATATGAGTGTGGAGATGATGAAATAGAGATAGGTTGTTGGCATAAAGATGGGGCTAATTTCAATCATTTTACTCATAATAACGGTAAGGGAATAGTATTATATGACCCTTGGTCTTCTACTGGAAGTAGCTCTGTTATTGACGGTCAGTTAATTAGTAAAAGAGTTGCTAAATTAATTTAGGTTCTGATATTTTCTGACCTATCATTGCAATAGTGATACCATTTACATGGTCTGTTTCATGTTGAAATATCTGAGCAATAACGTTTTCAAATATTTCTGATTTATTTTTCAATTCGCCGTCAAAAGCAATCTCTTGCCAAGTTGCTCGTATTTTGGTATATCTCTGAACTGTATAATGTACATTTGGCCCATAAGTCAAACAACCCTCTATAGTATCATATTTTGAAGAATCGCCGACGTAGACTGGGTTTATAAATAGTTTCCAAGCAAAATTTATATCATGACAAATAAAGAATCTTTTCATAATTCCGACTTGTGGAGCTGCTAATCCTACACCCTTGTTAAGTCTGCAAATTTCTATCATCTGTTTTACAACACTATTGAAGTCAATATCTTTTTCAGTGGATATACTTGTGCAAACTGCGTTTTCAACGTATCTTGGTTTGGATAGAACCATGTAACCTCCTCAAGGGAGATGTGAACTATGTTCAAAAATTGGTAGTCCAGTAATGCTTCTTGCATTCAGTGGTATTTTAACATACCTTCGAAGTGGAGAAATAGCTGGAGACTCAATAGTTAAAATGAAATCAAACAGACTCATAGAATTAGGATCTCGTTCGCATTCAATTATTTTTTCTGGAAACTCTTCTTTCAAACCTTGTATTATTTTTGCCATTTCTTTTTTGAATAGATAATGAGTTATTTCTATGCTCCAAAGTTTTGTAACTTCGCCCTCGACGGATATCCCAAACATGTTTCTAAAATCGTTACCCCAATTAATTTTGATGTTGGTCACTTCTCCATCTACAATTACATAACCATCAAGTGCCGTATATGTAATTATATGATTGGGGACGAGAAAATTAATACGATTTTTGCAGACATCATCAAGTATTTCTTGCTTGAGTGCATCAGTCGGTAAAATGGGATCTTTGCCATTTCTATTTGGCAGATGCCAATCTGGCACAATCATATTATCTCCTAACAACTTAAAAGGCCGCTTTTGGGCGGCCTGATTTTAGAAACTTCTAAGTTCTTTGACAAGAGCTTTTGCTGCTAGATCCACAGCTTCATTTTTTAAGTCTATGTTCTTTATATAGCCTTCATTCACTGTTGCTATAACTTTTAACATGGCGTCAATACGCTCTCGTTTTTGTTGGTCTCTGGAATATGCCATTCCAAATTCCATTTGTTCTACTTCTAATTCTTCCTTTCTCTTTTCTAGTTTTTCACTTCTCCAGGCGTTTTGGATCCCATCAAATCTCCATTCGGATTTTTGCTCGGCGGGAACAAACATCTTATCATTTTCATTCATACTACTTTACCTCTTCTACTACCACAAATTTTGAATGCGCTTAACAAGCGCTTTTTCTAACTGCCGAAATGAATACTAATTACACCATTTTCAGCAGTAATTTCTTCTATAAATATATGATCACATGGCGGAGTTTCAAACTCATCTCCGTCATCATCAACGACTGTAATTAAGCCGAGCGCCATTATGGATTTATCGCAAGCTTTCCAAATGTCCAGCCACGTAGGATTAAATAGTGATATACCACTCCAATCGCCCTGCCCGCCCTCTAATTTATAAGGACCAACAAAAGCAATCTTATTCCAATCTTCGGGAATTTCTGTAGACCAATCGGCATATTCTATATCGTTTAGTTCGGCGACGCGACTTAGATATTCTATCTCAACATCCCAAGTCGCTTCCCAAAACTTTTCTGTTAGTGCTTCAAGGTTTGTTCCGTCATAATCGATCAGTTTCATTATACACGCCTCTTTGATATAATTATGCTTTAATCATTCACCTGGCCATCTAGGTCGATGTTTTCCAAAATTAGGGCTGAGAGGACCACGCTTCCCATACATAGGATGATTTTCGCCAGCTATTTTTTCACTTATCTTTTTCTTAGTTTCTAGACTTTGGCTCTGGGCGCCTTTCAAATCTTTATTCCAAGGTGTTTTACCTATTTTCTTTTGTCTCATTAATTCTTTTGTAGAGTCCTTCTGTTTCTGGCCATACATAGCATTCTTTTCACCTTTATGACTTTCGCTATGATGTTTGCTATGCTCGGGAGTAAAATGTTTGCCATACATAGGATTTTTTGAGCCCATCTTGCACTCAGACATTTTCTTAATAGTTTCTAAACTCATGTGTTTATTTTTACAACCGCCACTGTCTAAATTATATCCATTGGGAGCAATACAATCATAAAGCTTTATAAGATTTATTTCTAGATTGTCCATTAAAAACTCTGGAACTTCATTTTCGATAAAAGTAAAATTTTTTATTCCATATTTAGTTATTGCTTGCCATAAAATATCTTTACTTGTTTTGTGCTTACCAAGTCGCCACATAAAAGTTCGACAAGTTTGTCCCACATAGACTTTTTTATCAATATTATTAATTGCAATATATACTACACACATATAATCCTTCAACAAAAAAGAGCTCGACTCTTGAGCTCTCTTTGTAGACAAATATGCAATAGAACTATTTCTTTGCTTTTGCAGCAGCAACGGCTTTTTGAGCCTTTTGAGGTGTAAATCCACCCTTGAACTGCTTGTTTGAAGCGAGCTCTATGCAGAGTTGAACTATGTCTAGGAAATTACCGAATGTATGGTTAACAATCTTCATACCTAGCTTGGGCTTCTTGGCGGCTTCGTAAATTCTCTCATCAAAAATCTTCTCTTCCTCACCACCGCGTGCCTCAGCTTCTGTAAAGAATGCTACTGACCAGCTCTTTGGCTTCTCTCCGTCCTTATCGTGCTCAAGGACTACTAGATCATATCCTTCTGGTTCATATGCCCATGTCGCCTTCGCGCCAGAGCCTTCTATTGCGGTTTTCTTAGCTGGATCGATTTTCTCGAGTCCTTCTTTTCCACCCTCTTCAAATAGAAGTCCACCGGTCTCTTCCAGGGCTTCCAGAAATTGCTTCATATTCTCCATTTTGTTGACCTCCAACTAAATTCTATATCTTACGTTTTTTAAAAACGTTTTATTTCTATACTCTATAAGACTCGTAATTTATCACGTTTTTTGGATAGCAACTTTCGCTAGTACCATCAATTATTAGATAAAGTACGTTCTTTTTATTATCTTTGAATAATAGACCTAAATCTTTATCACTTACATTACCAAAATAACCATCTGTGCAAATAATCAAAAATGGGGCAATAACTGCTTGAGGGCTATCAGGGCCGCCCTTTATGGGTATAACGACGTCGTCTTTACTCATGCCAGTCGGTGCTGGTTTTTTACCCTTCACTATGTTAAATAGTGCTGCGGCTGGTTTTTCTTTGTCATATAATGTGTGTTCTTTTATGTAGGCGAACAAACTACTCGCTAAATCTGTTCCTCCTCCACCAGTAAATTTAATGTTTTTCCAATCGCCTGGTTTGTATTCCATAGCTTCATATACTGCTGTATCCCAAGTGACGAAATAGACTCTACCTTCAAGCTTTACATTTCCAGCACTAAAGCCGCGTTTAAAGCTTTGAGCTATTTTATCCATTTCTGTAAATACTTTAGTGACTGTATCTTTGCCTATTGAACCAGAAGTATCCATAGCTACTATCAATACAATTTCTGAAACTGGTGCTTTTACATAAGGTCCTTTGAATACCATTTGTGGCTGACCAGGAATTTTTACGTGAGATTTTGGATCTCTTAAATAAGTGAAATAAGATTTACTCTTCTGAATCCCTTCGCCTTCTTTGTATTTCTCAGCTGGCTTTTGTGAAAATCTATTAATTGTAGCAGCCGATCTTGATTTGAATTCAGTAATCTTTTTTCTAAGCTCTTGGGCCCAATTGATTTTTGGTTTATGCAGCTCTCTCAATTTATCCATGTAACCGCCTTCACCTTCACCTCGTCCTTCGACGTTTCTATCCTGTCTCATCTGTTCAGCTTTTTCAAGAATCTTTTCTGCCATATCTTTTGTCTCGCCCTTATCTGAGGTATCAAATATAGCATGTGAATCTTTAGTGGGCTGTTGGGCTACTTGTCCTCCAGGAGCTTTACCAGAGCCGCCGCAGGTTGGGCATACGTCTCCCTCGCCTTCACCCTCGCCTCCTTTACCGCCACCCTTACCTTTTCCTTTCCCTTTTCCTTCACCTTCGCCCTCGCCTTCACCTTCGCCCTCGCCTTCTCCCTCACCACCTTTACCTTTTCCTTTACCCTCTTTGTCGCCACCCTCGCCTTCTTCTCCTTCGCCGTGTGGTACATGACCGGTGCCGCCGCAAGTGGGACACTTTCCCTTACCCTTACCTTCTTCACCTCCCTCAACTTCTGAGGCGTTTTTAACTTCCATTTCAATACTTTCGCCAGGTTTAGCATCACCTTTACCCTTGTGGGGCTGAGGTGGACCTGGTGGCTGCTTGCCGCCAATATTTATAACTTCTACTTTATCTGGTTTCAAGCCAGCTGCTGGAGGAAGTCCTCCGCCACCTCCTCCGCCCGCGCCAGGACTACCTGGCTTTCCGAACATGACGGGAGTGAGTTCTGGTTTTTTAAAGGTGATTGTAGCTTCGGTGAGTAATGTTATATCGTTACTTTCATTTAACGCAATTAAAAAATCTTTTATATCATTCATCTATTTAGCTCTTTCTAGTAGACGCTTTAGAGATTGTAAATTTCTTTGTTCATTTTGCTTCTTTTCTTTTTTAGCCGCTTCGGCCTCTTCAGCTTCAGCCTTAGTTTTATGAATAGTGCCTTCAGGATGATTTGGTGGAGAGTAAACTGTGTAAAGCTTTAGCTCGCCAGCTCCAGCGTTTATTACGTTGTGATAAGTTCCAGCTGGTACAATAACGGCATCGCCGTCGCCAACTATATGTTCTTCTTTTTCATTGAAAATAAATTTTGCTTTGCCTTTTTCTATTCTAAAAAATTGATCTACATTTTCATGGACTTCGTTGCCAATTTCTTCACCCTCTGGTAGAGACATTACAACTAATTGGGCGTGCTTTCCTGTAAATAAAACCTCTCGGAAATTTTTATTCTTAAGTGTTTGCTCCTCAATATCGCCAACATAACCTGTAGAAGATTTAGCTGGTGATTCTTCTTTCTTTTCAGGTGATTGTTCCTGTTCTTCTTCATTATCCTTGGCCTCAAGGATTTTTGTAAGTCTAGCCATGATTAAGCTCCTCGAGCCTTTTTTATCTCTGCGGCAATATCGACTTCTTCAGTTTCAAAAGTGCCGTCTTTATTAACCTTAGTTATTTTTCTATACTCGTCTTTGTGTTCGCCCGAATTGATTTTTACTATTTGACCCTCTTTGTAATAATCTACCGGAGGTTGTGGTCCTTGTCCGCCTTCTTTACCCTCTTTACCCTCTTCACCTTTCTTTTTTGGTTGGGCTTTTAGCCAGTTATACATATTTTCAAAGTAATAAGCTTTCTTGCCTATCTTTTTGAAATCCTCATGAAACTTTGCAGGCACTTTTAAGTCGCCTTTATCTGGGACAGGCTTCCAGCCACCAATTTGGGGTGTTTCATCAATGTCGTGATTTATTATCATATCTTGGGCAGAGTTAGAAAGGGCGTGTTCTTTATTTTGTTTTTCTGTTCTATCAATGTGAAACCTTAAAATATGAGAAACTTCGTGAGCCATCAAATAAGCTAATTTTCCTGGCTCTTTAGCTTCTTCGGCTATGTATTCCTCGTCATACATAAATTCTATAATACCCTTACCATTTACTCGGACTGCTGCTGTTCTAAACCAAATCAATTCACAGTTTTGCGGTGTCATTATTGGCTTACCAGCCATCATATCCGCTATAGGAAAATCTATGGCAATTGCGTATCTATCGTTTACAATACCAACTGCCTTTTTGATTTTAGCATTCCACCATTCACAGTTATCCATAAATTCAAATAATTCAAATTCATTAGCGTTTAAAAAGTGAGCTTTTATGGTTGCCATTACTGGCGGTATTTTAGTTCTTTCAAGTTGAAGTATATGACGATTCTGCTCAACGGCACGAATCATATCTTCTTCTTTATCTTCAAGTAAATCTAATAAAGTACTACTCAAGTCTTATTCCTTTTAAGAAACTAAGGATCTGGTCCTCCTTTTGTTCCTCTTCTTCGCCCTCTTCACCTTCTTCCGCTTCACTCTCGCCCTTCTTTCCTTTGGTCTTACCTTTACCACCAGTAAGAGCCGCTAGTTCTTTCTCTACGCCGCTCTTTGTAGTAACTCTCTTCTTTAGGGCATCTACATAAATTTCCCAGTTAGCTAATTTAGCATGAAGTAATCTTAAAGGGGCATCGTTATTGCCTTCTTGTGAGGCCTTCTTAGCTGCTTGTTCTACTAAGTGTGTGAAAGCAATAAAATCATCGGCAGCAAAATCTAAGTCTTTATACATTTGTTTAAATGTTAGATAAATTTGTTCTACCGGTCCTTTAGATGAAAGAATTGGTATGCCTTTCTCAGCCATGAATTCAAGTATAGCTTTTTCGTTCTTGTATTTAGTTAGAGCAAAATATAATCTAGCAAGTAATGCTGATTTAGTTCCAAACCCAATTTCAGCAACGTTCTTTACTTGATCTCTAACTGCTTTATAATTCAGAAGTATATCTTCTTCGGTGATTCCTTCTTTACCTCTCTTTATAAAAGATTTAATCATCTTTCGAATATAATCTTGGCCTTCGTCACCAAGCTCTGGTGATTCCATGGCCAACAGTCTGATTTGGTTTTGGGCTGCCTTCATCCAAGCTGCGAATCTATAAGGTTCCAAATCTTGAGGTAATTTTTTAGGTTGATCCGGATCTTTCTTTACTACTTCTGCCCATTCTTCTTCTATAGCTGCTTTTATCTTTTTAGCAGATGTATCAAATTTGGCTTTAGCTTCTGGGCTGAGTTTATCAAATTGTTCGACGCCATTTTCAATCATGTCGTCTGCAATCATTGTCCAAGATCTTGGTGAAGTAGTTCTCTCACCTCCACCAGAGCCAGGCTCACCGCCCGCAACTTTAATTGGTTGCAAGAATGGTTTTTCAGGATCTAATCCTACAGAGCCTTTCGTTTTCATTAGGTCCTGTATGAAGTTTAGAATAATGGGTGGAACTCTTGAAAGCATAGCAATTGTTTTACCAGATTCAGTTTCAGCAACATAAGGCACTGCTGCGAAAGATTTGAACCAAGATTCTGCATGATATTTTCCATGAAGAACTCTGTGTACTCTTTCTAGAGTTGCAATGTCAAGATCCTTTACTGCGTTTATAGAATCAGCAATTGCTTTCTGTGTTCCAGTATTCATAGCTAATACTACTACTATTTTCTTTGGAAGCCTATATCTGTCAAGTGTCTTTTGTGATGTCTTTTTATTTATTACTAACTCTGAAGCTCCACCAAGTTCTCCGTTTAGAAGTAAATTCATTACTGCTGACATCTTCTCAGTATCTGCTCTGTTAAACTCATCGAAGAATAATAGCCAAGCATCTTGACTGCCGGCGGGCGGTAGATATTGTGAGGGGGCCATCTTTACAATTTTCATGGCTCTTTGTAGGCGGTCTTCTTTTATATCACTTTCGGCAGCTTCTACGTCGTCTAAGAATGGGAAGCCTGAAAGAATTTCTATAGGAACTTTTTGTAATTCTAGAGGGAAGAAGAAATACCCAGCTGATTTAGCAGCTTTACCAATAATTTCGGTTTTTCCCCAACCAGTAGGAGCATAAATAGCCAAGTTCTTTATTTTAGATCCCTTTAGTACTGTTCCTTCTTTTACTCTTCGAAGCAAAGTGCTTATTTCTCGTGAAAAGTCTTCATAGGTTACTTCAACTGGGACAGGCTTTACTGGTTTATCTTCGCTGGCTTTAAGAGCTGCTGCTCCCTCATCAGCAAATGATCCAAAGACTAACTGATCTATTTTAGACATGATGGAAGCATTGGAGCGACTGCCGCCTTCTTCCTCCTCTTCCTCTTCGTCAGCTTCTATAACTAGATCTGGGTCATAATCGATACCTTCTTGAACTGCTGGTGATCGCGGCTGAAGGACATAAAATATACCATCGCCTTCTTTAGTAATTGCTGTTCCAAAACCACTGTTCAATTTATCAGATAGCGAGATGTCCATCGGACCTGCCGAGCTTTTATACGTTAGAGTAAGAACATTTTTACCTGAGGCTATCTTCTTATATACAGCTTTATCTGCTTCTGGGGTTAGAATTTTACCGGCTCTATTAAATAGAACAAATTTTCCCTTAAGGGTTTTGCCAACCGCCACACCCAATTTAAAACCGCGGAGGGCTACTTCCTTGAGTTTGCCGCTAAGAACTTGCCAACCTCTCTTAGCTGCTGCTTTGACTTTTCCGACTGCAGATTTTAAGTCTAATTCATCTACACGTTCTTCAACAATCTCTCTTGCTATTTTATCAAAAAAGGCTCTTTCTTTGGGCTTCTTTTGCAGAACTTCTTTCTCATCAAATTCTTCATTCATAGCTTCTAACAAATTCTTCCAGCTCATTTTAAATGCTCCTATTTTTAATGTCCAGTTTATCTTTAGTTAAGCGAGGAAGTTTTTGAAGACTATTTGATTTATGAGCTGTGAGGTATGTCGGCAACTATGCCCTTAAAGTATTTGGGCAGCTTATCTCCGTCTTTTATTAGACCTAGTTCACCTGGATCTGAATTGTAATCTTCTATGAGATCGTGCATTTCAAGGTCCACGTCTATAGTAATCATCTTAGGTGAACCTGAGACCTTGATATAACTTCCTGTATTCTTTAATTTGTCAATTGCATAGTTTGCACGGTGAGGACCGCCGTCAATTGCTGATTCACCACACGAACAAAAACGCATGTCATGTCTAGATCGACTGAACACAATATCTCTGCATTCCTGACACTGAATAGCAATAAGTTTCATCAGCTGCAACCTCTTAGGGGTAATTATGCGAGAACTCCGCGTGCCCGAAAATATGCCGGCTGCCTACCCGAAAACGTGCCGCGGCGTGCCCGAAAATATGCCGGCTATAAATAACATAACAACTAACATATACAATATAAGATAAATCTATGGCCCTTAAAGTTGGACGGTGGTATAAACCGTTTGAAGCTTTTACTCATCATTATTATCTTATTTTGCCCAGAGAACGACAGATAGTAATAACGCGTGCAGGATTTGGACATAAAGATACTATTAATTTATTTGATGCTTTTCAAGATCTTAATTATACTATAAACGTTGGCGAATTACAACCTAAGAATTTTGTGCCATATTTTATTACTCCAGGTCAAAGACGATTTATAATAAGGAAGATATTTAAGTGATTACTACTGATAATGTATTATGGTATTCTTATGTGAGACCATCTGACTGGGTCATGACTTCTAATGAGATAAGATTTGTAGAATTGGCGAAGGTGCGAGTAATAAAAGTTTGGTGGGATAAAGAGGCCTATATTACACCAAAACAAGTATATACTTGTAAGAGAGTGCCAGGTTTTGCTATTACTACATCAAAGAATACTACAAAGGCAATTCGAGTAGGACAGAACGTAATTGTTGACGATGTTCGTGATTTATCAAAAGATTTGCAGACGGCTAAATATAAGATAGTAAATCAGATCTTCACTAAGAAAGAATCAACAGTCTAGCCAGCTTTCAATAATAGCTTAGTTGCAAACTTCTTCAAATATGGAAAATCTTCTGCCCAAAATATCATATAGTAATGAAGATATTCTTCTTGCGGTCCAACTCTATACCAACTGCCACCTGTTCCAGTATAAATATATGGAATGTAGTATTTATCCTTTACCTCGGAAAAACAATAGAAAGTGTAATCTTTAAGTAGACCAGTAAAACCGTGATTTAGCTTGTATGTTTCTTTTGACATTCCTATGATCCAATGTGAATTCCACCCTGGATATCCTTTAGGTAGATCAGGCTTCTGATGCCAATTTTGCGGCTTACCATGGGGCGCCGAGTGAGTATTAGAAAGACAGGGATCAAATCTTAGATTTTCTTCTATTATCTCGAAATCGAGCCCATTATATTTTTTCATAAATTCAACTGTGCTTGGAGCAATTTCTTCTGGATATTTAATGGATTTTACAAAAGCATTGGCAGCCTTTTCTCTATTCGCGTCATGTTCTTTTTGTTTGGCTACTAAATCAAGGCACACAACTTCATGCTCTTTCATAGTCTTTTGACTTGTTTGATCTAGACCACAGCCCTCACAAATGTAATGCGTTTGTCGTTTCATTTTTTCTTTTTCCGTAGTTTTGTAATACTACAAAAGAAAATTGAGCATGGATGTTTGTCCTTATTTTCGGTTTCTTCTTTTGTTAGAACTTTGCCACATTCGCAGTAGTTAATAACACCCATGGTTTCTTACCTCGTCTTAATCCGATATAGTGCATTTTCAGAGTAGTAATAAACTTCTACTCCGTTATGGCATAGAACTATGTCGTGATCAAATTTGATATTCGAAAAGATTTTCTTTTCTGATTTGAAACGACTTCCTATCACTATTTCTCCCTCACCAGTGTAATACATGTAAAGATTGTTTGGAAGTGATACAAAATTGATGCCGAAAGGAACTACGTCAGCCTCAAGTTCAAAGTTGTATTTTACAAAGTCGTCAGCAAATTTGACGACAATTCTATTATAGACATTGTCTTTGAAAGTGAGTAAAATGCAAATGCCGTTTTCATATTTAGCATCGAGAATCTTGTGTTTATTTAGTTCAGGTATTGGAACAATAGAACAAGCGCCTTCTTTGAATGGAACATAGAGATAAGGTTTTCCAAGAACATCTGAATAGACAATTTCTCGAAATACCTGTGTAGAGTTTGGCAGAATGTTCCAAACGTTGCCTGTAGCTACGAATACTCGTCCGCTAATGCCCTTAAACTTGATTTCTATTAGTTTATCATCATTAATTACGTAGACTCGATTATCAATAATGAGTTTTTTCGTAGCAGCCAAGTTGTTAGAAATTATTGCTTTTGAGAAGGCTTGTTTTACTTCAAGTTTCTTATCTATAATGTCTACTAGATAAGGAGTGTTTTCGAAATAAACTACTCCAGCTGTTTTTGAAGGTAAAGTATAATCATGCTTATCAAAGTAAATGCTTTTAGCTGTATAAGCAACACGATTTCCAAATATCCATGTGCAGCCTGTGATGTTGCCATCAGCTTCAAATATTTTGTCGATCATAAATTTGTCTTTGCCTGTTGCAATTATGACTTGAGCTTTCGTAATGAGTTTTCCTGCAATTGCAGGCGGCGGCGTCCTCTTGCCTTTCTCAAATACGTCAAGAAACCAGTTCATGTATTCAGAAGGCACCAAACTAAAGTCGCGTGTTGCCGGTGGGATGCTAACTTCTTTGTTAAAGATAGACATATTGGCGAGCTGTCGAGACTTAAGATCATTTTTAGTAAAGCTTGGATGATTACCTTTGAACGGATGCAGACCTACAAAAATTTGGGCAGCAACAATGGCAAATGAATACCAATCGGTTAGTGGACTGAAAGTTTTAGATTGCCAGTCGCGAATTGAAGGCATGATAACTTTGGCAGGAGAAGACTTTGTCTGATAACTATCTACATCAATGAAGTAGGGTGTAATAAAATCTGCTCCATCGACGAGATAGTTAAATTCATTACCGTCTACTATGATGATGTTGCATTGGTGGATATAATGAATAGTTTCAATCATCTTCTCCACGAGCTTTGTTGCCATTTCTGGCGTTACGTTGTTTCTGTTTCTAAAGCTTGTAGTAAACATCCTAGCCAAAGGAACTGTGTCTGCTACGTACTTCATAGCATAGCCAATAGCCAAAGAGTTAGGATTGAAAATGTGATCAATAGGGGAAATGATATTGTTTTTTTTCAAACCAGAAAGTTCGGCTAATTTTTGGGGCGTAATAACATTAGCCTTCTCGTGATAGATCTTGTAGATTAAGTTGTCTTTGAGATAAATTACACCCTCACCGCCTTCTCCGAGGTAGTTCTTGTCAGTGAGTTTAGTTTCTTTTGTCCGAAAATATATTGTCAGTGTGCTCATGGCACATTACCTCTCGGACCATATCCTGCTAGTCTCATATCCCATTCGCCGTAGAGATGGTTAGTCAATGACTCTTCTATGTGGACGACTCTACGTTCAATGCCACGCGGTAACGGTTCGTTTTCACAAGTTTGCTTATACATTTCAGCTCGTTCTTTGATTGAACAAACTGATCGCAAATGATAGAGGATACGATCACCACCAATTTCTGCCGTCCAAACTAACCAGATGGGCTTCTTGGTGGTCATAAGCCAAATGGGCTTATCCTCTGTAGCTTCAGGCGGTTCTTCTAGAGCGTCATTCCATTGTTTTTCAAAACTTGGCTCGTTTTGACAAAACCAATCGTCTATGACTACTTCTCGCATTAGAGCCTTAAGTTCATCGATCTGTTCGAGCGCTTGGAGATATTTTTCTTCGTAATTTATATCTGGCATGTTTTGTCGCTTTCTTCAAAAATCATAGCTGATACTGAAACATCATCAAGGTTGTGAACTCCTTGGTTAGCATACTTTTCAAGCATTTTCTTCATTCTACGTTTGATAAACTCACCATTCGGTACTTTCACATCCATCATTTGATCAATGACGTCTTCAGGCGGAATAAGACTTCTGTCATCTGAACGGCAAAAAGTTCCAATCCCGTCTGAAGAAACCATTGCCATTTCAATATCATCAATCTGATGGGCAAGTGTGAAATATGGCCTATTGTTTGAATAATCTACCCTATATCCATGAGGAGCGTCAAATGGATTGAAGCTTTTATAGTAGTTGTAATGCTTGACTTCCAGATCGTTTTCTGGATAGACCTTAGCCCATTCTTCGAGGATTTCGGGACTCTCGTGGACTGTCAAGTAATATGGTGCATTCTGTTTATATGAAAGTTGGACGAATTTGTCATGGCCAGTTCTAGATTTGATAATGAAATACCCATCGCCAAAAGCGACGAAGTGGATTAGCCCACTTTCAACATAGGCAAGTAAAAGTGTAGCGTCCAGGGCACTTCTGTTTAATCCAAGTTGATCAGCAACAAGATAAGCGCTTTCTATGATTGCCGTTCCAAAAAAGTCAGGGCGTCCTGGAAGAATTTGATATGTCATTGCTCCGTGAAATTGTCTTTTGGTCGTAAGAGCTAAAAGTCTGGCTCCGACATCAGTATTCTTTGAAGAAGAACACCCGTCGCTGATGAGGATGAAAGGATATGGACGTCCTACTACAATAGAATAATCCTCACAGGTGTGATGAGTTTTTCCGACTGAGGTGAAGCTATCGAGAATCATTATCTCTCCTTTACAGTAGACATAACTGCTACTGCAAACGCAAGAAGTAGTTGTCTTTTTTCTCGTGCAGCTGGAACGATTTGGATGAGGGTAAGCATAGTGGCCTCAAGATCAGCCACGTTGACATAACGCTCCCCTTTTCTTTCAACATAGTGAAGTGTTCCGGGTTTGGTTTCTTTTTTGTCGAGGTCTTGAAAGCTAATTCTCTTTGTTATCATGTTCTTCTTTCGCTTTCTTTCAGGCACAGAGAATAGAGCAAGTGTAGCAGGTTCTGATGCCATACTTGTCTATTCTCTTCCCATTGAACTTGATAAGAGGTTAGTTCCGCACCGCCGTTGCAACAGCTTTCTTCTTTTTCGAAGCGACTGTGATCCATATCAGAGCGCTGAAAAAGATGATTGTCCAAAAACAAGCCGAAACTAGAATGGACAGCGGAGTTGAAGCAAGAATTGCCATGAGTGCGGTAAATGATGCCGTAAACATAGTGCTTCTCCTTTCTAGATTGTGAGATTGATGGGAGCTGAGGGTCCGCCAGATCCGAGGGCCTGGCTCTGGCTTGAGACTGACTTGGAAATGAATCCAGCCAGCTTGGCCAGCTTGCCCGGGGTGACATCACCCATGTCGATATATTGGGTGAGACTTGCATCGTTCTTGAAGGCGGCCAGAGCCGGACCGCAATCCTGTGTGTTGATGCCTATAAGAACTGTGATGAGGCTTTCGATGACCTCAGAACTTTTCGATTTCTCGATAGCGGCTCTGATCATCTTGGGCGAGAAGGTAGATGCGTTGTCTTCACCGTCTGTGATGATGTAGACTGCACCATTGACAGTGAAGTCTTTTGAGGTTAGGTTCTTGGCGTAAGCTACCGTTGCGCCGATCGACTCAAAGGACGCATTGAAGAGGGCGGTCATTCCACCGCAGTTGAAGCCGGGATAGTTGGCCGGATCGATATCGGCGAGCAGCTTAAAGCCGTGCTCTTCGGTGATGCCGGTGTTGAAAGTCGTGAGCCGAACCAGTAGGTTCTCTGAGCGGGGACTCTTCTGACAGGCCTTGATGACTTCCTGGAGCATCTTGAGCAGGTCGGGTGCCCATCCAGCTACACTTCCCGTGGTATCAACCACGATGTGAACGAGGGTATACTCTGTCGCCTCAAGATGAGCTGGCTGGATAGCTGAGAACTGGAAGGAGCTGTTCGGCACCTTCATGATTTCGTTGTCTCTGATAACTGGCATTGTCTCTATCTCTCCTTTCTTTTAGAAAGAGAATGGCTGGGGTGGTGTGTATACCCCATTTTCGTAATGATCATCTAGGTAGAACGCAGCGCCGTCTTCCATCTTGTAGCGGATCTCTTGCGGAGTGTAATACCTGTCGGGATGACGATCGTTTGCTTTCACTTGAACGATCTCTGGCAGATTACCGTTTGTGTCGAGCTTATCGACGATAAAATATTTTTCCATTGTATCCCTTTCTATGCCATGAAGTCCGTAGACCTGGCGATCTGCATTCCTCTGCCCTTCATCTCTCTAATGAAGTCATCGCCGAGAGCATCGCAGTTGGCAACGTTTGAAGAAGTGTCTTCGATGAGGACAAACTTCTTGATGTTCTCTTCGCCGAAGTTATTGGCGATGTCCCTAACGGTGTTAGCGACGCAATGTGAGAGAGCTTCTCCTGAGATGCCAATAAGATCGACATTCTGGAGTGTTTCGATGAGGTGAGTGTTCAGATCGGTGGAAGGGTCTTCGGGGTCTACGACCTCAGCTTTGACGGCTGAGTAGTGTTCGGTCCAGAAGTTGGAGCCCTTGGTGACGAAGTCTACGAAAGCGGTCTTGTGTAAAACTTCGAACTCGTGAAGAGCATCCCAGACAACTGGCATGACTGTTGCGCCGTAACTGCCGATGAGACAGTGTGGCGGCCAGATCATCAGATCATACCGTTTGTTGGCGGCGAGTTTTTCAACGTATTCCACAGCACCGTCTCGGTCTGCACCGTGAGCCTTCATCGTTCTCTTGTCGAAGAACGCTGCGATAGAGGTCCGCCATGTGCCATTCTTGATGCTCTCGAGCGTGATGGTTGTAAACGGAGAAGGATTCTTCCCATCCTTGCCAATCCAAAACGACGGATGGGCGATGTCAAAGTAGTGGTGCGTGTCGAGAGTGACGTGAATGTCGTTCAGCCGTGGACCAATGCGTTTGATCATGGTCGCCAGACGTTCACAGTCCTTGTCAGCTCCTGGTACAACAAGTGTACCCTTCTGAGGGTCACAGAAATCGACCTGGGGATCTATTATGAGAAGATCGCATTTAAGCATTTTCTTTATCTCCTTCAAATTGAATATATGCCGCCTTCGAAAGAAGAGGACAACTGTCAAAATGCCACCTATGCATGGCAGGTAACCCACCGACTTTATGACAATGTGGACACTCAATTTTTCTTTGGGGTCGTCTCTTCATAAGATTACTTAAATTTTGTTTTTGTTCCTCAGATAATGATCCTAAAATTCGACCTCTATTTGCTAACCCTATTTTCTGTTTTGTTACTTCAGATATAGAGTGACCCAAATTAGAAGCACTGATTTTATTTTTGTGTTCTTTGCTTAGCGGTCCGAGATTTTTGCCTTTCCGTCCCAAACTTATTCTAACTCTAATTTCTTCTGATCTTGGAATACCCTTATACTTTGAGGGTCTGCCTCTATTTGCCTCTCCAATCTTTTTGCGAACTTCATCAGAAGGCTTACCACCAAGTCCACCTTCAGTTTCATTATAACCATTTTTTATTGAGTTATATTTTGCAATGTATTTGATTTCTAAATTGTCTAACTTTTCTTGTGTATCTGTTTCTTCTAAAATTATCCATTCAAAATTATCGAAGCCGTATTTGCGTAGAGCTCGATGAAAATGTGCATTTGAGTGAGAGTAATTTCTCTTATGTTTTTTCTTTCTTTGCTCTAATGTAAGGGTTGTTTGACCTATGTAGATTTTATTGTCCAGCTTATTTTTTGCCAGATAGATTTGCCCGTACATTTATTTGATGTTATATTTACTACAAATCCGTGTAGCTATAACCTCACAATTATAAGAATTCGATGTGTTTTCTATCTGCATTCTTACGACTAAATGTGCGGTGTATTCATTAGCGATAGGATAAATGTCTTTAGACTCTACAACGAAAGAAAGGTATTGCTTTACGATGCCTACATCTGCCGCCCAATACATTGCTAGATCATAAGATTTTTCAGGAGTATTGCTGTAGAACCAAATGGAATAAACAGCAGGGCTAATCTCTATTCGGCTTAAGTGTCCTAGAGAATTAATTTCAACTGGCATTGAAGCACATGAGAAAAAAACAAAGATGAAACCTAAGAAAAGAAACCTAGCCGCTTTCATATGTTGCCTTTCAAAGCTCTTATTAAGTATTCTACAAATAGATCTTCGGCGTCAGATAAAAAGAGGTTAAATATTGGTATCTTTCTTTGAGTGGCCAAGACAATACCAAACATAGTACCACCGATAGCGCTGGGAACGTTGTATGGTCGTTCTGTATAGCAAACTACAAAATCAGAAGGATCATTAGCATGCTCACCAAGAATTTGTTGTACGTTTCGAGCGTGCATTCTTTTGACTGGATCTTTTACATAATCCCAATGAGGGTAAATTGTTTTGGCAATATCCTCAAGTTCTTTAGGGATAGTTTTACCTAAATAGAACAGAGAGGGATTGTGATTGAAGTTTTTCCAAGGTAAGAATATTTGCTTGTCATGTTTGCCATGACCTGTTTCAAAAGCTGAATCACAACCGTCTGCGCCACCAGAACGAAGTGTGTATCCTTTCTCTAAAAGCAGTTCGCCTATTGCAACACATTTATGGAATATTTTTTCTGGTGGCTTTCTTGCCCCGATGCCTGCGTAACATTTCATATAGAAAAATATGCAAGATAATATAACAATGAATTTTTCTAAGCCGTATGATTATTATGTAGGTAAGTGGTTTAAGGGTCAAACTAACGCCTATGGATTTATATATAAAGTCCTTGAGGACTCAACTGTTTTTAGAATAAGATTTTTGGACTTACAGCCTGGCGGCGATATAACAAATGGTTGGTCTATTAAAAATAGTGTAGAAAAATACGAACCAACAGAAGCTGATTATCGTAAAGCTATTATCAATATTTTCAAATTATGAGGATACTAAGAGATGATAAATGATCGTTTTTATCAGTTTGTAATAACCTATATCTTTGAGCCTAAAAAAGCAGACGCAAGTATTCTCAAAATCATACTGGACAGCTTCTTCGAGTCTTTAACGCCTGGCCCTGTTAAGTTAGAAACATTAGACAATATTACCATGAAAGATGGTAATTTAGAGATAGTGATTCATGGTTTTTATTCAGCTCATCCAACTAGATACACAGTAGTTCTAGATAAAAAATTGAATGTTAAAAATTTGTTTGTTTTATAAGCAATCGACGGGAGTCGAACCCGCGTCTTGGACTTGGGAAGCCCTCATAATGCCGTTATACTACGACTGCAAAGAATTATCTTAAGATAACTTCATGCTAACTAAAGGAAAATTTTTTCTACATGCTGGATTTACTTTTTACGCTTTCTACGAAAGTCCTACTACAATCGTAGGACTTAGTGCTGCTAAAAACACTGGAAGTTCTTTTGTGGGACTACCCAGAAAAAATATCCCAGCAACTAAAATTAAAACTGCTCTCAAAACAGATATGCGCTATATTATAAAAAATATCTTTCTCACTGATAATTTTGGCTTTGTCAATTACATTGAAATGACTTCCTCTAGATAAGACAACCCAAAAGCACAGATAGTGCAATCAAGACGATTACTCCAACTACTAACCAGCGCATTGTCTAATCTCCTTTCGAACTATCTATGCAAGATAAATATATGAAGGGATTTCTTATTTATCACGACGTGGATGACCCATCAATAATACATTTTGGTTTCACTAAAGATGCTGAAATGCAAGGCCATGAAGAAATGAAAGTAAAAAACGTACAAGAATTATACCCTGATAAAACTAATAAAATGCAGGGTGCTTATTGGACAATGAGTTTAAACTATTTTTACAAAATGGACGAGGAAAATAGAAATTTTGTTAAAGATGTTTTTAAGAAACTACGGTAGTTGTCTTAGGTAGAGTAGGATCAACTCTAATGTAGTGTTCTGAACGTCAGTTAATTCTCTGTCTTGATCCAAGTCTTCAAAAATATATTGAGTTTGCTTCTTGTAGTATTTGGCAAAGTCTATTACTTCATTGCTTTTGGAATCTCTTTTCAAATCAGCTACTACCGACATTATATTAGCGAGTCTATCAAAGAGCTTGAGTGTCAAGGCCTTTGATGTTATTTTACGGACCTTTTCGTGATAGTATTCCTTCTTTGAACGATTGCCCTGTTCTTCAGCATTCTTGGTAACTTCGTCTACAAGGCTGGCTATTGTGTTACCGAACTCGTTTCGGATTTCTTCAAGGGAAGTATTGGTGTCTTCTACTACATCGTGAAGCCAAGCAGCAGCAGTTAGTTCAACATCATCAGTTGCCGCAGAGGCGAGTTCAGCGACATCGGCGGGATGGACTATATAAGGAGATTTGCTAAGCTTCCGTATTTGCCCTGTGTGTTTGAGTGTTGCGTACTCTTTTGCTCGCTCTACAATATCCATACTCAAATTATATATTCCTTTCGATACAAAAGGGCTGCCGGCCGAAACCGGCAGCCAAAATGTCTTTTACCATCTCCTACTTGTGTAGGTGAAAGTTCATGTTCTTGAGAGCTTCAGCAATGTTCGTGCCGCCAAGAAGCTTCTGTAAGATTTCCAGAACGCTTTCTCCGCCGAGAATACTGAGAACGTTGAGGTTTGCAGCCAGTTTGCCCATAAGCTCTTTGTCCCCAAAGGCCTGAAGAGCAGCGATAAGGTCCGGGCTGACTGCCTGCGCCTTCCGAATCGTTGTATCAGCTTCGGTGTTCATTTCTTTGATCAGCTGTTCGAGTTTTTCGTTGGCTAGCTCTAGAGTCTGTTTCTCTTTGAGCTTGTCCTGATCTAACCTCTTGGTCTCGATCTCGAGCTCGATGTTCTGCTTGACGCTGACATCTTGGATCCTCTGTTTCTCAACTTCTGCCTTGACGTTGAGGTCGGCGAGTCCGGCTTTCAGTTGGAGATCGCAGTTACCGATTTGAAGTTGGAGCTTATTCCTGAGGGTTTCAGTTCTAGCTTCTTCGATTTCTCTCTGGATCTTCTCAGTCTTCTGAGTGGTTACCAGCTCGTTCTGCTTCTTCTCAACCATCAACCTTTGTGAAACTGCCTCATGCTGAGATTCTTCCAAGAGCTCAGAAATCTCTTCGTTCTCGATTTGAATACCAAGAACTTCAAGATCATAGACTCTCATTCCATTTTCTTTGAACGAAAGACCGGGCCTCGGTTCGGCACCTTCTGGATGTTTGCCGAGGATTGTATCACGGATGATGTCGATGTAGTTGCTGTAGAACTGTTCAATGCCAAGCTGCTTGACTCTATTCCTGAGCAATGATCGAATGTGATCAGTGAGGAATTTGACGTAGTTCTCTACGTTAAACCAGAGTTCTTTCTCGCCCTCGAAGTTGACTCGGTAGGAAACCAAAATGTTCATTGGGCAAAGATCCTTGGTCTCAACCTTGATCAAGTCGGAAATGCTATTCTGGAGAACTCTTAGATAGACATCGTTCTTCAGTCTGTCTTCGTTCTTCGGTGTACCCATAGAGAAAGACATCTTCTCTAGAGTTTCATCGTATTCCAACAGATAGACCTGTGGACCAACGATAACTTTTCTTTTTCCAGTCTTGCTTACAACTTGAACGGCGTATCCTGGCCAGACATCGATGGCTACTGCTCCATCATACTTGGTGTCTAGGGTAACTGTGCGGGGCGGAGTGAATTTACTTCCCCTCTTTAACTCTTCTGTTGTCGCTAGACCATAGGTCTCGGTTTCATCAATGCCTTGAAGCTTGGCGGTTCTCATTGAGGTGGCCATTGCCATGGACCTTCCGAGGCTCTTCTCAGAAACGTAGTTCATCGAGCTCTCTTCTCTTGAGGAGATGTCGCTGAGAGCGTTGTTGTAGGCTTTGGCTTCGGTGTTGCCAGGGAACCAGAGCTCTACTTGCTTGGGTGAAAGAATTCTCCTCACTACCACTTCGCTTCTGGGATCGGGTAGCATCATTGCCGGACCCTTCTTCAGGTTGATCTCTCCAGTGTTTCTGTTGAGAATATATCTTGCCTCTCCTTCTGGAATGGCAATAGCGTAAGAGACCATTTGATCGCCATACTTCACGATGGCGTGTTCGGGTCGAGGGTAGTAGATCTTCTGGTCTTTGCCAGTGATGAAAAGTTCATCACCAGCTTTGTAATCATCATAGTCAGCAATGACTTTGACGTAGATACCCATCAACTCATTGAGCTCGATAGCTTTGAATTTTCTGGAATTGCTCTTCTCAACAAAATTTTCAGTTGGGCGTGGGAATACCACGTCTGGTCCCTGGACGTATCTCTTGTTACCGTCTTCGTCGAGAAGGATACAATATTCTAGTCGTTCTAGAGTGATGGCATCTCGAACGTATTGACCAACTTCATCAGCAATGACTTCGATACCAGTTGGCGGAATGTAGAATGAAACTTTGGTGCCTTCGATGATGTGCAATCGGCCCATTGTCAGGTCAGGCATCTTGCCGAGTGCTTCAGCTTTTTCCGCTTCAGTTGGGTCCTTGCCATCCTTACCCTTGGTCTGGAGCTTCATAGTTGCTTTGCCCCAGTTTTCTCTAGCAGCGTCTTCGTCATAGACTCGAACAATCAGATATTGATTGCTTCGCATGCGATGGCCGGACAGAGTCACAGCAAATTGACCAGGATACAAAGCGAAAGTTTGTGGTCCTTCAATGTTGATCTTGTTGCCCTGGTCCAATTTGGTGTGGACATTAGAGCCCTGATTGGGATGGATGGGATCGCTTGAGTTGGTGAGGGTAGGATTGTGAAGAACAATGTAAGACCCCTTCTCTGCGAACGGGAAAGTCAAAATTGACTCTTCCAATTTACAAGCAACAAATTTCCTTACCTTGGGGTCGAACTGAACTGGTCGGTCAGTCTGTGACAAGCTAGCTTTTGATGGGCCGACCCAGACGGTCACGTGCCCTTTTGTTTCATCCAGGATATTGGCATATTCTCCTGGACCGAGAATTAAGTCTCTTTCTCGATCTCTTGATGGTTCCATATTATCTCCTTTTATTTGGTATGTTCTTTCAGAAAAAACCATTTGCCTTGGGGTATTTTGACTGGTTGTTTAAGTAAAACTGTATCGCGAAGTTGTTGGAGCATTTTTTGAGCTGTCACTACAGTCGCTTCTTTGCCAATCCATCCTTTATGTTCACCGTTCAAGAGCATAGTAAGTGATGTGTCTTCTTTGCTTGCATCAAGTTCAACTACGTCTCTAATTTTTGAACGAGGGAAGAGATTAGAAAATACTGCCTTTGCATCTTCTTCACTTTCGGCAATTATCCAGTGTCCTCTTCGGCTCATATTAGCAATATCAAAGAGTTTCATTTGGCCCCTTTTCAAGTTTATATATGCACAGGATTTTTAATTTGAATCGGTTCCGTTCTCTAATAAAATTTTGGTGACTTCTTTCTTCCAGCCTTTGAGAGTATTTAGTTTTTTACCCCAATCACCTTCGAATAATTTTTTCCATCTATGCGAATCGCTTATTTGTGTCCATAAATTGTAGCGGCCTTTTTTCTTTAAAGCAATGACTAAGCCGTAGTGAAATGCGCGCCATAAATCTTTATATTTTTCGCCCTCAGAGTCATTCCAGTGTTTTTGAGCTTCATCTATTTCGTCCCATGTAATAAAGATGATATTGCCATGTGCGATTTTTTTCATACTCATATTTAACTTATATGCCAGAAAGATAACTATATGAGGCGCAATAAATGGAACTAAACAAACTACTTGAGGCTATAGGTAGAGAATTAAAAGACACGACTACTGCTGCAGAAATAGGTTATTTGCCTAGCGAAGGGATGGAAAGAAAAGATAATAAATTGACCTATACTTCTCATAATGGAAGAATAAAAATTAAGCAGCTAGATAAAGACCAGTGGGAAGTTGAGTTTGACGGTAAAGTCCAAAAAGGTAGTTTTAAAACTATAATGGAAAGAGTAGTAGAAGTTTCTAAGAGCGTATAATGAAGGTCCAAAAAGCAACTCACAAGGATATATCTTTAGGCGGATATGTTGGTAAGGTCATGACCGACTATGATGAGCTGTATGAATTATTTGGCGAACCAGAGGGTCCTAGCGGAGACAATAAAGTTCAAGCTGAATGGATCATTAAATTCAATAATATTGCAGCTCGCATTTACGACTATAAGAATTATGGGAAAGATCCCGAAGAAAATATTCTGTGGCATATAGGTGGCCCTAATGGTAAAAATTCTTATACTCTGGTGATGGCTGCTATAAAAGGACGTAGGGCTATTAATCTCATATTCGCACACAAATTTTTTGATGGCCTTGACTCTCGGTTTAAGCTATGAGACTTGATGACTCCTTAAAACAATACATAGGCAAGTGCATAAAGTTTGACCTGCAAAGAATGCATAAAGAAAGGGCTCCTAAAACTCTACCGAGCATACTAGCCAAGTATTATTATATAACTGGTATAAAACAAGCAGATCAAAAAATGGTAACTTTTAGCGGTGTAAGATTTGCCGAAAATCTAACTAGTGAAGATGAATACGCCGACTCAATGATTATGTATAGAGATTATCAGTTTAATGAGCTACACGAAATGAGGCCACAAGACTATGTCAGAGTTATTACATTAATATTTAAATGATACACAAAACTGGTAAAAGCAAAATCCTATATTCCTCATATGTAGAAAAAGGTGATCATTTCTTTTTAGGCACTTTAGAGTTTGACAAACAAACTGACGAAAATAAGGATCTAATTAAAAAAGCTTTAAAAGATAGAACACAAGAAATAATTGCGAAACAGAAATCTACAGATACTTATGTCAGACACATTATAATAGCGACAGAAGCTAAATCAGCCCGAGAGGGCGATAATATATATTTGAATTATGACTTTAAAGATGATGAGTGGTGGTTATTTCCTAGACATATTTTTGCAACTAAAAAACAAGCCTTAGCTCATCTTATGGAAGATAAGGGCGAATTATTCAATATTCTTTTTTCAAAAGAAAAACATTGGAAAATTCTCAAGCAGTAAGCCAATCAAAAAACTCATCTTCAGTTTCAGTTATATATAAAGGCTTGCCGAGATAGCTCTCTAATAATGTAATTTTCTTAGGATCAGGTAGTCTTTGTTGAGGTTGATAATTGACTATTTCTTGCATAGCTTCCCACAAAGTCGGATAGAATTGCGCATCTTCTTTTTCTAACACCCAACAGAAGTAAGAGCCATTGCCCTCTGTAATATGATCATCGTCGTCTTGTGCATATCCAGATTGTTTATAAAGTCTCTTGAAAACTCCCTTGGGCATTTTACCAATGTATATTACACCGTCTGTATCTTCAACTATTATTACGTAGGACTTAAACCCTTTTGGATCGTTTTTAGTCCATTTGTATTTTTCAGCTGGTATTTTTTCGGGTGTTTCTTCGTTTAGAACATCATATATATTTGTCATACTGCAACCTCATCTTCTCCAAATAATGTTTTAATCATAGCTCTATTGACTTTGTTTTGAGGAGCGTGCATATATGGATGCCATCCATTTTTGGGGTTCAATACAGTTACATTTTCTAAAAAAGCATCTGTTTTAGTTTTAGGCATAAAACTCAGAAGAGGTGGATCTTCACTTCCAATAAAAGTAAACATGCCTATGTCTTTTTCCATTTTCACTAAGAACATGACGGAATAAAGTTGTTCTTCGCTACCCATCGATTCTGAAATGTCTTCAGCAATCCATTTATTGAGTAAGTTCTTCTTTTGTAAATCACGAAAGAATATTGCCATATATTTATCTTGAAGATTTACTATAACTCATATTTGGCCTTGAATGTAAATCTTATAAGCTGACGAAGATTTATTATTGTAGCTTCTTCAAGATCGGGCAATTGAGAGAGTTCGCCATAGTTATAAACTGCCAACTCGCGATCAGTTGCGAGACCATCAGACCAAGCAAATATTTTCCAAGGCTTGAATTTGTCTTTGGTCTTAGGATCTCGGATCACCCAATCTATTGAGGTATAGGTTTTTCCTTTTTGAAACTTTTCTACGCTAGCTCTATAAAATGCTCTCATTATTCTAATAACTCCCAATCTGTAAAGATAAACTTTAAAGCAGAATGAACTTCTTTTTGGTTGGGCTTGTAATTAATTAATTCATCAGTTTTGAAAAGTATTGTAAACTCATCACTAACGGCTGTTGGCTCATCACTAATGGCGGACCTATAATCAAAGCCAATATAAACTATAATCATAGAAGAAAAATCATCTTGATCTTCTACCCTGATAATTAGACCTTTGCGCTCCCACGTTTTGGTATTAAACCAACGACCTGTTTCTATTTTCATTTCCAAACTCTTCTCATCAACTCACGTTTTGCTTTTTCCATAGTCTTGAATGTATCACCCACGCCTATTATAAATGGATGTTCGTTGCGTAATCTTGAATTGTTGCTTCCTACTATTGGGTTGATTTCATCAACGTAAAAAAGATCAATATTACCGCTTTCTGGATCATCTCTGCCAATTACGTAGTAAATTTGCCAGTGCTTTTTCCCAAGGTAAATATAAAAGACGAACTTCTGTTTTTGTTCAGTTACAGGATGCTTCATTTGAATTATCTTACTAATAATCAATGCCTGGTTGTGGTTCTATACCTTTTCGCCAAGCGTGTTTTATTTCATTTACTTCGCTGACAGTATCGGCTAATTCAATAATTTGAGAATGAGCATCTCGTCCTGTAAGAATTAAGTGAGTATCAATGGGCTTAGACTTGATAACGTTTATGACTTGCTCAAGATCTACTAGTTTCAATTTTAAAGCATTGTTTATTTCATCAAGAATTACTACATCAAAAGCATTTAACTTTTCATGCACTAAATCAATAGCGTCTTGAGCATTGGCTCTATGTTCTTTCCATGAATAAGGATTACCTTGTATGCCACAAAATCCTTTGCCTGTAGTATGTAATTCAACATTGGGTAAAAGCTTTAGGCTGTCCCATTCACCGGCATGAATATCGCCTTTCATGAATTGAATCATACAGACACTTAAGCCATAACCTACTGATCTAAGAACAATCCCTAGTGCAGCTGTAGTTTTACCTTTGCCGTTTCCAGTTATGACTACGATTAGTCCCTTTTTCGATTTGGGGCTTAAGTAATCTATTTTGGTTGGTGGGGTTCCTCTCATGTATAATCCTTGAAAACTAGCTTCACTAATTTTCTGATTTGTTTTACGCTCGCGGGAAGAGGTTTATCCAAATATACAATTATAATTATCTTGTCGCTACACACAAAACAAGGGACCTCTTGCGAAGTCCCTTGTAAAAAAGAAGTGGATTAGCATTTACCACTAAGCTAACGGAACAGATTCGGATTGTTCAACCACGCCCCTTCAGGACCGCGAATCCCAAAGGTTGAATAGCGGGTGGATTGTTTACCACCGAGTTTCGCAGCGAATAGCCATGTATTATGTTTCGGGGACTTCTGCGAAACTACCGCTCCAGCTGTTGGTCTTTCGACCATGCCCCAGAAGTTGTACGACTTCCAACTGGCCTTTGTGTCTTATCCTCGTCTGCCCTGCTACTACCCAAGACTCTTCGTCCCAGATATGCCTTACGCCATCGAGCGTATTTGGGCCATCTCTTTTCTTGTATAATCATGTATGCGAACTTTTAGAAAAAATTAGAATTTTGAAATAATTTTTAAAATTGTCTCCCCAGAATTCTTTGCCCATTTGCAACAACCAAATACGAACGCCATAATAACGATAATCCCAACCGGCTTGAGTACCTGTACCCAAATATTTTCGTATGATAAAATGGTCCTTCATAAATCTAAGTAGGCCCTCATCTTTTGGCTCAGTAGTATCTAAATCTATGTAGCCATAATTTTCAAACGCGTCTTTTATAACTTGATGCATTTCTTGATTGGAGATTTTCATTCTGTTGGAACTGGACCTGTTTTCTTTTGATGTTTTTTTAGTATATCAGGTTTTGTAGCTATTTCAATACATTTTTGAACTATAGACAAGAAGTTCCCAACGTCTTTCTGGCCGTCTGCGTATGTGATAGCCCATTTGTCAGGGCCTTCTTCTTCTACTTTGAAGCCATGCTGCTTAGCAAATTCATCGCTATTTATATTGGCTAGAAGCTGTTTCTGCTTGCTTCTCCAATCATTGGGGTTGGGTTTTTTATACTCGGGCTTTATTATAGGCGGGAGGTCTTCTTGCAACATTCTTAGAACTTTGTTTAAATCTTCTGCCATTTTGATACGACTCCTGTAGTATTTATCTTATGTCTTATTTTACTACAGTTTCTTCTACAAACTGGACTTTCATGTTATTGACGTCTTTTAGCTTTGCCCAAAATCGGAGAGATTTTGTCGAAATGTATTCCTTGCCGTCTCTAAGAATTTTGACTTTTTTGTCGGCATAGAAAGTCAATGACGAAAAGCCAGAAGCACCCTTTCTGATATAGATACGATCGACTGATAGGATTGTTCCCTTTGGGAAAACGAGCTCCGTGTGCTTGCTAGTGTTGGCGCCATAAAGCTCATCCCAATTTCGCTTCTTCTTCACAATCTCTGTCAATTCCAAAACGCTAGAGTTGCGATACTCATTGTGAAGCTCCATGTGCCAGTCTTCGGCAAGGATCATCTTCGTTCCGATTTCTGGAATCATAACCGGCATTACTGTTGAGAGTTGGGTCTGATTCGTCACGACGTTCTTACTCAAAATATCGCGTTCTTTTTTACGCTTGGCTGCATCTTTTGTGTTTTGGTCGAAACGTAGTACATTTTCTTTGGTGCGTTCGAAACGATCTTGAAATGCTTTATAGAGATTTTCTTGGATATAGACTCGGTCAAGGATTGGAGCCATCCGCTTGTCGACGGCAGCATCAATATGGTGAAACAGATTCCACCATACTTCGTTGCTATTCTGCCACAAATATTGGTCAGTTGGCGGCTGGATGTTTGAAGTGAAAGCGATTGTTGCCGATTTTGAGGCCCTGAACTTGTTTACTCTGTCATAGAGTTCTCGATAGTTCGAATGATTCCAAACGCTTCTTGACTCAAAGCTTTTTACTTCTTCGGCAGAAATGGTAATAGCGTCTGGCTTGACAGATACACTTTGACCGTTCAAATTATAGAACATCATGTGATTATTTCCTTAATCGATAAAGATCTTGTTTTGCTTATCAACGACTAGAACGGTCTTGCATTTGTGGCAACGGTATTTGCCGCTGGGCTCTATAGGTCCCAGCCTATTATCGCAAATGGGACAATACTTGAGAGGAGTAATCAACTTGGGTATGACAGCATTGTTATTCATAGACTCCTCTTTTAATGCCCTAAATATAAGACGGGCTCGAAACTAAAATTGTTCATGCCTCCCCCACGCCTCTTTTCTTGTAGAGTCACAAGTCCTATCTTTTAGAAGTCGTTTAATGTCTTCTTTATTAGTCATCATTTAAAATAAAGTATTGATCACCACCCGGATACCAGGATCGCGTCTTTATGTTGTGATCCGGTTCGCAAGCGTTAGTGCATCTCCAACACTTACCATCTTCGCGTATCTCACTAGACTTAAACCATTCGTTACAAACCGAACATTGAATTTCATCATGGAGTAAATGTTTAGTTCGACGTTTTTTGCGTTCTAGTTGCGACATTTTTGAAAAAGCTAATAAATACGTCTATGAGTTCTTGTAGTCGTATTGCTGTAAGTTCTATTTCTATTGCCCAATAAAACAAAAACATCTTTTTTTTCTTCTGGATACTTATCTAGAGCTTTTTCTGATATTGCCCACTCAATGCCTAGCATTGCGCATTCAATGCCTGGAGATTCATCTTTGAGTGTTCTAGAACCTAAAATAAATCTACTAAATTGCGCTGTGTCGACATAGCTCTTGGATTCTATGGCTAAGACTAATTTATCTTTATAATGAACATAAAGATCGAGATTATAGCTTTTGCCGTTCCGACTTTTGAGAAGAAAGTCTGAAAGATTTAGGCCTGATTGTCTAATTGCTATATAGATGATAGAATCAAAAAATTTCATTACAGCAGTGCCTCTAGCGTTTCTTTCCTTTGCCATTGATCTATAGCTTTCAAATTGCTTTAAGATTTTTGCAATATCAATGTTAGACTTTAGAAGCATTTCTAAATCAAAATCTCTAGCGTTCATTGTTATCTCCTGAACTGAAGTATGCTACGCACAAAGAAGCCCACCCTTTCGGGTGGGCCTGAAATGTTTAGAGAAGGTCTTTGGCCATTAACTGGATCATTTTTGGAGTTTCGCCGGTGAACCCTGCGATATCATAACTCTTTGGATCTTTTGGATCTACAAGAGAAATGTGATCACTGTAGGCCGTAAGTGTCGTATAGATCGCTTTTGCCTTGGGATTGATCTTCGACCTGTATTCCTTCAGAGCTTCAGCTGGGTGTCGATACCCGGCCCACGACTCCGAATCTGTAAAGAATACGAAGACGTCTGTCTTGATCCTGTTCTTGAGAGCATAGAGATAGGCTTGGGCCGCATCTGTTCCACCGAAGCCACCGTGCCAGAAATTCATTGAATCCCTGTAACCCATCTTCTTGGTGAACTTCGGAATCTCTACGAAGTTAGTGTTGAATCCGCCGACGAAGTAATTCTTCTCCGATCGGACAGAAGCTAACGCCATGACGCCTTCGACCTCGTATGGACTCATGTGCAATTGGCCAACGCTATTCCCCAACATAGAGCTTGATATGTCGAGGGCATAGAAGAAATCAAGGCCAGTTGGTTCGAGAGCGTCGAAACACTTCTCAATACCGTCTTCCATGATATCCTTTACTCGAGCGATTGGTGACCATCTGAGCTTGCTCTTTCCGCCTTCGCCACCCATGCCGTAAATCTTCAGGGCAGATGCGAATACGATTGGGTGAATATAGGCTTTTGCCAAATTCTCCTTCGAGAATCTTGCCTCAAGCAGATCTAGATTCGCCTTGTTCTTAAAGACATCCTTGTCAGTAAGGTTACCCAAGTTCCTGATAGTCGCGCCGACAGGCATCTGAAGGAAGAGGGCTTCCCAGATCTTATTGGTCATCTTTAGGTTACCAGGCATCATTTCCCAAGTCATCTTGAACCTCTGGATGGCGTCGATGACGTCGGTTTCACTTGCACCTTTCTTCAACTGCTCGTAAGCGTTGATTCGAGCAAGCTCGACCGGGAAGCTTTCCATTAGAGGATTCTTCTTGGTGCCACCGATTACCCAGTTGAACACTGCTTTCTGCAGATCAGTCCTTGGGGTAGGCCTGACAGTTCGAAGGATGTCCTTTGCGCTCCAGTCATACCTACTCTGATACTTCAGGAACTGATACTCCAGCTCTTTGGCGTCCTTACCTGAAATCCAGTTTTCGACCGTCTTGTGGATCAGTGAACCCAATCCTCGCTCGTTCTTCGTGTAGTTGAAGAACTCATACAAGTGGCTGCCATTTCGGATGACGTTGGCAAACACTTCCTTGAAAACGTTCTTTGCCTTCATGTCTCCCATAGACAAATAGGTAAGAGCATAAATCGGCGTGTGAACAGAAATGCCCTTCTTTGAAGCGTCAAGAATCTCCTGTCCAACTCGCGCTGGATCTGAAGCGATGAGCTTCATAAGCAACTTCTTATTGCCGTCGGTCATTTCCTGTGCATTCTGGTAATACGCACCAGACATGCTACCTACAAGCAACCATCTTCGCAAGGCCTGCCACTCATCAGCTTTGAAGCTGAATCCGCCGGCTAGGTTTTGAGTCATCTCTGCTTCTCGACCTGGAATTGGCATTGACTGTGGTGTTCGAGTAGCTCGAACTTTGCTAGTAGACTTAGAATACGGTGCACTCATGTGTTTCCTCCTTCAGTCCTATAATAGGACAAAAACTTTATTAGTCTCCCGACTAACTGTCGAGAAATCTTCTATTAAATAAGGTATATACGGCTTGGCTAACAACCATACTTATGCGCCCTTGTCCTTAGAGGTTAAGGTCCTTGGACTCAGGTGTGAAAAATGTAATACGTCTTTGCTTTGTTTATAGAAAAAGATAGAGCAAGGATATGAAGAACGTATTTTTGTTACCATTTAACGATAACGTCCCTCTGTCAGCTCTTGTGTGAACTCAGGATTAATCTTATCCTAAGTAAAAGGAGATACACATGAATCGCCACTGCAGATTCATGAAAAATAAACAAAGCAAGGGAGTTAAAGAACTATGTCAAATTGCGATAAAGTCCTTCGAACAGCTTTGAGTTAATCCAAACAATAAAAGAGATTGACTCAGCCCATTTGATCAAAGCAAACTTGGTGAAGAACGTTTTTTGTTTGTATAACGGTAACGTCCTCCGGACAGCTTTGAACAAATGGAGTGAATCTCGCTCCGGGGGAATCCTACTACAGCGTCTAGCACTGTTTCAGATTCATTTCTGCCCATCCCCTCTTAAAAGAAGAGGGGCAGACTGGGCGAATAAAAAGAAGCAATAGTCTGAAAAAGGTAAGTCCCTATTGCTAGGGTTGTGGGCATCGAATCCCACTGAAACTAATTTTTAAGATTGGTTTGTTATCCGGTAACCTTTTCCATTCAGCTTCTTACTCATCTTTATATATGCTTTTACTTTTACCTTTGCTTTTGACAAAGGTTTTTATTTCTTCTATATTAATGTAATTGTCTAGGCTTATTAAACTTTCCTTCAAAGTACCAGAGTGTATAAGTCTATGACAATTTGGACAAATGTAAGTGATATTAGAGTATGAATTTTTGCCTCCATCACTTTTTGATTTTATGTGGTGGTAATCACCACGACCTTTATTCCACCCACAAATAGAACAGCCCTTATTTAAGCGTTTTATTATTCTCTTGCCAATTATCAATGATATCTGATCTATTGAAGTAAAACTGTCATATCTCTCGTTGCGATGTTTAACGGCTGCTTTCGAAAGCTCTATTTTAGTTTCAATTGAAGTTGGCTTATGTCTAAAACCTTTTAGTCGTTTCCCCTCAAGTCTTTTCTTGTCTCCACATACTTTACAATATTTTCGAGAATTAAAAAGAAATAGATCTTTCTTGTGAATATTACTTCCGTCGGATCTAACAACCACTTGTATTTGTTCGTTGCAATCCAAACAATTTTTTGAAAGAATTGTTTTTTCTAAAAAAGTTTTTGGTCTCATAACTTATGAGTTTTCGTAAAAAAAGAAAGCTGATTTCAGATTAAAAAGTCAGCTTCTCGTTTTTCAATGCCAAGTCCGCCTATTTTTACCATTAAATTTTATAGAAGCATTTTGTCTTCTATAAATATAAGGCTTCGTCTATTGAGTCATCCTTTCGCCTGCCATAATAATCATCTCTATTTATTAAACCAAAT